AAAGTATTTTGCGAATTTATTATGATAATTTGTTTGAAAAGCTAGGTATTAAGCCTTGTTTAGAGGGTTTTAATCAAAAAGTTTCGATTTGAGTAAACTATCATAACTTATCGCAACTTATCGCGACTTATCATATAGACTTGCGTACAAATTGAGTACAGATTTGCGTAAAAAATATTTTTACTTCCTTCAGCAAAGTTTACGCAAATTCTGGGGAACGTTATATGATTATATATTAATTCAGTAAAAATAGGGTAGTCCGACATTAATCAGACTACCCTAAAATTATTTTAAAAACTTTACAAAATCCACTTGACAAAGTTTGAAAATAGTGGTATTATTTAGCCAAGTTAAAGAAATAGATTAGTTTAAACTTAAAGAGAAACAAGAATTGTATTAAAATATTTTTAAATAAATATTTTATTTATTCTTTAACTGTTTTAAGAGAAGTAAATGCTGTATAAACTAAAAACTGATTTAATTTGAATCATACTGGAATGTAAATACATTGCTTATCTAAATTATTAATTTGTCCATATTGGAATGTAAATATATTGCATATGCAGGTATTTGCATTAAATTAGTAAAGGCTTTTGTATTGGTTTTTATTAATTTGTCAATTAAAAACTATTAATTAGTCCATATTGGAATGTAAATCTAATTTATATTCAAACTTTAAATCAGTTTTTAATTAATTCATAGTGAAAAAATAGGAGGTTTATTACCTCTTATTTTTTTGTTATTAAAAATCGTAAAAAATAGGGAGACTGCTAATCTCCCTTAATTATTATTCTTCAGTAATAGTGATTAATTTATTCTTCATGTTGTAGATTATACTATAATCTTTCTTTGCGTGCTTGTTTAAGAATACTATCGTATCTCTTAAATGAATATAGCTTGTACCGTTCTCCAAGATAGTACCTACATCTAAAGTAACACTTCCAGCCATTACTCGTCTTTTATTTGAATTATATCCTACAAAATACCCCAAATTAGTTAAAAAAGGTCTAGCCTGAACATAATTATTACCATTAACATTTTTAGCCTTATACTCAATAATATGACCATTATATGATATTTTAATAGTAGTATCAACTGTATTAGATGTTACCTTGTTTGAATTAGTAGTATTACCACTATTGGATACATTATTTACAGAATAATCAATATCGCATAATTTAATACAATAAGTCCATTTTTGCTTAGACATTGGATAGTGCACCATATTTCGAGCAGAGCCATCCATAGCATAGTAATAACCCTTAGTATCACTTACAACGCCAATATGTCCTTGCATCCATAAACCCCAACCAATATACTTGTTCCAGTTTTTATTTAATTCACTTATAGTAACTATTGAAGTTGCTGTACTCTTATATACACTACTTCCTTTAGTTATACCTGTATAAGATGATATTAAACCAGAACAATCACAGCATAACTTATTAGCCTTTTTTAAATCACTATTCCAAACACAACTTGTACCATATGCATTCTGTAAAGCCTTTATTTGGTTATATGTAAGCACTTGCATCTTAGCACCGTAAACATACTGTACATTATTTTTAAGAGCCTTCTTACAATGTTCTAATAATCCTTGAACTGTTTTACTCATTATCTTCACCATCCTCATCTGATATATTTATATCTTCATTGTTTCCATCACCATATTTAACTTTTCCATGTTTAATTAATCCTAATGCTCCACATTCTACAGAACAAGCGGCAAATACACATGTGATTAATGAATCAGGTACACTACCTTTAATTAGGAATAGGGCAATCATTGTAATTGTAAATAAAATTAAAGTTACATAAACGGCAATGATTACTTTTGTTGAAAATTTCATTCTATCACTTCCTTGTGCTTATGTTATCTATTTTTTCAATTATATTAGCTAATATCGGACTAAATTTATCATATCCGAGCATAGCTGTTAAAGCTGATGCTAAAGACATTAAAATGGCGTATATAACATTTAACAAGTCTAATTCTATAGCATTTGCTTCATAATATATAAAAGTCCCAATTAAACCAATAATAATAGCTAATATAGTGGCTATAATATTACTGTTGTAATTTACATTTATGCTATCTAAAAATTTCTTAACTGCTTCAGTGCCACTAGATGTTAAAATAGCGAAAATAGATAATAGTGCTAAAAATACTGTTGTTGTCATATGAATTCCTCCTTCTTACTCTAAATGTTCGTGATCATACATGTTTTTTACTTCCAATGATGTGATTACTCTGTTGAACTTTTCATCACCAGTATGATTTCCTCCGATACCTTTATACGCATCATGTAAACTTATAAACTCATCATATTCTTCATAAGGAATATAACCTAATGAAAAATACTTATTATATTTCTCGTTGATTTTGTATAATAAAGACTCTTTACTGGCTGCTTTTAGAAGTTCTAAATTTTTTTCTACATCTGAAAGCTCATTTTTATATTCTTTCATCATATCAACCATCATATCTCGCTCTCTACTTTTCTTTGTTGAAATGCCAATTTTATTGGCAAACCAGTCATAGAGTTCCCAAGCTGCCTTGATAAAAATTATAATTATGATGATAGAAATAAGATTTTCTTTTAAATCTATATTAAATAGTTGTTGTGTAATGTCAACCATAGCCCCTCCTTTAAATTGGGTAATAAAATAGGGCAAGTTATTCTTGCCCTTAATAATAGTTTATTTTAAAACGGTATTTATACATAAACAGATATAACACTCATTTAAATTATCAGATGTTATATTTGTTTCTTCATACTCTGGAAATTTATTGTCTTTATCTAAACTGAATCCATTTCTTAAATTATATGAAACATATATAGTATTCTCAGCTATAATTGTTCCAATAAGAGGAAGGGCGTAATCAAATCCCATATTATCACTAATATTTACATCGGCTAAAACGGTTGTTTGATTAAAATCCCAAGAGTTTATGGATTTACCCACTTTGTTAAAAAGCTCTTTTAAATCCACTCTTTCACCCATAGCTCTTGCGTTAAATTTAACTACATATTCTCTGCTCTTATAACCTTCTATAGATTTTTCAACTATGTTAATAAAATCGGAGGAAGTATTGTCACCGTTAGAATATGTATTAATAACTGAATTACTAATCTGAATAATTGGTATTTCCTTAACAGCTAATTCGTTTCCATTGGCATCTTTAAGAGCTATTTTTATTCCAGTAACATTTTTTGGAATCGTATAGTCAAACTTGGTAGTAGAACCTGCTGATTGTGCTGGCGTTGATGGATAGCTTCCATTTATTGAAGTTTTAGTATATATATAAATATAACTAGATAAGGCACGAGGACTATTAGAACCTGTTTTCATATATGGTTTAATAGTTAGTGTTGAATTAGATAATCCTCCATCAGTATTTTTAGCTATATAATTAACGCCACCTGTGTCTATATATATTAATTCAGCGGGGTCGCCTTTCTGACCAACGCCAGTTGCTCCTCTTTCTCCCTGTACTCCAGTTAATCTTAGCCATTTTTTTGATGTATCAGTAGAAGGATATACTCCTCGTACCTTAAACCCTATACAAAGATAATCTACTCCTCCAATACTTACAACATCTCTAGGATAATAATATTTAGTAGAGTCATACGTTCCTTGATGAACATAACCATCTTCTACCCATTGTTTCATAAATTGTTGCCAACTTCTTAAACCATCTATCATTGTATTTATTTTTTCTGCTGTAACAAATACATTTTTCTTTGCATCATCTGTTAACGCGTCATAGTTTCCTGCTTGAATTAGAGCCAACTCTTCTTCAGTCGGCTCTCTCATATTTTCAATATTATCTATCTCATCAGGATAATTCGTCAATCTTATATCAGACAAACAATCGACCTCCTTTAATATTTATTATTTAATTTGTGTCCTGTGTTCTTTACGACCCCATCGAACATAATGTTCGAAATAGTTTCTCCAATTATCTTTGTATACATCTTTTAAATCTTGATAAGATTCTTTATAAACTTCTACATCAAAATCTTCAGACGCTTTTACGCTTGATGTTACACCTGTCTTAATGAAGTTATACCAAAGAGCTGCATTTTTTAATTTTGCTTCATCTATTTGTTCTGGGAATATCTTTTTTAATTCAACGATTATTTGATTTATATCGCTTTCTTCAACATTATTAACATAATAATCTTTATTATATTCTAAACTAGGACTACGTCCTTCCCAGATGCCATAGAAACACCAATGCTCAAATAAACGAGATGGGTTATACCCATAAATATTATACAAATCTCCATATTTATTAGCATACCACATGTAATCAAATAAATATAGATTGTCAAGATTATTGTAAAACATTAATCTATCTGACATAGTGTTATCTCTAGTCATATTAGTAGTATCTATTGGCATATAACCTATACTACCTTTTATAGTTGTATATTGAGGATAAAACATAGTAGCGGAAACACTTATAGTAGGGGAGTTATTACTTCCACTAATGCTTTCTACCATATATGTAGCTAAATCTGTTAGCTCAGACTTATATGTAATTTTTCTATTTACATCCAACCAAGGAATATTAATTAAATTCAACTCTAATTGACTACTAAATCTAACAGATAAATAATTCTCATATTCAGCTCTTTGTAATGCTAAATCATCAGAATATATATATGAATAAACATCATCTTTACAAGTTTTAACCCTTATACCTATATTTTCAATAGCAAATCTACTATCGTACTGAGTGTAGACAATATTAGGACAGTTAAACTGTTCTACATATTCTTTATGCTTCTCATCGTCAGGAACTTCTAATACTTCTATAGCAATAGCATGTATTTGCCATTGACCAAGATAATATAATTTATTATTACTGTATTTAAAAGTGTATGTTGTATTAGCAATAAATGTACCTGCGGTAATTAATTCTTCAGTTGTATAATTGTAGATGGGTAATTTACCAATTTCACAGATTAATCTACTTACGCCGTATAATCTCATTGGTGTGGTGCTTTCTGTACTATATCCAAAGAAATAAAAAGTATCATCTTTTGGCGCAACAAAATCTATATAGCTAATCTTATGTTCTGTGTTTATATCTGTAAGATATGTGGGATTGGTATATATTTCACCGCTTGAATTAGCAACATAAATTTTAGTTGCAGAATGAGTAATATAAAATCTAAATGCTTCGTCCTTTACAGCTTTGAATTGTACACTATAACACAATTTAGCCAAATTTATAGTTTTCTTACCTGAATCATCTTCAATAATCATCGCATTTGCACTACGCATATTATAGAAGATACCCTTAAATTCTATATTGTCTATAGTATCAGTTATACCTTCTTCTGTGCCAACACCATAACCTCTACCTGTTGGTTTTTCTACATTAGTAACAAGAGAGTCTACATCTACAATAACCATGCCAGCAATACTTTCAGTATATTGTAGATTTTGATTTATCGTATAACTATTACCAGATTTACTGAACTCATCAATGGTAAAACACTTTTCTACGGATTTAACGTTTGAAGTTACTACGTTTAAATTTTTAACTGCCAATCCTATATTGCTGTTGTGTTTAGTCATATCTTTTGGAGTTCGAAAAGCTAAAATTGTACCATCTGGGATTTTGTTTTGATCAGTTAAAACTAAATCTTTAAATCGAACTTCAAAAGCGTTATTAGTAGAATTATATACAACCATATTAGGGTCTGTATCATCATTTTCTGCATAAACATTGGCATCTATGCTCATTCCCCATATCTCAGATACGTTAGTAACATTAAGTTCTGTAGATAAACTTTCACTAACAACTAATGGTCTAATCTCATCATTTTTTAAAATAAGGTCTTCGTCATTAGTAGTAGATACGTGTGTTAAAACAAATACACCATCTGTATCGAAATACATTTCTAAGTCAGAATATAACCCGATTAAAGTAGAAAATACATCATAAACAGTCGAACCAGCACTAAATTCTTGGTCATATGGTACAGTTTCATATATACCTTTAATTTCGTATCTCTTAATCCCATATAACCTTAAAAAACTAACAAATACATCTGCTAAATAAGTTTCACAAGGATTTGTGCCGTCTATAGTTATCTTACCAGTATCCATTTGAGCAGGATTATCTTCTGCTCCATATATTTCATTTATATTAGATTCAGGAATATATCTTTGGATGTATCCTTCATAATTACTACCAATATTAACACTTGTAACAATTTTATCTAATTCATCAGGCTTTCGACAGAATATTTCTCCTGAGCAATCTAACATATCAGCTCTTACTACAGAACGAGGACGAGAAAACCACCAAACAAACAAATCTTCGGTCGGTGCAAAATAAGGGTCTCTCAAAGAAATTTTATACAAATTTACTGAAGTTAAAAATTCTATCTTTATATCGGTTGTTAATAAACTTTTGCACGTAATCCCTTCTTGTAATTCCTTTAGTTTATATGTTTCTGAAAAAGCATTACCATTAATTTCTTCGTTATAAGATGTTTCGTAACTAATTTTACACACAGGAGAGTCTGTTTCGTTTTCAGAATACATATCAAATTTTAAAAAAACATCATTGAATAAACTTGTATCTTGTCCATTCCATGTAGAATGTGTTGGGGTCGTAATTGTAAAAACAGTACCTCCGTACACATAAGTTTTATTATATGAGGTATATACCTCATTCTTGTCGTCTTTTACTGTGATGCAATCGACTTTAACCCCACTATATTCTAATCCAGATGGGAATCGTTCAATTTTTGTCTGGATGGCACCATAGATTGTGCCACCTAATGTACCGTCTAAGTAAGCCATTAAGTCAACACAATCTATAGATAATGTTTTTGTTGATTCATCATAAGAATAGCTTGTCTTTGAAAAGGCATATGTCCCTTGTAAATACCAAACATAAGATTTCGTTCTTATGTCTATTATTCCTACATATACTTTTATCATTTTATCTAACCATATCTGGGAATCCTCAGATAGAGCAAATGAACTATCTGATACAATCATATCTAAGCTATAAGTTCTTCTATAATTATCACCAGTGGATATGTTAAAATTATCATTGGTAATACCGCCTGTTAATTCACCAATTACAACATTTGTTTTAAAATCAAGAAGTTCAATTTTTATTCTTCTTGTTTGGTCTTTTTGTGTGATTAATCTAATATCATTTGTTGTAGGCTGAAACATCATACACCACCCACTTCCACATCAATGTTAATAATTCCGCTAGAACTTATGCTAATTGGTTTTTTAGTTGTATAAATGCCATTATGAACAACTACAGAATATCTTCCAGAATCTAAATTGCAGAGAGTAAATTTACCGTTGGTGTTGGTTTTCCCTCCAAATATTTCAACATCATTAAGACATAAAGATATTTGAATATTACTTATTGCGTCCCCACTGATTGCACCGTATACTGTTATATTAAGAGTTGCACCTTGTACCAATTCAGAAGTAATATTATTACCCATCATTGTATTAGGATTATAATTACTAAAGCCATAACTATATAAATCTTCTGGACTATCAGCGTTTCCAATTTCACATAGATTATAAGATGTATCAACATTAAATTTATGTCCTTGCTCACTATGAGATATTCCATCATACACGGCACAAATCCTCATATTTCCTTGGTCGTCTCTAAATAACTTAGGATTGGAATTGGTCAAGAAATCATCATACTTTCTTCTGTATTCAGCAGAACCTTCTAAGTCCAATCCACCTTCTTTACTACAATCTACCTTAAAATCTGATGCAGAAACAGTTACTGTATCGTGCTTATTCATTCCTGATTTAATTACATATGGATAGTCTGTATTCATAGTAGTTTGAATTTGAGCTGAATTATTTCTTGTATAATCAATAGTTTGTTCCCCGAATTTACAAAAATATTCTGTGTTGCCATCGTAAATAAAATAGCCGTCCCACTCTATTTTTTTATCTGTAGTATAAACTGCTTTTAAAGTCGTACTTTCTGTACCATCTATCATTACTGGAACAATCTGATAATCGTAACTCTTGTAACATTTTACAAGCCTGTCTATAACTGTGATTTTATTATTAGAAATATAATCTTTAACAGGAATAACATCTACAACAGAATAAGAGTTTTCATTTTCTTCTTTTTTCTGTATAATTACATATGAGATATTATTTAATTCTAAGTCAGATTGCCCAGCTTGAAGATCATCGTCAAATTTCGCCCAAAAGATAGTATCGTTTAACCATTCAGATGGAATAACTTTGTCTGATATATTAGACTCATCGTTAATATCATCGCTATTGATATAAACTGTGTCATATATACCTTGATATAAAGATAAACTATCATATTCAACGTTTCCTTTAGATTGAGTATAAATGTTTAATTTTTCGGCAAAAATTTTATTATCTATATCTTCATCACCATAAAATACACAACTCCCAATTAGACAATTAAGCAATAAAATCACCTCCTTATGAATCTATATTTAAAAATATTCTTCCGTTCTTCTTTTTTAACTTTATTGTAAAAGTTCCATTTACATATGTTTGATTTAAACCTTGTTTGTTCCCTATAGATTGATTTTCTATAACATTACTATAAGCCATACTTCCTGTAACATTGTCTATAGCACAAACCTTTATACTCTTATTGTTGTTGGTCATATATAATTTAATATTTTTAGTTCCATTTGCTATAGCCATAAAATTATGAATATTATCACAAATAGGATTTTTAACCTTAATAACCATAGAAAAATTAGGCGTTGAATCCCAATTAGTGTCAAAAACTATATTATCCCCATATGTAACAATAGCCGTTCCATTGTTATACTGATTTATAGTATTTCCAGCACCTTCCCATTCTCCTATAATAGTCTTTTGTTGTAGCGTTAAAACTACATGTCCATTATTAACACTGGCTTCTAAAACACTATTAATGTCTGTATTATAAGAAATTTGCACAGTATATACTGCACTTTGTATCTGCATATTGTGGTTTGTTGCACCAGTTACTACAATATAATATATAGAATTTGTAGACAAATTACCGACATATGTGTACAAGTTATCTAAATTTCCTTTAGTATAAACATCATTACTCTTTCTTAATAATTGAGTACAATAACTGTCTGTGTATACGGAAACGTTAAATTTTTCCAAAATATTATCTTCATATTTTGAATCATATAAAATATTTAAGCTTAATGAAGCAGTATTTACCTTATTAATTCCTGTTGTAGAAAATCCGTTAATAGAAAGAGTAGGGGTATCATAACATGCAAACTGACAAGATGCAGATGACTCAGAAGTAATATCTGAGCCATTTGTATCCTTGTATTTTACCTGTATTGTTGCATAATAAGTTTTGCCATTTTTTAAAATCCCACTTGGAATAGTTGTTTGCAAAACATTGCTATTATGAGAAATTGTTTTGACAAAAGATGGATTATTAACTTCTTTAATTGTTAAAATGCTACCAATAGCTTGTAACCCATTCCAAATAAACAATACATCATTGTCTCTTGTTGCATCTACTGCAAAAATATTATAAAGAATAGGTTTCATATTATTCACCTACAATTTTATTTTCCTTGTTTTCAGTATCTTCAACTTCTTCCCACTTGTCAGCTTTTTCAGCAAAAACATCAACACAATGAGCTGTTACACCCGTTTCTGTATTTCTTAAAATTTTACCGTCATCTGCAATTAATCTTTTTAACTCTTTTGTCTTCATTTTTTATTCCTCCCATATAATTTCAGCATTTGTAGCACCCCAAGGGGCATTTTTAATACTGTCTGTACTTTTCTTTATCGTTATAGTTTTTAAGCTAGGACAATTAGCAAAAGCTGTACTGCCTATACTCGTTACACTTGTAGGAATTGTCACATCTGTCAAAGCTGTGCAACCACTAAAGCAATTAACACCTATTGTTTCTAAAACATTTGGCAATTTTATGTTCGTTAATTTTGTACAACCGGAGAATGCCCCCGCTAAAGTTGTAACTGATGTTGCGCTTATATCACATTCCTTTAAAGCAGAATTACTAAAAGCGTTGCCGCTAATAGTTGTTATAGTATTTCCTCCTTTAAAATTTTTTAAGGAAGTATAAGCTAAACTATACATGAATATATTTTTCACTGTTTCAGGTAGGTCTATTTCTTCGATACTTGTTCCTGTCAACGAAAATTGTTGCAGCGAAATAACACCGTATGGGATATATACATTTTTTATTTTTGCCCTATACTCTTTATCATTTTTCCATGTCGCAAGCAAATTATTGATTGTTGTAATGTTTAAATTCTTAGTACCGTCTGACAGCACATTTGGAACAATGACTTCATCACTTTTTATTGTTGAGTAATCAATAATAAATTTGCCAGAACCACTACCTTTGCCTTCTGTTGTAGCATCCAACACAATACTTTTCTGCTGTCTAAAAGTATCGTCATCTTGAATAGGGTTATCGTGATTAAACCCCCAAACAATATTAGAGTTGTAATTACTACTATCTACAGCAGTAACATTACTCCCCAAATCAATCTGACAAGTAGTATCTAATGTCAGATTTGTTAACGCATTTTTACCTAATTTTTTCATTCACGCAACACCTCCTAAATTAATATAATTCACTTTGTAATCGCTCTGCAATAAGACAACATTTCCTTCATCATCTGTATAAACTTCAATCGGCTTATTGTTGCAATATATAACATCTGTAAGACACACAGAACTTGCTAAATTAATATAATTTAACGCTGTATTAGTACTGTCTTCTACAACACTTATAACATTAGCTTTTTCGGTTGAATCAATAAATAATCCAATATTTGCAATGTATTGAGGATATATTGTAGAAAATTTACTATTACGCGTACAATTTGCAACCATTCTATCTATTTCAGGTTTTGTGTAATAATTACCAAGATTTACTCCTTCGGTTGTGTTTGAAATATTGCCAAAAAGGGCATCAACTTCTTGCATAGTATAGGTATTATTTTTCAAAGCTTGTATAGCAATAGCGTTGCTATCTTCAATTTTTACTAATTCGTCATAAAGGATTTTCGTATTAGCATATTGTTTATCACAGTTATTACTTGCTGATTTAGCATTGTTTAATATATCATTAATTTGGTTAATCTTTTCATCGCACAAATCTAGTAATGTTGAATCAAAATTAATACTATTTTCTAAAGCTATATTAGTATTTATAATAGTCAGCTTACTGTCTAATGTAACATACCTATAGTCTGTGTCTGATATTACTACCTTAAAAGCTAATGTCCCAGGAACAACACATGCACCTTCACTAAGTTTCCACTCAAAGATAATAAATTCATCAGATAAAGATGTAACTTGTGGCACGCTATATAAACCAATCTGTTTCTGTTCATTTAAGAAGTATACAGTAATTGCTTTTTGGGAAATATCTGTTCCATCTATAATTTTACTAACAACAAAGAATAGAGAATTAGAGTTGTTATCACCAACGACTGCAATATTCTTATAATCTGTTTTATCTTCTGTTAAAGGTATAATTTCTTTACAATCTATTACATATACTTCATCTATATCTTTTCCAATATATTCTACTTTTTCTTTAATATCATTCAAAGTAGTTAAATTCATTTGCTCACTTCCTTCCTACTTATATAAAACTAATAAATTAGTGTAATCTCCACTAGGGGCTAATACCCAAACTGAATTTCCAACTTTTAACTCTATGTTAGTTTTTGCTGTAAATTCTTGTCCATTGTAGGCAACTTTACACATCTCATTGTCCAACACAGATACCACACGCATTTTTTTTGTTTCGTCTTTAGTTTTTATAGTTTTTGTCTCACTAGCCAGCTGATTGATAATTTCAATTATCGTTTTTACCAAGGAATTAAGGCTATTCTCATCTACATTTTTCACTTGAAATTCACCTTTCATCTGTTTTTATTTTTTATAATGGAATAGGGCAGAGTAATAACTCCACCCTATAATTCTCTATCTTTTTATTTTCTTTGCTGCCAACGGCAACTGTCTGTTGAGTTGCTTTACAAAATCATTAACATTTTCTGTTTCGTACATATTAATATTACTGATTGTAATACTATTGTCTACTTGTTTCATATTATTAAGATTCTGTAATGCATTATTATCGAACAAAGATTGTTTAAATGGTTCTAAGAATGCCTGAGCTTGCATTGAACCGTTTTCCAACAATAATCTACCTAAATCGCTTTCGGTTAAATCGGTTAATCCATCGATTAATTTGATTGATTTGTCAGCAGGAATAACTTGTTCTCCACCTCTGAAGTTTACAAGTTCTCCACTATACTGATTCCCGTCATTTATAATAGAAAGTCCTCTAGGTGCATTTTTTGTGCCTTTGCCGAACTTCTTTAAAGTTTTTGGCACTGTATCACCATACTGAATCTTGCCAACAGCATAATGTTCACCGCTTACATAATAAACAACCAATATGGACTTTTTACTATCTTTTACTGTGTCAACATTTGCATCATATGCTTCTTTAGAAGATTTGTATGCTACAGTGTTAAACGCTCCTCCGTTTTCTTTCTGATAAGTTTTTAACCAACTTATAGCATCTTGTTTATTCTTTTCGGCTTGATTGGTTTCGCTGTAATCCATACCGTTATTTGCTGTGCCCGTAGGATTCTTAACAATATTACTGCTAGAGCTATTGTTAGAACCATTATTAGATGATTCTCCTATATTCCCACTAGAACCACCAGCAATACTAGCAGCAGTGCTATAATCATAAGCGAACTTCCACTTACCATCGCTACTTTGAGCTAAATATCTATCGGTATCTCCATCAGATACTCTGATAAATTTTCTACCTGTGCCATCAGCAGTAGAGATAGAATTCCTGTTGAGAGAATATCCGTTGTTTAAAAGTATCTTATCTACTTCATCTAATCCGTCTAATCCTTTATCGTTAAGGACTTCGATTGCTTTCTTATTAGCTTCATCAAAGCTTAAATTAGAATTATCTGAAGTATTAACAGAATTACTTGTCGAAGTAGAGCTAGAATTAATGGTGCCAATAGGAGACATACCAAGTGCTTGGAATATAGCATTGGTTAATTTCTTAACATCTATATTGTCCACAATGCTATTGAATTCTTCAACAAATGATTTAATAATACCAGGAATAGCATCTGTATTTCCAGTCTTGAAATATTCAACTATCTGTCTATATAAATCCTGAACCTCCCACGACTAAAGTCGTAGGGTTCTCGGTCAATAACTCTATTGAGCTAAGTATCACCGAGCTATCCCCGTAGTTCCTACGGTTCTTATATATTACTTAAACATTTACAATTCTTAATCCTTCATTCAGAATGTTAATAGCTGCATTGACATCTCTATCTAATTCCGAATTACATTTAGGACAAATCCAAAATCTAATATCTTCAGATTTCTTACCATCTCTATGACCACAGCAATGACAAATCTGTGACGATGGATAATATCTGTCTATTACAGATAATTTCTTGCCATACCATTGAATTTTATATGTCAACATTCTACGAAATTCAGACCAAGATACATCACCAACTCTTTTATTACGAATAGTAGTATCTGTCTCTTTCATAGATTTAACATTTAAATCCTCAATAGCAATCACGTCATACGTTCTTACAATTTCTGTTGTGAGTTTCTGCAAGAAGTCGTTTCTTTGATTAGAAATATGTTTTTGTAAATTTGCAACCTTTATTCTTGCTTTGTTCCAACGATTACTACCAATTGTTTTTCTTGATAACTCACGTTGTAATTTAGCAAGTTTCTTCTCTGATTTCTCAAAGAATTGAGGGTTTTTAATTTTTGTTCCATCAGAGAGAATTGCAAAATCTACTAAACCTAAATCTATTCCAATATTTTGATTAGTTTTTGACAACTGCTCAAGTTCTACATCTGTGCAACATAGAGAGCAGTAGTAGTGTCCATTTGGCTCTTGTGATATTGTGGCATTTAATATTCTTCCTTGTGGAATCTGCTTATCTCTTGTTTTAACTAATCCCAACTTTGGAAGTTTTATCTTCTTATTTTCAAAGCGAATATTATTATTTGTGTAACTTGTTCTATAAGACTGATATCTATTCTTTTTTGATTTGAATTTAGGATAACCAGTATGTTCTTTGAAGAATTTCTGATAAGCCATATCTAAATCTTTTAAACATTTCTGCAAAGAATTTTTATCTGGTTCTCTGAGCCATTCAAATTCTTTCTTTAATTGTGTCAAGTCCTTAGAACACATATTATATGTAAATGTAATTTTATTATTCTCATACATTTCTTTTCGCTTATTAAGATAATAATTGTATACAAATCTCGTACATCCAAAAGTTTTTTGTATAAGCTCTTTCTGCTTTTTATTTGGATAAATTCTATATTTATGAGCCTTCTCTGCCATAATATCACTTCCTTTCTGAATATAATATTTATCTTTCTAAACATAATATATCATATGTCAAACAAAATGTCAAATGAAATATTTACATTTCTAAATATTTTGTCTTGACTTATAAATGATATGTGATACAATCTGAATAAAGGAGGTATCACGATGATTAGTTATAAACCATTATTCAAATTATTATTAGAAAGAGATATAACAAAAACTCAGTTAAGAATTGCAGTTGGGTTTTCTTCTGCCACTCTTGCCAAGATGTCGAAAGGTGAATATATTTCACTTGAAACTATTGAAAACATCTGTAAACATCTTAATTGTAAGATAGAAGATGTGATCGAAATTCAATAAAATATATTTACATTTATATATTCTCTGAAAGTGTTTGTATTTTGTTTAAATAATATATAAGAATTATAGAATTCTTTAATCGTTTTAGAGGTTGTCGTTCACATAGGCTCGCTAGTTCCTATGCAGTTCTCTTATGAACTTCTTATGCTTTCACATAAGCACAGACTATATCTTCTCCCTCATCATTACATGTTAGGGGCTAACCACTTCCACACGCTTGTGTGTACTTCCCTCAAGAGGAATAGTCGTTGGACTTTACCTTTCGGTCTTAGCTGCTGATTGTCCGTTATAATGCGTTTAGGATTTAACCTTGCGCTATCTATTCAATTTTTTCTACTTTCGTAACATTCACGTTTATACCATTTAAGGTATTGCGTTGTAGTTTGAATAGCTTTGGGAGTTTCCAGCAATTCAGTTAGTATTGGATGCCAAAAGCATCACTAGATACACATTTCTGTATATCCTGACTATTTTGTAAACGCTCACTTACTCATAACTAAAGTCACGAGTGTGCGTTCGCAATTTAATCAAACTTGTCAGATGTTTGTTCAATAGCTCTAATTTCCTTGTTATAATCTCTAATCTTAGCATTTGCTGCTCTTTCTTGAGCTTTAACTTGCCTATCAAGAGCTTTTTCCTGTTTCTCAAGAGCTTTTATTTCTTCATTGATACTACCTTCGATTATTGACTCGTTATTCTTATAAGCATTGCCCACTTGATTAAGAATACTTGTCTTTAATGCCATAGTATCATTCATCCAATCAGCACCTAATTGGTCGTAAGCTGCTTGCTCGTTGACTTCGTTTTTATACCAATCGAACACTTCATCCCATTTTTCTTGATACTTGTTAATAGCGTCAATTTGGTCTTCAATGTTCTTAATGGCTAAATCTTTTTGTTCTTCGAGAGCTTCTTTTGCTTTATCTTGCTTAATGCTACGCTGTTCTTCAGCTAAAGCATATTCTGCATCTTGAACAGCTTTAGGGTCAGCCTGATAAGTAAACTTACCATTCTGATATATTAACGCTGTTTGTTGTTCTTTAGCTTCACTGAGTTCTTTCTGCTTTTCCAACAAGCTAATATTTCTATCAGTTTCTTCGTTCGCTTTTTCAATAGCTTTAATTCTATCATCCCAGTAATCAGATACAGATTCTTTCTCATCATCTAATAACTCTTTCTGGTCAGATAAAACTTTCTTAACAGCACTGGCAACTTTATCCCATTTATCTTGAAGTTCATCAAGTTCGTCTTTTTCATCATTTAAGACATCCATTCTAGCATCTATACTATCTGTAATTCTATCAGAAGCATCATGAATTTCTTCCAGCTGGTCATTGATGTCATCTATATTCTTCTGAATAGTATCTATCTTAATCTGTTTAATAGAGTTTAAAATAGATTTAATTGTAGTATAAACACTCTGTAAGTCTTCCTGTAAGGTTTGTGACTTTTCAACGAACTGTTCATAAGTGATAGAACCTCTCTGATATAATTCGTTGACATATTCTTGTTGATTTTTAATTTCGACTGTCTTATCAAGATTATTCTGGAGCTGGGTATTAGTTTCTTCTAACCTTAAATCGAAGTTTCCATCTCCAAGCATGTCAAGAACCCATTCGCTATTGCTAATAGCTTTAGTTATCTTATCAGTTCGAGTTGCATATACCTCGTCAATACGACTAGCAGTATCATCGAGAGTTTGTTGCATTTCATTGTCTGCTTCATACCAAGCTTTTTTATACACCTGTATCAATGAAGCAATTTGCTTCATATAAGGAACAAGTTTAGGGGTACTTGCTCCTAAACGTGCTAAATCTGCTTCATATTGAGCAGAAAATTCACCAGTTGCATCAAACCAAGGTTCAACACTTTGGAATTGTTTAAGAACTTCTTGATAATCTTTGTCGTCACTATTTAATATGTCAAGAACATTACGATGAGCATTATCTTTCTGCTTCTGATAAAGTTCTCTCTTTGTATCATTACCATCAATAATATCCTTCTGTAATGATAATTTATCATTTACATTAGAAGTTAATTTGGCTTGTCTTTCAAGACCTTCATTGATCTTTTCTTGCCAAGTGATTTGATCTTTGACATATTTAGTGTTTCTTTCTGCGATGTTAAGAAGATAATCTGTTTCAGATTGTATAGCAGATACATATGAATCGCTAGTGCTTTCAACATTCTGTAACTGTTCACTATATGTTTGAGCAATAACTTTTAACTCATCAGCAGATGCACCATCAGCCTTTCGTTCTCTGAAATATTTAAGTATATCATCGAGAACAGCTTTTTCATCATCATACTGCTTGAGAAGTTCATTAACTTGAACACCAGTTTGAGCTTTTATTGTATTAATAGCATAACTAGAAGCATACTTAGTAGCACCGTCTTTGATTTCGTTATAATTATCAGACCATCTGTTGTCAGTCAACTGCTTGTCATAATCGGCTAAAACAGATTTTGCAGTTTCATCTTCAGTCTGTAATTTCTCCCACGCTGCTAAGAACTCGTCATTGTTCTTTCCCTGTATACTATTGTTATCCTTAATATAGTTTAAAAGGTCTCCCTGATATTTTGCCAATTCAGTAGGAGTGCTTGTACTATCTACGATATTCTGAAGTTCAGCCTTCATATCTTTGGTAGCAATAGTATCTGTATTGGTAGCTATATCAGAAGTATCAGTTGATACAGCTTGAACGGCAGTAGAAATACTTGATAAATCTTGTGCTGCTTGAACAAAAGCAGTAGAATTAGCTCTTGCAACAACATCTTTTCCGTACTTATTTATACCATGCCTTTTAAACCCCGCTTCGCCTTGGTTATATGCACTAGCCGCCTTAGTCCAATCGCTATAATTGTTAAATAATCTCTTTAAGAATTTAGCTCCCTCTAGGATGTTAGAATACTTATCTGTCATTGCAGCTTGTTTTCTACCAGCAGGAAGGTCGTCTAAAACTCCTGGAGTACGCAACTGCATATAACCATATGAAGTACCACCACTATCTGGATTACCACTGCTCCAAGTATTGTCGCTTTCTTGGTCTATAACTGCCAAGATAATATTGGCAGGAACACCTGTCTCTTGAGAAGCTTTTTTAACCATCTCTCGAACTTTTGGGTCGCTAATAGGAGTACCTGTTGCGTACATTGGAAGAGGTTTGCCAATTTGTTTAATTTTGGCAGAAGTCTTTTCTCCGATAACATCATACTCATCAGTATTTACTAAAGTAGGTTCGTTTATTTCATGCCATTCTCCAGTTTTCTTGTTTCTAAGATACTCTGTCTTATAATTTTCTCCACCGATACCAAAGTTTTTTGTTCCTTTAGCATAGTATGCCCAAGCACCTTTTGCTGTTTTTGTAATATCTCCTATATCCCATAATTTTTTTGATTTTTCTGGACTATATGGGTCATTAACCATAATTTTTCCATCTGAGGCTCCAGCAAGAACAATAATATGTCCCGCACCAGATGTCCAAGTACCTTTTCCTTCGCTGACAATAACTTTCTTTCCGCTATTTAAAGCAGCTAAAATAGATTTATCGTCTTTTCCAATTTCTTCTCCATGGAAGTTATAAATAGAACCTAGATTGTTAAAGAGTCCCCAAGATGTGCCTTCTGAAACTTCATAGCCTTTTTCTTTAGCAAGTTTTGCTACTTCAGAAGGAGTAATAGTTTTCCCTGTCAAAGTCGTAGCAACCATGGCAGCAGAAGTTACTCCACAACCACTTGTAGCTATTGTTCCGCCTGCGTAAGAATCACTGTAATTTTTCTGATTATAGTAAGCCATACCATTTAAAGTATTACCATTATTACTATCTATAAAAGTAGAATCCATTGTATCGTTAAGATTTGTAAATTCTACAGTTGGATGCAACGGATTTTGGGCGAGCCAATCAATAAAACCTTGAATCATTGTTTGAAACTGAGTAAGATAAGTTTTTACTCCGTTTAAAGAATTGGTTTGAGTATTCTGCTGCTCGGCTATAATAGCTGCGTCATTCTGTTTCTGATTTTCTTGAGTCTGTGCATTATTTTGCTTTTGAGCTTCTTGAGTTGTAGCGTTGTGATTTTCTTGAGCTTTTTCGACTGTAGCATAATGTTCTTGTAAATCATTCTGCTGTTCTTTAAGAGATTTAAGAATTTCTTGTCTCTTTTTCTCATTCTCAGCCATCTGCTCTTTGTACTGTAAGTCCAAAGCAGTTTTCTGCATTTCGGCAACAGAGTTATAATATGACTGCATTTCATTCTTTAAAGACTGATTTTCATTTCTCTGTTTTTCAATTGCAGATTGAGGGACTGTAGGAACAAAACTAAACTCTAATCCAGTTAAACCACCTTCAGAAAGTGTCTTGATATTTCTATCGATTAAAGTAGTTGCTCTTTCAATAGAGTTCTTAGAAAGAGAGTTGATAGCACTTAAAGCAGACATATAATAGGAAGTGATATTCTTACCATATTCAATTATTTGCTTTTGATTTTCAGCAATACTATCTGCTGTAGACTTCATTCTACTAGCTAGTTCATTAGAAGAATCTGCTGTATCATGCTGTTCATCAGACAACTGTTCGAACTCGTTCTGTAGAAGCTGTGCTTTACTTGTTGCTAAATCTAACTGATTACTTACAATCTCTATTTTACCAATATAATCATCTTCGTATGTTAAATCAGATATATTGTTTAATAAAGAAAGGGCAGTGTCAATTTTTGTGATGCCTTGTTCGAGCTGGTCAAACTTGTATTTAAGTTTCTGTAAGGCTTCAGATTTAGCAAGGTCATCAAGTTGTTTGTTGATGTCTTTAATCTTATCGGCGTTATCTTTGGCACTTTCGCCAGTCATACCAAAGCCAGATTTGATACCTTTAATAGCGGCATTTCCAACAGTATCAAGTGAACCAAATTGTTTTCTAAGTCCAGCTATTGTGTTTTCAATCTGTTCATCAGACCAAACTCTATTACCATTTTCATCTAACTGGCTAGTCCATTTAATTCTTAATAACTGAAGTTTCTTTTCGATAATATCGTCATAAGAATCAGAGGTTTCGTCTAAGTTTGCCTTTAAATACTTTGCTGCATCTGCTTCATCATTCCAACCATCTGCTGTCTCTAATATTTTGTTCTTCTGAGCAACAACCATATCTTTGACACGAGCTATAGTTAATTCTTGTAATGATTGAGCATTTAATTTAAGACTACCATCTTCATCAACTAAATATTTCAGATACTCAGCACCTAAACCAATAATAGATTGGAAAGTATCTACAGATATATAACCCTCTTTATTGTATTCCTTGATAGCATCTTTTAATGTTTTGTATACATTCTGGATTTCGTCTATCTTTTTAGTTAAAGAGTCAATGTCAAACGTCATCGCTTGTCGTTTGGCTTCGGTATACAGATTCATAGCTTCAGTAGCATTTTTTGCGTATTTAGTTACATCATTCCAATAATCAAATTCTTCTGAAGTATTGATACTATTATCTTTAAAGAACTTTTCAAGTTTGGTTCTTTCAGAACCATCGTTACCAACTTGTTTTTCATATTTTTCAATATTGTCTTTTGCAATCTGTATGGCTCCAAACTTTCCTGAAAAATGCATAAGACGACCAATAATATTGGCTTTATTATCATTCCCTGTTTCGTCTTTGCTTAAACTAGCATCTACGCCAGCATAAATACCTCGAACAAATGTATTGCCGATTTTCATACCCTGCGCATCAAGTTTCTTTAATTCATCATCCGTAACTTGTCCGTCATCAGCATATGCTTGTCTAAGAATCTCTTCAAAATATTTTTCAACTGTATCTTTTGATAAAAATGTTCCATCGGGTAAAATAGGAGTAAATGCAACTTCCCAACCAACACCATCTAAATTTTTCCCAAATCTATCAGAAGCTCCATATACAGTATCAATAGAACCTACCTCTGGGTCGTAATCCCAACTCTTTAAGGCATCGGCGTAAGTTTTTTTAAGTTCATCAGACCAATGAAGAATAGTACGCTTATCCATATCGACATTGCCAAATTTAGTCTGAACTGTCCCATTTTTTATTTGGGTTTCATAATCATCGAGATGCCAATCAGATATCTTTTTATATTCATCTGTAAGATTCTGCCTTTCATCGCTTAAAGATTGATCGTGCTCATTATAGAATCTATTGACAGTATTTTCATACTTATCTTTTAATGCATCAACACTTTTTGTTGCATCATCAAAATTAAGAGATACATTAATTTTATTTTCGCCAATATAATCTTGAATATTTTTAATTCCATCTTTTATACGCTTTGAATATTCTTCTACAGATTCATCATCTTCCTGAGGAGTATAAATGTCTTTTATATAATTTGAAAAATCATTATCAGAAGCTAAAAGCTTTGTAAATGATCTAACGTTATTTGCCATATTATAAAAATCATCTACAGTTTTTACGGAAGCGTAATCTAAATTATCAATATACTCTGTAAGAGCAGCTTTTGATTCGTCAGATAATTGTTTATATGCATTTTTACCGTCATCAGTATTAACAGCTTGTGCGTTCCAATTTAACTGGTCTTTATAATCTTGATATAAAGCTTCTCTGTCATCAATTATTCTTTGGACTTCCTGATTATAATCATTTGCATTTTCAAGCATTTCATCGATTTCTTCATCAGAGAATAATTTATACATTGGATTATTTTTATCAGCAAAGCTATCTGCTAATTTTTGATAATCATCTTCGTCTTGGATTTTATTTAATAATGCTCCTATCCAACCATCTGTATAAGCACTTTTTTCTTTTGTTATATGTTCGTCAGGGTACAAATAGGCATAAAATTGTTCTGCAATGTCATAATCACCCAATCCATAATATTTTTCATCGTTGATGTTGTTTAAAATATTTTTAAAATCATTAACCAATGACCACATTGTATCACCATTAGTTGTAGTATCTGGACTACGATTAAATTCATTAACTTTTTCAATGATACCTTTTGCGACTTCTTTATTCTTTGATTTTGTAGTATTATTTCTTATTGCTTTTTCATATTCTTCATCTAATAAATCAATAGATTTCTGAAGTAATCCATTTTTATTAGAAATAGCAGTCCCCTCATCGTCCCAACCAGTTATTAATTTGGGAGTTATACCTAAAATCTGTGAAGTAATTTCTGTATATCTTTCATATTCTTCATTGGCAAGATTTTGAACGCCACCTAATTTGTTTGCCTTTTCTGATAAACTATCATATTCACTTCTCAAACCTTCTAAAGTTTTTTTGTTGCTTTCATAAGATGATTTATTTTCTGACATTGTATTTTTTATTTCATCTAATTTTTCTTTTGCTCGTTCGGCAGATGAAGCAAGATATTGAATTCCTTCAATTACTTTACCAATTATGGAAATAAAAATAATTCCTGCAAACATATTTAAAGACATTTTTAAAGCATCTACTCCAATGGAAGCAACTTTAGAAGCAGAACCTGTCGCTTTCATTTCAGCTTGCGCTATTTTTTGCTTTTCAACAAAAACAGACGTTGTTCCAGCAGCCCCTTTTGTTGAAATGGCTTGTTCTTTTGCGGCAATACTAGCTTTATGTATACTTTCGGCATATGCTTGCTCATATGACATACCGCTTTTAATCTTTTCTTCTAACAAAGACAATTCTTGTCTGTCTATTTCTAATTGTGCAGCTTGCTCTTTAATTGCAGCATTCATTTCTTCCTGAGCAATACGTCTTGCTTTAAAAATACTTACAATTCTTTTATTTGATAAAGCTGAATCATCTTCTGTTGTCTTGAATATCGTACTAAATTGTGATATAATACATATTGTTTAAACTATATATATTATAACTGGAGGATTTATGAAAAACTTTAATTTAAATAAAAGAATTATAATAGGGCTAATTATAATATGGAATATTTTTTTACTAACAACATACTTTTTCCCAGAAATAGAATCATCAATAAGGCTCTTAATTAAATACAACATACATGTAGCAAAATATGATGGTATTTGTGAAAAAGAACTTTTGTGTTGTAATGTTGTAATATATTTAATAAATATATTTTCTTCTTCAATTATATGTGTTTTTTTGATACTTTTTCTTTTTAATAAAAAATATCTTATATATGCTGGAATGACAGTCTCTATACAAACAATATTTAATATCTTATTATTTATGTGGGCTTGGTATTTAATAGATGTTTACAAAGAAAAGTTAATTGTAGATATAAAAATATGGGTAATATTATCAATTATCTTAGTGATTATTATTTCAAATTTTATAATAAAAAGAAAGTGGTTTAATTTCTTTTTTATTGTTGCTACATTGATTCAATTTATAAATACTTATTTTTTACTAAGACGTAATTTTAGTGCATTATCTCACTTTAATGTATTATTTTTTTGCTTTCATGGATTAGTTATTTATGTATTGTACTGGGCATTATTAATTTTAGATAAACACTCTAGGCAAGTAAAAATTAATTAGTCTACAAACATATGATAACCATAATAGTAATTTTTAACAAAAGAATAAACAAAAAGAGGGTAGTGGTCAACGCTACTCTCTTTTATAATATATAATATGAAATACATTTATTATTAATACAAGAAAAGCCACCTAATACGGTAGCTTTCTCGATATGAAGTTCGTTTTTGTTTCTGCCGACTTAACACTTTACCTGAGTGTCTATAGCTTTTGGCTTTCTTTATGCGGAATCTATATATTAAATATATCAAATCATAAAGCGTCTCCCGATCCTCAAATCAATTATATTATATAACGAACGAATATTATTCAATTCTTAATGGAATATAAGACTGCACATTCCAATTATCTTCAGGATTTGTTTTAACTAATACCTTAAAAACATATTCTCCTAATCCTGCTCTGGCATCCAAAGTAATTTGAGAAATAGAAAAAATTCGTCTAATAGTAACATAATCAACACAAGCATGTGAAATATACATATTCTCATCATTTAAATTTAACTCAAATTCTGTTATATCAGAGTATAGTTGTTTTTCTACATCTTTTGAAACTTTAGCTAATCTTAATAAAACATGTAACACACCTTTTTGATTAACAACATTTTGATTTTTATTTTCATCTTTATTTGTTCCCATTAAACAAAAATTTAATACAATAGAAAAATTTTCAATATAAGAGCAGTTGTTTGAAACCTTTGCTACTATTTGGTCAAATGGCATTTCAAAACTTTTATGTCCATTCTCATAATTCACTTCTTTGAAAAGAGTTCCTGTGACATTAATATTTTTTACACACATAAAACTTCCTCCTTATATTTCATTATTTTCTTTATTATCGCTATTACTTTTAGCCCAAGTCGAATTACCATTTATATCTCTATGTTCACCTTGGGTATTTCTAAATTCATCTATACTTTTTGCCATTTGATTTTGTTTCTCTGTTAAAAGAGAAATCTTAGAAGAAATTTCATCTAAAATTCCTTGGGTTTTCATTTCTGTATTCTTTGCATTATCTGCGCTATCAAAACCCATTTTTAAAGAGATTATACTTAAAATCGTTGCCACTATTCCTAAAACTATACTAACAAACTGATTCCATATTTCTACTCCTTGAATTTTTTGTTGCTCCCAAAATAATGGAATAACAAACTGACAGGCAAATGGTACAAGCATACCTACAAAGATTACAAATCCTATAAGCCCAAATATGTTCTTTTTCTCTTCAGACTTTTTCATAAGCATCTTCCTTATTTTTTATTTATGCTTATATTAGCATATTATACAAAAATAATCAAGTTTATTTTGCTTATTTTATTATATGAATCCATTTTCTCAATAGCACAAATTAAAATTTACAATAAAAATTTAAATATTTTTAACAAATGTTCTTCATTTTATGTTATAATATACAGAGTAGAATATAACTACATAATCTTACAAAGGAGGTATTTATAATGTATACATTTAAGATTCAAAACAAAGATGGTATAACACAAGAATACAATCATATTATAAAAGCATATTATTTTGATGTAGTATCGGAATACAATCTTGAAGGAGAGGGCATATTTAATCACCCATATTCTACAGATTATGATTTACATTTGTATTCTGATAATAGTGCTTTTACTATTTCAAAATCAGAAATTTCTATTATAGAAGTAATAAAAGAAGATTAATCATTATACCCGAATTCAACAGTAACCAGCGATATTATTGGAATTACTTTCGCTGGCGTTAGTTTTCTAAATCAGGATTAGCAAATACATCTCTACCTGTAATTTTCTCATAATCAGCAATAGAGATTAATGTTGCATAATTCGACATCATACCTATAACATCAGTTAATAGAGTAGTGGCTTGGCTTACAGTCAAGCCTTTTTCCTTAATATAGTTTAAAATATCTTCATGCATTTTAGATTTTTCATCAACATTATAATTTTTAAGTTCACCTTGATATAAGGCATTTTGTTTTTCTGTCATATTATTTTTCACCTCGCTTATTCTATGTACGAAAGGATGATTTTTGCAATACATTTTGCGTTTTTTGGATCTAAGTCTTCGATAATGTTTTTTGCTAAGTCAATATTAAGATATTGCAAACTCATTCTTTCTTTATTTGACAAATCGCAACGATGCTCAAGAGCTGTGTTAAATTTATTGCAAGTTTCTATAATGTTTTCAAGCATTAATTTCACCTTCTTTCAAAATAGGGTATAATAAAAGACACCTTAGTTGGTGTCTTTATTTATGCGTAGAACATTTTGTTTTTCGATTTCTAATTCTCGAATAAGATAATTTTTAACATCAGTTATGTGTTGTCGAAAATAATTAGGTTTTCTATTCTCCATAGAAATTATTCTTCTAAATTTACGATTTATCTCAAAAATATCTTTTTTCTTTTGAATAACCACATGTATTTTATTTACAGTATATTCGTGATCTATGTATTTATTGGTAATTGGATAACATGAGCTTATTTTATACAATGCAGTCCTATTGCTTTGAACAATATGATAATAACAACTACGCAAATCTTTGTCGTCGCACTGCATACACATATTATAATATTCAATCTGAGCCTTATTCCTATGAGATATATCACTTGTTGGAATCGCCCAATACAATCCTTCAATTTTATTGTCTTTTACACAACAAAACACTGGGCGTTTATCTCCTGAATTAATATCGCAATCACCACCAAGAGAAGTGATAACATTCAAAATATCTCTTTTTACAACATATAATCCATTTTCTGTCATTTGTTCACCTAATAGGAAAGAGCCGTAATAATACGACTCTTTCATTCCTCAATTCGTTGTTTCATAGACTATCGAAAAGTCTTTTTCCTCAACCCATTGTTTTATAGACTTATGGGAAGTCTTTTTCCTCAACCTGTCTTCTTACTTTACAGTTATGCCGAACAGGACGCTAGTTTCCTCGGAATCATTTCTGATTTCCTTCACTTATATTATACACAATTTTGAGTAAAAAAGAAGTAGTAATATTTCACAAAAATCATTTAAAATTTTATCATATTTGACAAATGATTATCAAATTTGCAAAATAATTGCATAAATTTTATCAAAAATGAATGAGAATGAATGGATTTTTGTCATTTTAAAATATTTATGCATTATACCCCTAGCAAAATATTCCAATATGTTGTATAATCTAATCACAGCTTCATATAAAAATACAGTCACTTCCTATTTTAATGGTGTTATTAAGCAACACCAATCATTATAGTACGATGTTCAAAAACAATTTATCTAATAGGAGGTGGCTGCTATGAGTAATATGATTAAATATGCTGTTGCGTGTGACTCTTTGTATAATTTAGGAGCTGAGTAGGGCAGTTCCTATTTTTTATTCTCCATCTTATCTACCAAAAGGAGTGTTTGGTTTAAACGGTTTCGCACGAAGTGGAAGATAAGTTTCCACTATTTAATATGTCGTGCCATATAGTATATTATATAGTACGGACTGTATATTATGATAGCATCGTTTCATATAACTATCACCAACGGTTGTCAGTCTCTGAGGGCTTACCATTTTAAAGGTCTATCCCTGCGAACCCACCGAGCTCATGAATTGGTTACTTTACCTATTTAGTTTCCTTATAATAGGGTAGTACCATGAGGTTTACGGCTTTCCTCGCATATTGCGTCTTCGTTTATAATGTGTATTTCACATATATCATAGTCCAAACTAATGTATCCATTAGAACCCCTATGATGTCGGTAATTCAGACAAACATTTTTGACTAATACGCCACCAACGTATTAATGCCGACATTTTTAATTGAAAGTGCAGCTCCAATGCCCACAGCTGCGGTTTTAAGCAAGCCCAATTTACTTGTGACAAACTCAATAGCTTCTGAAAGTTTTGTTAAGGCATCGATGACCTTGCCTAAATCACCTCTGTCAACAAATCCCTGTGCAATACCCGTCCAACTTTCTCTTAATTTATTTGCCTTGTAAGATAAACTGCTCTCAATTATGCTCATTTCTTTGTCAGAACTGCCAGCACTTTCTTCCATTGCTTCAAGAGCAGCACGAACTTGATCAAAGTTCTTTATGATTGCTGCACCAGCATTTCACATATGTTCAATGAAGTACGCAACACTTCATCAGATATTAATACATTCTCTTTTATATCAATATCATCTCTATCTTTCGATAGAAGGTCAGACTATTTCTTACTCACACTCTAAATAAAAGAGTAGCAAGCACACCGTTTCGAGTGCCATTTGCGATTTGCACCCTACATTAAGGCTTTCGCCTCCTCATAAGAGGATAGTCGTTTGACTCATTCCTATTCGGAACTTTGCGACCAAGCTACCATTTCTAATTTATATAAAATTAGCAAAATTTCTACTTAGGCTTTTGACCATATAGAATCTCTATTGTTGTTTTACTTTCGTTACATTCATATAATTTATTTCAGTTATATTGTAGTAATAGAGCTTTAGGATTTACTGGTTTTAGATGTGTCCTATTATGCACATTTCTGTACATAAGGGCATACGCTTTCGTTAGCCCTGTTTTTTCCGAAAAGCTTTTGAAGAAGCTCGGTTTGATTCTTTTCGGAAATTTGATCCCATTCATCAGCGATTTCTCCAAGATATTGAACCATTTGTTTATAATGCTTTTGGGAAGCATCTGTAAATAATGAGATACCTTGTGTATTTTTCGCAGTTTTTGTTAAATCGGCAACTTCGCCCTTAACATTAACTAAATCATCTGATAATTGTTCTGTTTCTTCGTCATACAATATATTACTTTCGGGCAGAACAACCCTACGTACCATAATAGCTTATGGCGGTTAGTCATTTCTGACTAACTCTCACATTTCATATTTAACAGATTATAGTGTGAGATTAGACCATACCTGTCCCTCAATTTCTTGATAGGGCGTGACATACGAAATATAATTGCTTATATTTCTGTGGTCGTTACAGAGTTAGTTTCTTCAATAAATTATTATATTTATCAAAGGCTTTCTTTCCCCACGGTATTGTCCTTCTCAGGAGTTCCACCGTTTTGAGTCACTTCTATGTAATTATTAGGGACATAGCATATACATTACTGTATACGGAGGCAATGACGATAGTTTACCTCGAACCCTCATGGAAAGTGTACGTAATGCAGTACCCATAGACTCTGCATCCTGTAAAATTTCCATACCACCTGTAAATAAAGCGGCTGTATCTTCGAATGACTGATTCATAGCTGCCATAGCTGCTGCCGAACGTTTTAAACCTTCAACAACATCATTATTGGACTCAGCAAAATTATTCAATCTGTTGCTTTCACCAAAATTGGTTACTGACCATATTTTATATGGCGACACGTCATTTCTGGCGTATTCTCACATTTTATTAATTTGGATTATTTTGTGAGTTCAGACTATACATTCATCCTTTTAAATAAAAGGAGTCTGGTGAAATGTTTATATTCTTTATCTATAAACATCGCTCTAGTCGTTACAATTCATAAAAGAATCTCGGTCTAAACCTTCCTTAGGCTTTAACCGATTTACCAAGATGCTACATGTATTTTTACATGCCATACATTACTGTATGTTTGGGCAATATTTTACCCAGTACATTTACCTTATCCATAATTTGTTCTTTTACATCATTCGGATCTACATCATAAGCTCGCATAATGCTGACTAAACCTTCTTGTGCTTCGTCAACACCCATACCAGGAGAAATGGATGCAAACTGAGAGCTTAATTTAGCCATAGTTTCACTTTGTTCTTTTGTAGAATATCCTCGTTTTGTTACTCTTTTTATAAAAATAAAAAGGGATAGGTCATTTCTGCCTATCTCTGCAATTTCATTATTAGATTATATTTGCAGACCAGACCATACCTTATTGTATACTCTATTATAATACACAATGTTAGCATACCCGATATAATCTCTTATATCAGTGTGGTCGTTACGGGATCTAAAATATTTAAAATTTCTTGTTTTATCTCTTCGTTTGTTAATGTATATGGCAAACACAACAAACCTATATTGTTCTTTTTACAATATTCTTTTTTTAGTAAATCATTTTTCTTATATACTTTAAATTTTTCAACGCCTCCCCAATATTCAACTGGTTTATAGTGTTGTTCTCCTTGGTATTCAATACATAGATTATATGTAGGAAGATAAAAATCAAAAGGTAATTTCCTTTTATTTGTGCAATCATTAAATCTTTTTTGCGGTTCATAAGTAATGTTGTATTCATTTAATAATTCTTCTATAAACATTTCTCCCTTACTTTTACATAAACACCCACAAGACATGGTGTGTCCAGTTGTTAAATCAGTAACGGCACATATAGCTTCTTTGCCACAATCACATTGACAACTAACCATTCTTCTTTTATATGAACTATCAAAAACCTCATTTGTTACTTTTAGCAAACCAAATCGTTTGCCGATTATATCTAATTTTAATGAATTTATATAATCTTTTTTTGCACAACCACAAGAAGTAGTATGACCTCTTTTTAAATTTGAGCTACTAACGTATGCAACATTCCCACAATCACATAAACACTCCCATAAAACAGAGCCATTTTTTTCTTTATTTCCAGAATTTTTTATAACAATTAAACTGCCAAATCGTTGCCCAATTATTGAGTTATCAACATGTTTTCTGTTGTATCTTGAAGATTTTTCAATACATCCACAGGATTTTGTTTTACCAGATTTAATATTTCCCATGTAAGCAATTGTTTCTTGTCCACAATCGCATATACATCTAGCATATGTCTGATTATTTTTATACTTATACAACATTTCTAATACTGTTAGATGATTAAACTTTTGACCAGTATAATCAATTCTTTGAGATGAACTTCTTCTTGTTATACACCCACATGAATATGCTTTATTCCAATGAGAATTTGATTCATAATAAATATTTCCACAATCACATTTGCACTTATAATATATTTGTCCAGTTTCATTGTAGTTTGGTATTCTTTCGATCGCTGTCAACATATTGATTCGTTGACCAGTTCTATCTATTGTATTTTTCATTATTGTTTCCTCCTTTCCTATAAAATAAAAAAAGAATATACATAAGTACATTCTCTGTTTAGCCATATATGTTTTAAATATTTTAGTCTTACCCACGGTATTGTCCTTCTCAGGAGTTCCACCGTTTTGAGCTAACTGTTTGCCTATATGTCACCATATAGGAGACCTATTTTATTAAGCCTAGACCAAGCTGATGCTTGTGATATAATTTCTTGTGTTGTTACACCCATCTGTTTAGCAACCTTGTTAGAATCAAAATAGAATTGATTTAACTCAGTTGTATTCATTGATGTTGTCTTTTTTAAGTCAACTAAAGCAGTATCAAGTTCTGTAATTGTAGTAATAGTGTTTCTAGCAGCATTTACCATTCCATAGAAACCTACATACATGCTTAAATAACTTTGCACCTGACCTATAAACCCATAGAAAGTTTTACTCTTAAAAATATCAAAAAAGCTTTTACCAGCTCTACCAGCAGCTACTTCAGCATTTTTAATTTCCAACATTCTTGTTGTTATAACGTTGGCGCTTGCACTGCCAGATTTTGCTAATGTTATTAAACCTTTGAGCTCTTTTTTTGCTGCCCTAGAAAAACGAGTATTGTCCTCTAAAAGTTTATTTATTCTATCTATTACTTTTTCAATAGACATATTATTTACACCTTTTGCAGCAGCAGGCATATTCTTTAATGCAGTTTCTGTTTTCTCAATAGTTTGAATCAACTTTTCAACTTCGTTACGTTGTTCTTCTGTGGTAATTTTTTGTTTAGAAAATGCTTCTGCTTTTTCTTTTAATTGCTTAATTTGAGAACCCAAAGTAGAAAGAGTAGTTGTAAATTTTGTGCTTGGATGGAAGTCTTCACGATTTTGGACAATAGAATATTCATCATATTTCTTCTGTGCGTTAGAAATGGCAGTCTCAATTTTTGACTGAAAACTCTTTGTCGTATTCTTTTCTACATTAGCTCGAATATCCTTAAAAGACTGGCGAATTTGACTAAGTTTTTTATTTGAAGCGTTTAATTTTTCTGGCGATAAAATATCTGACCTTTGTAATTCACGAATAGTTTTTAATAATTCATTTGCTTCTTCTTTTTCAGATTCTAAAGCTGTGCCTTTTGCAATCTTTTTTTGAAGAGTTGAATATCTATTTAACTCAGATGAAAGTTCCTCCCAAATTTGTTTTTCTAGCTCAAGTTTTTTTGCGTTATCTACTTTCACATTGGTATTATATTTTTCAACATCACGTTTCTGCTGAATACGAACCATTTTAGAATATTCAGAAGTAAGAGACTTTACCTCGCTCCTATATTCTGACAATGTTATTTTCCCAGATGTTAAATCTGAATTCAGATTAGAAATTTTTGATTCCATATCTGAAAAATTAGATGCTAATTCTGGCATATTGGATAAAGAAGAAAGTGTAGCTTTTGTTTCATCCAACGCTTTATTAACTTTTACAGCTTCATTCCATGCATTGTTTAACTCTTTCTTAGCTTGTTTTACAGATTCTGCGTCACGTTTATCCTTCTCTTCGATAGCAGCAACCCACTCTTTTAAAAGTTGTTCGTCAGAAATTGCCTGTCTTAAATTAGTTTGAGATTGTGTCTTATTCTTCAATCTTTCCTGATTGTCAGCAATTCTCTTATTAGCAGCTTCAATCTCAAAAACATATTCTTTTTCTTGTGCATACAAATCAAGAGTTGCTTGTAATTCATCTCTCTTTTTACGCTCAATAGCAATCTGATTATCATCAGCGGTAGTATCATATCTAGGATGAGCTATAAGCGCCTTATCTCGTGTATTCTCTAAAGAAGCTATCTTATTGTCGGCATTGATAATAGCCTTTTCAACCTGCTCGAAAGCGGTTCTAACGTTAATTATTTGCTCAACCCATTTGCCAGTTTCTTCATTGTATGTTGCAAGAACTGTCTGTAATTGACCATTTTTTAATCTTTCTACAAAGGAGAATTGATCTACATCACGAGTAATTTTTTCTCCTTTTGAATTCTTTCCTACGACAGTATCTTTTTCTTTATACCATCTTTGAGAAATTATATCTCGTTTTTTTATCAGCTCTTCAGCTGTCTTTTTAATCTTTTCTAAATTTTTATCTAATTCATTATTCTGTTCTCTAATTGCCTGTGTTGCTTTTTGAACCGATGAAGTAGACTCTTGAAATGCGTCTTTATGTCCAATCTTACTCTGTGCATCAGCCAATTTCTCAGCTTCTTTAGCAGCATTTTGATACGCATTACTAATATTCTCTACTTGTTTAACAGCACCACTCGTATTAACACCCATGTTGCCCATGTTCTTATTAACATTGAGAATATTCTGACTCAGTTCAGAAAGTGACTTATCTATGCTCTGAACAAAAGATAGTAATGTTTTAGCACCAGAGTCATCTATCTTGCCAAATGCTTTGCTAAAATCTCTTACCTCAGATGTAATGCTTTCTAACTGTTTTGATAAATTTTCAAGTTGTTTGAAATCACCTGTCCCTTTGCCAAGAGAATTAAGCATTTTATCAAGTTTCTGAATAACACTTTCAAGTGTTTTTGTATCGATACCAAGATTAATCTTATATTCTTTTCCATCGAATTTATCTATTTGATCTTGTGTCTCCTTTAGTCTCTTTAAGACTTCTTCTACATTAGTCCTAAGTTCGACTTGAGTAACATAACTTTCAGCCATGTATTAACCTCACTTTCTTAAAATTTCATCAACTCTATCATCTATGATTTTATTTAATCGTCCATTCCAACCAGTCATAACATCTCTATCTACATACATATACGGGGGAATATAACGATGCATCATCCAACGACCATGACCATGTTCTCCATGCATAAACATAAAGTCAAATGCCGTACCTGTATTCAATGATTTTTTTTTATAACCTTTGTATGGAGGTACATCAAAACCGTGATATGGACTCATTGCACTAGAATCAACAGATAAAGTTAAAATATTTCTTTTTCCACTTGTTCTTGTACTATTTAAAATGTTCATAAAATTATATGTTCGTTTATACATATTTGGTTCATAGTCGTTATACCAATCAACAAGAGAATATCTAACAGATTCCTTTAACAATTCGTTTACCTGCGGTGCAACTTCCTCCGCTAAATGATTTTGAATTCTATCTAATTTCTTTTTGAAGTTACTATAAAGATTATTTTTTGCCACTTTAATCACCTCCCAATTTTTGCAATAAAATAGGAGAGTGATTATTTCACACTCTCCATAAATAAGTTGTGTAATTTAAAAAGTATTACCGTTAAAGATAAAAGACATTAATCGTAATGAGCCTCTGTTAGCTCAACAGAGACAAAAGGTTGTAATACTTCTATACAGATTTTATCCACAGAAAACCATGAAAGAATAACTCCAGAAATCAACCCAAATATAATACCAGTTATCATTTTTGTTTCTCCTTTTTGAACAAATTATCTAACCCTTTTAAATACCTTCTCAAGACTCTTACCAAGTTTTTCGATTTTAGACTCGTCTATATTTTCTATTTCATTTGCAATCTTTTCAGCAAATGGCTTTAAAGTAACTCCAATAAGATTGCCAAATCTAGTAACTTGATTACTAATAAAGCTATGAGTTTCATAAGCATTTGCAATGGTATCACTTCTTTTAAAGTCTATAATTGTTTTAAGTTCATTAATTTCTTCCTTTGGAATTAAATTTGCAATCTGTTCCATAATACCGCTCTGACATAACATATCATATTCTTCGTAGAAGCCTTTTGTTTCAATCTCAAGATTTGTATAGTATTCAATAATTGTTCTATTAAAAAGTAAATACTGACCAACAGAATCTAATTTAATATTTCCAGTCTTTCTACGCTGAGTATTGCCGTTGTCATCTATGTAATTTTCGTGTTCATATACTGATAAATCAACAAGATTCTCAGCTAAAGCGGTTTTATTAATAAAAGGAAGATATTCCTTTACTGTTAAATTATTCTGGATAAAATTATTTTTTGCTTCAATAGTTTCAAGCACATTATATCTGTTTACAAATTCCTTAATTTTCATATTTTTCAATCTCCTTTTTATCTTATAATATTTATAGTTATCTCTGTTCGTGGATTAGTTTTGTCTACATAACATTCTAATAATAATGATTTTACATGTTCTGAATCATCATCTACAATAAAACCACTTTCTGAAAATCCATCCAAGATGAACTTTATAATAGAATTATCTACGTCATGTCTTCTATTTGTTTTATAATATGTTTTCACTTGGATATCACATTCTTCAATATGTAGGTTAGTATAACCTTGATTATCAATAAAGTAGCAAATAAAATCTTTCCACTTTTGTTTTAAAGCATTCATCATGGGTCGTTTCATTATCATCCATTGATTTATCGATTCATGATAAGGATTTGCTATGGGCTTTTTTGATGCTCGTGGATGTTTTTTAAAGTAGTATTTTTCATAATCCTCTAAACTAGAGTTATCTATAATTAGTTTTATACTTTTCGTTTATTTTCACTTCCTTTTGCCTAATAAAATAATGAATATTACACTTAAATCTCTAAATGTTTTTTCGTTTATTTATCATCTTAATTTTCTATCACACCATTTTTTATAAACTTCTGTTGTATCTTCTTTTAAGAATACAGCAACTAAAATAATATTATCCGTATCTTCGTCAATGCTAGTATACATATCCGTTGGATATACTCCATTTTTTATATATAATAAATATTGTTTTGGATTAACTATCCTTACAACTTCGTGCATAGAATAGTCTCTCGGTTTTAAATTTGTTTTTATCATTCCTTTTTACTCCTTAATTAAATAGCGTAAAAAATAGGGATTACAACATTGAATAGTGGTATGTTATAATCCCTTAATTAAATCACTATTCAACATTACTCTCGGTATTTTCTTCACCTTTTGTAATAATATTTTTATTAACAGACTTAACATCTGTCTTAATCTTTTCTTTCTTAACTACCTGTGTTTTTGCCTTCATAATAGAAGCAATAGACTTTTTATAGCTTTCACCAAAATTATCCTTGTTACTTAAATTTAGCTTTTCTAACTCCTTTTTTGCTTCAATATCACTCATAAGTCCATCTTCATATGCGGAAGTAACACTATAAATATCTCTACAATTTTCACTGCAATAAGCAAAATAAAAAGTAGGCTTATTTCTATCTTCTGGATTGCAAACGGGACAATAAGAATACTGAGTATGGCAAACACAACAAGTTCTTAAATCGTTTTTATTCATCTATTCTTAACTCCTTTAATATAACAGAAGGGTGGCGTTAAACCACCCTTTATATAGTTATTATGAATATTAAACTTCTTCTTCCTCATCGATAAAGTAGATTTCAACCATATCCTGAGCTGTAGCACATGCATTAGTAAGAATTGAACCCTTATAATCCATAGTCTGTGAATCTCCACCCTGAAGAGCAAGACTTACTTCTGGACTTGGGATAAATGATGGAATGTGGACGATACAAGCACGGAAACTATTGACATCACACTTGTCAGCTGCAAGAGCCTTAAAGTATAATTCGTGAGCCTTTGGATACTTATCACCAGAAATTGTAATCTTAGCACCACTCTTAACATTCTTCTTGAACTTAATAAGATACTGAGTTTCCTCTGGGTCTGTTGGTGGTGTTAATTTGTGGTCAGTTTCTGTATCTACCTTGAATTCTGTAGCAGAAGCAGCTGACCCCTTAGTATACGCCTTTCCGAGAGAGCCATTTGCTGAAAGAGCATTTACAATGAATGAATCATCAACTGCATCTGTAATATCTAATGTTTCACCTGCTTTTACAATCTTAAAGATAGGCATAACAATTGCATTAGAATCAGAAGCAATTTCAGCGCCTGTAGCAGAAATAGCTTCAATTACAGAAAGATTCATAAATGCATTAGTAGCTGTAATCTCGCCATTCTTGCCTGTATACTTTCTGTAGATTAAATTTCCATCCTTATCCTTGATATCTGTAGAATCAGCAGTAATATCAACAGTTGCATTTGTCAACTGTGTAAGTGCATAAAGAGCCTTTGTCTGTGTAGCACCATAACCGAACTGTAAACGGTCAATAATTACGTCACCTAATTTAAATGCCATAATATAATTCCTCCTTAATATTATTTTTGTATTAAAAAAGAGCGACTACAAATCGCTCAAGTTACTAAAGTTATATATTTAATTCCCTCATGAAATTAAATTGTTCTTTTGGAACTTTAGACATATCACACATACCCGAATACATTCCACCCATTAAAGCACGAGTAGATTCATATATCTGTAATCTCTGTACAGAATCCATAAACTCATAAATTCCGACATCTCTAAGTTCCTGTAATTTATATTTAAAACCAGGATGATTTATACAAGCTGATATAAGCGGTAAAAGAGAAGAAGTATTCTGAGCTTCTCTTTGTGCAAAATTCATTCTGTCTTCATCTATCATCCATTGTTTTGTTGTCTTTCCTTTTGCTTTTTCTATTTTTGGATGGATATTAAGCAAGGTTCTGATATATTCAGCTATTTCCATATATTCGGATTCTCGTAAATAAAAATCGTTTTCATGGTCGTATAAGCATAGTTTAACTTCTGTTGAACCTTCGTCTTGATATGGCTTCAGTTCCATATATTCAATTTTATAGTCTGGAAATAATAATCGAACAGCTGAGTTATCAATAGCAAAGATGCTTTTAAGCATATTAAATACTTCAATATCCTTAACTTTGCACCAATCTACTCGCTTTGGTAAATCCCATAGTTTTACACGAATAGTAGTAGAATTATATAGAAAAGGGGAAAGACCTATATAAAATTTTGATTCACCCATTGTAAGAATATCACCTATAGTCGGCTGTGCAATTCTAATTCCTTTAACGAAATAATCTTCCTTAAAGTACATTTTGAGTGGATCGAAGCTATATTCTTGTTTGTCTTCTTGTTTCTTTTGTGCTTCAGCTATTACCGCCGCTTGAAGCTCATCTAACATATCAGTGTTTTGCTGTGCTATAATATCACCACCTTAACTGATAGTTTACCATTTGAGATTGTCCACCATAAGGTGTTTGAACTTTACTATTCAAATCTGTAAGTTGGAACACAAGGGTACGAGTTACATAATTAGTATCTGTTGTGGATTCATAATTTTGTACAAGATGTGTTTGCATACCAAATATATTCGACCATGCAAATCGTTCTCTTAATATGGAAGCAATAAGGTCATGTCTTGGAATACCAGTATTTTTATCCATACGATCATCTCCGTGCGAAAAGATTGTAAAAGTAACCTGTGTTTCTTTTAATCCTGGCTGATGTCTAACTGTATCTCTAAATCCTACCTGATAACATACATAACACTTAACTGTTGTTTGTGTATCTGGAATAAATAAAAATGGACGTATAAGAGAGTTGCTACCAAAATACCTGTCCCATTCTCCAAGAGGTTCATATTCTTTTGTCTCTTCATTCCATTCCCAATTAATATTTCCATCTTCATCAAATAATTCAGATTCTAATTTTTTATCATTGAGAGCGTATAATAGACATGGGTTTGATAACAAAGCATTCTTAATTTTTTGTTTATATAGAATTACATCATCGTCAGGGGTAGCTCTATATGCACGAAGCTTATTTAACAAATCATTCTTTGTAACTAATTTTTCAGCCATATAAACATCTCCTTATTCAATTAGTTCCAATTGCAAAACTTCTGACTCAATAGCTTCATCCTCTATTGTGACTACACACTTAATAGATAAAATCTTATTGAGAACAGAGCTGTCACTAGGAAACTTTACTTTCATCTGATTAAATTCTGTACCATTTCTCCAAGCCACTTTATCTGTCCAATCTTCATCACCTATACTACAAACCCATGTAAACTCCGCATCCACATATTCAGTTGTAATATCTTCATTTGAATCATTGAATAAATTTACAGTGAGAGATTTATAACTACCACCAACTTTGATTGTGGAAGTTGAAGTTGAGATTTTGGCTGCAATAGAAGATAGAATAGGGGGCGGAGTAGGTGGGTCAGTCGGAATGATTTCAGAACTGAAATAATCAGCCCACATACCAACAATATTTCCATCAGAATCTTTTTCGATATAATCAGTATGTTCATTCCAATAATTCTGATAAAAAGTAAGAGTTTGAATTCCAAGTGGAGATGCGTTTTCAAGCTTAGTTAATGTCCACACTATTGGGTGTTTAGTGTTCGCTGAAATTACCATTCTCATATTTTTGTTATCTTCTTTGGTATACCAAAGATTTTCAGTTATAGGATTAAGTGGCAAGAATGCTTTTGACTGATTATCTGGACGTGTAAAATTGTGGTCACTGTAGACGCCAATAGTATCAGTTGTGTTACTTTATTGATTCGTTAAGTCAATAAAGATAAAATTATAAAAGACGGCAATCTACTTATTAATAATAAGGAGAAGTGGTTTGTGAACCACTATCCCATCTAGTTAACTATTTTCTATTTATAATTTTATTTTCTCTATGTCTCCATAGAAGGTCAGAGCACATCAACACCATATCATCAAAGAATGACTTAGGTGGTTTCCATTAACTCACTTGAGTCTTTGCTCGTTGAACGTTCCTCTATTCGAGGCTTCGCAGCTGATTATTATTTGTTAATAGCACTTAGCACCAATGTTATATTGGTTTTTATTTCAGCATATGCCATCCAATTACTTTTTTCTGTCTTTCGACAACGTTCACACTTAGGCTTATTTCATCCTTATGTTGTAGTGTAATTGGCATTGTAAACTTCCAGCATAAGAAAACTTTCGACACACTGTTTCCAGTATGAAGCGCATACATTTTACGATTTCTGGCTTCTATTTACACCCCACATTTTTCGCTTATAGATGTTATTGCCGTCCTTTTCGATCCACATAAACTGATAATCAAGCGGCAAAATGAGATATTTTGGAAATTGATTTGCTAATTCTCGTTCACAGATTAACCACTTTCTATAAACTCCTCTATCGTCTGGTAAATCCAGCATCATTCCAATCGGAAATTCAATCCCATACCTTTTGCGGTATTCTGTTTCAAAATAATACAGTTCATCGTCTTCCTCAAACTCAAGTTTTTGGGAGGGTCTGAATTGACAATAGAACTCTGGTTGGTCTTGGTCTAGTGAAGAATATGATTTTACAATCAACTTTACATCAATACGAGTTTTTATTGTATTTTCGTAAGTCATATGGTCTTTTATATCTGGTTGGTCATCGTGCATATAATCATAGATATAACCAACTTTAGATTGTGGGTCGTTCCAAAAAGTTTCCTCCATTATAAAATCAGACTGTTCCTTATAAATCTGACCAATTGTTTTTGCATTATTTGTTTTGGCGTTAGCGATACGCCTAGCTGTTGATAGACTTGGCATACGCATCACCCTCCTCAAACATCTGTTTTATATATCCGTGAGAATCTAATATTTCTCTACGAAAAGTACCATAATGAAAATTATCACTTGCAACTTCATTTCTTGCGGCTTGTAATGTTGACATTAACTTGACCATAATTTCATTGTTGTTAAATAGAGTATGGACACCGCCAAAGTTTTCAAGCAAGTGATCAAAATATACAAGGAAAGCTTCGTCATTCTCGAAAATAGTTTCCTCTATTGTGTTATCCTTATAGAGAAGAAGCTTGTGTATGTCATTGTGCATGGCATTAGCAGCTTCTTTGATTTGCTTGTTTGTAAAATAACCGTAAATATACTTCATAGGTTAGGGCTCCGAGTTGATATAAGAGTTATACATATAACCATAGTCACGTATCATCTTATTGAGTTCTGTCTTCATACTGTCAAGACGATCTATCATATTTTTATGATTGTCTAACAGTTTCTTTTCTTCCTTACCGCCTATCATTACAGATGTATGCAAAATAGAATCCACCTGTGGTTGTAACCATTCAATAGTCATACCAAGGATAAGTAAGTCTGTAACAAAATCAATGTCAGATGCTTCATCAACTGAATTATTCAGAATAAAGTCAATCTGTTGGATTTCATCATCTAAGACAATAGAAGAGAAGAGTCTGCGAACTCTCGGTTTTCCAATTACGTTATGTAATCTTTCTGTATATATCTCAAGCAAATCATTTTCATTTAAAGATAACTCTTTAGGATCGTTTACACGACCTCGTGTTCTTGAAAACACGGTTTCATATGGAAGTAACATTGTGTACCTCCTTTAATTAACCCTGTGCTAAAGTCAAAAGAAGATGCGTATCAAAGATTTCATCAAGGGCTTTAATTTTCTGTACTGAATCATACTGACCACTCATAATACGAGAAGCAGCAAGACCTTTAACTGCGTCTAAAGCACCACTAGGAAGCTGTGCAATAGCATTTCTCATCTGTGTAACTGGAAGATTCAAAATATCTACTAAATCACCTGTAGAAAATAATGAAGTATACAAGTCGTTCAATTCTGGATACTGTGTTAAAAACTCATCATCTTCAATTACAAAACGTGGTCTAAAAACTGAAGGTCTATGGGCACGAATCATATAAACTAAATCCTGATACTCAACTTCCTCAACATCGCCATAATTTGCCCACTGATAAAGGATTCCACTTTTATCACCAGTTACATATAAACCGCCACTTGTAATTGACTTGCATGGAATAACATCTTCCTTGTTATATGTTTTTACTTTATTTACCTTTGTTTCTGCCTTTGTGTTTTCATCATCTTTTACTTCAGCTACATTAGTTGTAGTTGTTGCTTTTTTCTGATAAGCCATTTTTATTTTCCTTTCTATCCATATAAAATAGGAGAGTACCTTGTAGTACCCTCCTTGTATTCATATTATTTATTAGGCATCAAGATCCCACTCACCAAACTGACGAGTAATAATTGTAGCGATACCCATACGTCTCTGAGCCTCGTATGTCTGTGTATCATCCGCATTATCGCCAACCTGAGTTACTTCAAGAGTTGTCTCACCGCCATCAATAAACTTAACAGGCTTATAATCAATTACAGGGAAGATCAAAAGCTCTGTAGAATCAACTAGCTTCTCAGCAAGTTTGTTATCCTTGAATCTCTGTGGAATCTCTAACAGAGTTGTTCCCTCATAAGAACCAAGAATACCTGTCTCACCAATAACCTTCTTCTGATCCTCAGATGCCCAATCTACATCACAAAGAGCATTAAGTTTTTTAAGTGCAGTCTTTGTACCCATGATTACAACTTCGCTAACATCATTGGCTGTTGCTACATTAGAGATAATCTCATCAAACTTATCCTTCTTAGCCTTATCAAGAGCACCAGTACCCTTAAAGCCTTCAGTAACCTGAAGCTTCTTTGCAGCATTGATGAACTCTGCATAAAGATCACCCTGAATCTTATGTGTATAAGCCTTTGCTACAGCACTAATAAGTTCAGACCAATCCTTTCTACCTGTAAGGAAAAGACGGATATCTCCACCAACCTTTACTGCATATCTGCTAGTAGGCACAGTATAGCTTGAGCCAGAAGCAAGTCTCTGCAATGTGTAATCATGAATATCACCTGCTACCTTTGCAACATTAAGGATAATATCTTCATCTGTCCAGAAGTCAGTTCTATCGCCATCGGCAAGACTTCTTGTTTCAACAAAGTTATTAAAGAATTCATTATCCTTAAAACCATACTCGACTTCCTGCTCGATAATTTCCTCAATTACCTCGAAGAACTCTGTAGCTCTTTCAGACTTTAAAGCTCTTTTAATCTGCTTTTCTGTAGACTGAGCAGAAAGACCAAGCATTTCAAAGCAAGCTGTTCTTAAAGCATCGTTAGCTTCTGCCTTGCCAATTCTCTTATCTTCGTCATAAATATCACGACCTAACGCAAGGTCAAACATTAAATTCTTAACTGTATTTTCCATAATTATTTGTCATCTCCTTTCCTAAAATTAAGCCACTGTCATTTTCTTATCAGCGACAGCAGTAATAACTGTTGTTCCAACAGTAGGTTTCTGCGAGAATGCATCTTCTGAGAATTCCCAGATATCACCCTCGAAAATTGGATATGCTCTAGCTTCCATAGATGCTGGAATATAGAAGTTTGTTTCCTTCTGAAAAGTCTTGTTGTACTGTTCCTCAATTACAGGTGGGTTGTAAACGATAAGTGCCTGAGTTGTAGGAACATCTTCTGTAAACTCAACGTAATAATTACCATTAGCAGCTCTATCAACTACCTTTGCCTTAACAGCGGTAGCATCATCACCTTCCTTATAAAGATCAAGAGATACATAATCCCCCTTTGTTACGATTGCACCATTCCAGAGATCGTCTGTGTGCTGAAGAGAATACATATGTCCCATTCCTTCTCTAGCTGCAACTTTTGCAGGATAGGCAGTTGGAAACTGTGTTAAATTAAGCTTAATTGCCATGAAATTTTCCTCCTTATTTTTTGCATAATAAAAAGCCGTACATTTTCTGCACGACTTCAAAAATAGTGTTTATTTATTTGTGATTATTTTGAAAGTGATTACTTTCTGAATAAGTCGCCATAACGACTTGCCTTAGATTTCTTAGTATTTGGATTTCCAAATAACTTCTTAGATATCTGTTTCTTTTCGCCACTTAATGCGAAAGTGCCAACAGATGCTACATGATCAGCAAAGATAACTTTTGCCTCTTTTTCAAGGTCTTCGAGAGAGTAGTTATCCATATTCTTCTGCAACTTAACAAATGCTTCATTTTCTGATAATACAGAATATTTCTCATCTGAAAGAATAGCTTTTCTCTGAGCGTGAAGTTCATTCTTCTCTGCATTAGCTTTGTATTCCACAAGAGCTTCATAATTAGAACGCATTGACTGCAACTCAGCAAATTCTGAATCAGTTAAAAGTTCACGATGAAGATTATATCTTTCGCCATCAAAAGCAACATTATCGCCATCTTTTGAATATTTCTGACCGTAAATTTTATCACCATTCCAATTCTCATATGTAAAATGTTCATCGTAAACAGCGTTAATAAAATACCACTCATCATCAGCGGATTCTACTGTCTCCAAAAGCGAATAGAGTGCATAGCGAACATCCTCGTGACTAATCTCGTATGTACGAATAAGTTTCTCAAAATTCTGATTATCTTCGCCATCACTATTATCAGAGTCTTCTCTGTCACCTTCATCATTGGAAGGCTCGTCAGAGTTGTCTTCATTTGTATTTGTGTCGTCCTCGCCAAATAATTCTTCAAACTTTGCTGTCAATTCCTTCTCTGACATTTCAGAATAGTCAAAAGTGATATCCTCAACAGTCTTATTATATTTGACTAAAAGTTCCTCAAATTTCATATTTTCGTCTTTTCCTCCTTCCTTCTGATTTTCGTGAACAGAGTTCTGTTCTGTATTATTGAAACAAGCAGTTTCTAATTTAGATAATCTGTCTTGTAATTCAATCATTTTACTTTCCATGTTTTCAAACATACTGTTATTCTTAGCACTGAAATCAGCAAGTTTGATATTTGAATTTGCCATACCTGGCATGACATCATTTCCTTCTGGTGTTTTTCCAAGAATTGTGACTCCTGAAAAGAAAAAGTCTTCAATATCAAGATACTTATCCTTCGCATTATACGAGAGAGAACGGATCGACAATTCTACCGACACAGCACATTCTTCTTCCCTTGCCAATATCTCGGAAGCTTTACTATATTCTTCAAAAATATAGCCATCGACTTCACAATATGTTTTCTTTTTATCTTCATCATAAACAAGCTGTGCATTACATGATTCTGGAATAATACCAATCGGTACTTCGTCATAAACAATTTCTCCATCTTCTTCGTGTATATTATGCTTATAGAACTCATACTGACCATTGACTTCATGGATATAACCAAGAATAGGGCGGTTACTAAATGATGGAAGTGCCTTAGACATAACATCTTCAGATATGTTACTACTATTAAGATTGAGTTCTGTATGACAAGCTTGTAAATGAACAGGTTGTAGTCCTTCTGTATCATCACTTGACTTTGCAAAATTCACTTTTCCATGAACTTGCACAGTTAACGGTTCGCCTGTTTTTGAATAATCAAAATGTGTCGAACGCTGATATTTATTTGCATAGAAGTCATATAAATCTTCTATAAAAAGCAATCTTTTTGCCATTTTATCCTCCTTTCTTTTTATTTTTGGGGTATGAAAATACCACTCAGAAAAGAGTGGCTAAAATGTCAGCATATTTGTATACTGAATTTTCTGATTTGTATTATCAAAAGTGAGAGAGTGATTATTTAAAAAAGTTACCACATCTCCATCTTGAGATACTAATTCGAATCCCTCCGATAAAAGTTTTTCTTTTATTTCTTTATCAGAAGTGCGAATAAAATTGTATTTCTGCATTAGGATGCCTCCTTTTGATTATTTGATTGTGAAGATTGATTTGGAATTATTTTAGATTTGTCTGGTTGAGAAGGATCGGAAGCATAAAACCATTTATAATTTCCAGAATTATTTCTTAATTTTCTACAACATAAACTAATACTTGATGAGTTAGTTTCATCTTGTGCCGATTTAATAGTGCTATATGTTTTTAAAAAAATATCATCTAATGTATATTGATTTACTTTAACGCCTCTTCTAGTATTTATTTTAATATTACTAAAATCTTCTGTTGGATCATATTCATCTAAATATCTCCAAATCATAGGATTGCCATTTTTATCAACACCACAGTAGTTACGTTTTCGTTTACATGTGTTAGAAATATTTTGCAAATCTTGATTGGTATCTCTAGCTGCATCAGAAATACTATCATATTTCTTATTTGTTGTAATACATACAACTGGTTTTTCTTCTTCTAAAAAACCTTTTGATGGAATCCAGTGGCATAATTCTAATTCTGTCGCCGTTTTTAACCATTTAACAACCGAAGATAAAGAACAGTGTATTTTATCACTTATTTCTTGTGTAGATAGTCCCAAATTATAATAGTCTGCACAAATAGAAACAAATGATTTCACAGAGTATAATAAACATGATTCCCAATCTATATATGTTAAGTTAAAAATAGTAGATAAGTTTGATTGTAATATCTTATCTTTCAAATAATTTTTGTTAGTTTCTTTTGCGTCAATTTCAATATAATTTTTTATTCCTGATAATAATGCATATTCTCGCTTATTTTTATCATTTAATTGAATATCTTCCTTTTTTATTTGTTTACTATTCCAACCATCATAATGTTGTTTCCCTTGCATTTCAATAATTAAACTGAATGAAGGAATGTAAAAATCATATCTATAATTTTGACCTTCAATCATATACTCTGTTTGAAAATCAATATTTAATTGAGATAATATATTATACATAAATTTATTTGGGAAACTAATTCCATCTCCGCATTTATGACAAATTAATCCACGCTGATTAACATATTGAATTTTTTTATTTATATGTAGTCCACAACAAGGGCATTTCCACCACACTTTCTTTTGAGAACATTGTGAATATTTATAACCATCATCAGGATCCAATAATAATTCCGCTTGTTTGGGATTAGTAGTCCACATATCATTAACACCAACATCAACTTGCCTACCGCTACAAACAGGGCATCCATTTTTGTTATATATCAGATTAAACGCTTTTGTTGTAAAATGATGACCATATTTACAATTGCAATTCATAAATGTGTCATTGCCAGCATAGAATGTATCAGTTGTAATCCCATTATCTATTTGTTTTAATTTTTCTTGAAATTGCTCGTTTGTTAACATAATTCGCCTCCATACTAATATTCTCCAAAATAAAAGTGAAGATTACTGTTTTTTCAATCTCCACTTACTAAGCAACTTATTTATATCTTCACAACTTTCAAAAATCCAATATTGTTTATGTGTTTTATCATGTGTTGCTTTTAATACATATCTCAAACCATTTTTCAGAAAGTAATCCTTTAATGGTTTAGAATAACAATAAAAATATTTATTCTCCAAAATAAAATCTCCTTAAACTACATTGTATTTTTTTCTGCTTCTTTGGTATTTTCTCCCTCTGTGGTAAGAAAATCTTTTTCTTGTCCACCACTATCATTAGAATTATTACCCGACTGAGTATAACTGCTTTGAAGTGGTATCCAAGAATTGTGTAATGAAAGTACATCATTTTCAAGAAACTGCATTCTAAGCACTTCCAATGGACTAAAGCCATCAAGTGCAGCTACTGCCATTTTGACTGGTATGCCATATTGTGCCGAAGTAATTAACTCTTGTTTCTTTTCATTTTTCATCCAAGGGGAAGTTTCAAGATATTTGACCTTTGCAGGATTTGAAAGATTATATGTGAGATGACGATTAATCCAAGTTTCAATTTCACCAAGAAGAGGTTTGAGTGCGTTTTCCATATCTGCAATGATATAGGCACGATAGATAGTAGTACCTGTCTTTTCATCATTTAATACTAAAGAACCACCAGATATTTTAAATAAATTACTCATTGATTTATCAATCATATCTGTGTCATCAGTAGTAGTACCTTTAAATTCGATTGGTTCAATCGGCATAGGAGAGATACAAGCAGATACACAATCAGGTAAGGACGCTTCAAATTTACGATAATATTCTAATGCTGTAGAAATATCAATCTCAAATTCATCTGGGTTGTCACTTCCTTGCATATGTTCAAGACGAGCAACAAGAAGTTTATATATTGATAATTCGTCTTTTACTGAAACCAAGGATTGAAGGTCGATAGTGTCAATTAGATTCTCAAAAACTCCTATATATGGTGGAATACAAAGCATTGGATCATCTGTTCCGATTTTTATACAAATAGTTCTTTCGGGATCAAGTTCCTGCCATTTCTGAGAAGTATCACTACTATAAGCGTTATACTTGGTCTGAAATTCAGAATCCCAATATTCAAGATAATCCTGTCTCTGTTTGAAATAACTAAAATCAAATGCGAAATTATATGAACCATCGTTGTTAATAGAACTGATTTTACAATACTCACCATCAAGCAAATGAATGAAAAATCCTGTGTCATCCTCATATATATATCCATATGCTGCGTCCTCAATCCATGCTGTTATAAGCATTTTATATACTTCTGAATTAAGGTGCATGGAGTCTACTTTTACACAAGTATCGTAATAATCTTTGAGAACAGAAGTAGTATCATTCTGCTGAGTAATATCAATATTTGGTGAAATTACCATAGCAGTTAAGTCTACTTGATGTGCATTGTAATGAACTAATCGTCTATATGGTTGAGAAACCCTATATAGGAATCTACTTAAATTACGAAGTCTATTTTCATTTGAATAAGGGTTCTGCATATATGTACGCAAATTTTCCTTATTGTAAATGGTATAACTTCGTGTTTCTGTTTTATTAAGATTTAACAACTGCATAGCTTGATTTGTTTTAGCAAACAATTCTTTGCGATATTCTTCTTTGGAGAGTTGTCGCATTTCAGCCGCAGTTGTTTTATTAGTAGAAGAAGAGTTATTCTTCCTCGTAGTTGTATTAGTTTTAGCAGGTGCATTAGCATCCACTTTCTTTGTTCTTGGCATTTTGGTAATGTACCTCCCTTTAATTAAACATACTGAATCTACGTCCTTGTCTTATAGGAAGCATATTCAATAAAGCTTGTGTATCATTATTTTTTGGTTTTAATTTAACACCTAAATCTTGAGCTATTTTGAAATTGTATTCTAGTGCCGAGAATCTATCTTTTCGCATTCCTGGTTTTTCAACAATTTTAATATTTGTACCTTTTATTTCATGATCAAGATTGATAAGTTCATTTACCATCAAAGATGTCTGTATATATGGTAACTTTAACATAACTTGTTCTTTAGATGTCATCTTTGCATATCCACGAATTTTCTTAACTAATTCATCAGCTTCAAATTCAGATGTTAAAAGATTAATAGAACCATTCTGAAATCCTGCACGTAATGCAATAGCTGCTTTAGTATTAAAATCAGCAGTAGCCTTAATAGACCAAACAACTTTATTGGCATTACGAATTTTGCATCTATCGGCCATATTATCATCATTAATACAAGTCATCGCTTCATATGTGACAGCATATTCAGCATCATACTGAGGCTTAATTATAAAGTCATACACACCAATACCTTGACCATTAGTATCAAGAACTAAATCAGTACAATTAAATTGATAGAACAACCTCATAACCAAAATTCCTAATTCATCTGTCGTCATTCCTTCGTGAGTTTCTAAGTAGACAATATTTGAAATATAATCATTTTTTTCAGTCGGAATTGCAGAATTAATAATAAGTGCGGCAGCATCGTTATTGTGTTTTTTGCTTGCTAACAATGCTACATCGACAGATAATATTCGTTTTTCGTTTGTTGCTAACTCGGGGATTTTAATTTGATGATTACGATATATTTCAAGAGGATAGAATGAATTTCTAATTTTTCGTCTAGGTGATATATCATCAAATTTAAAGAATGCTCCATCTGTATCTCCATACCATTCTGCACCCATCTCCATTTTAAATGCAGTAGGATCAAAATCTGCTTCAGACATTTCATCCTCAACCTGTTCACGAGATAGAAGACCTTCTTTTATTGCTAAATTGTAAGGAAGTCCACAACAAAAGTATCGTTTTGTGTCGTCCAACATATTTGCATAATAAGCTTGTAATTTAGAATAGCTCCAATGGCTTTTGTACCACGCTGAACTCATATAGATTTCAGAGTTACGTTCAATGAGATGAGAATATTTAGGATTATTTAAATAACCAGGTGAACGTGGTGCAGTCAAGAATTTACGAAGAACAGTGTTGATTGTATTTAAATCAACCATCCTGAATTCATCAACCACAATTGTCGTTGCCCTGTTATGACGAGCGGAATCGTTAGAACTTACAATTTTTATCCAGCTTCCGTTTCTGAAGTCTACATGTGCATTATTAATAGAAGTAGATATATCAGATATTTCAGCACGAAGATTTGCAGAACCCCATCCATAATTTTTCATAAAATCATCATTTATCTTCTGAATTACTTCCAGCGATTGAGATTTATACCCAGATGCCACGCAGATCTTCGTCCCTGGATACAGAATACACCGTACAACGCAATATAAAGAAGTTAGCCATGTCTTACCAGAGCCACGACTAGCAATATACATAAAATTCGTACTTACCATCATCATGTATATCAAAATCTTTTGAAATAGCTTTAATTTTACGTTGAGGTACTGAAGTACAAATCGCTGGGGATTTTTTCTATAAAAAGCCGCCCAATAAGCGACTCCTTCCATAACACGCTCAGATTTTTCTTGATATACTTCTTGTAATGATTTTTTCTTTTCTTTTTTAGTAGCCAAAATTATTCTTCCTCTTTGCTACCAAAAATCTTATCAAATAAGATTTCACTGTCGTTTTCTTCATCATAAGAAGGTTGTTTTACTGCATATTTTGCCATTACTTTTTCGTATATATTTGAAAATCTGTTTTTAAGCCCAAGCATTTTAGAGGCGTGACCACGGTAAAAGGCATCAATATACGTGCCAATTTTATCAACGTCAGCAAGCTCAGGATCAATATCTGGGAGAGGGCGTGTTTCCTCATATTTTTGAATCAATGTACCCATTGTTTGAGCATCTGAAAATGTATCAAGAGTATTCTGTTTTGGCTTTAAATTACCAGTATCAAGCCATTGTTGATATGAATAATCTAAGTCCTTCGTAGAAGCTCCTTTTTTAATAGCATTTCGTTTCATAAGTTTTAGGATTGATAAATTTTGAAATGTTTCTTCTTGTGCCTTTTGTGAACAATCATAGCGAGAAATCCAATCTTGATATTCATTTTCAAGAAACATTAATTCCTCATTGTTATAATTTCCAAATCTTTTCCTTGCAGCCCGCAATGTCTTTTGCACAATTTTTATATCTTCTTCTGGATTATTTTCTATATCATCAACAGAAAACTCAGAATCTTTATATGACGTGTTATTATATTGTGGAAGAGAGGCTACCATAACAATAAGATTTTGTACGGCTGTTCCACGTACTTTTTCACCAATGCCTTCATTAATTGCCTGTAATTGTGCATTGTAATCACTTTCACAAAATTTCCAATCAAGCTGTCTAAAAGTGTTAATTGTTTTTTCTCTATTGTCTGTTCTAATACCAGTTTTAGGATCTACGTCAGTACACAAATCTAACAAACATGACTTACATGCGAAGTGTTCAAAACCACTTTTACTTTTCTTGGATTTATAAAAATTACTATTTCCCTTAGTTGATTTCCACTTTCCACAATATGGACAATATATATAATCTAAATCAAGAAGATGATTATAGTCTAAAGCTAATTCATGGTAAGCTGTTTTTACCGAATTTACACTAAGACGTTTAATATCCTCATCTGTTTTTGCTTGTTTTAAATTAGCGATAGTAATCACATCCTTTCCTTTTTTATCAATTAAAAAGAGAAGTGTAGAATGATTAACACACTTCTCTATAACTCCAAAATAAATTTTTATACAATTTTATTTTCCCATTACAACAATCTCTGATATAAGAAGCAGTATAACCATCTGCCACAGCTTCTGCCATTGAATTATATTTCCTTATGAGAACTTTATCTTCACTGTATGCATAAACATTTTTAGATTTGCCAAATATATTATTTTTTATAATATAGTCCTCTGTTATTATTTTATTTTCATCTCCACGAAACTTCCAAATATATCCATAAGCAGAGTTACATATATTTTTGCAATTTGCTATTACAGTCCCTAAAGAATATTCTTTTGGAAGATTATGTTTATTGTATGTACATATATAATTTGCGTTTAAATCGTATTGTTCTAATTCGTATGTTTCAGATAACAACCTACATTTTAACAAATACTCATTCGTGAATTGAAAATCATCAAGTTCGAATAACCAAATATACCCTCTGGAACAATTGTAATTATGTCTACAACATTGTCTAATTTCTGCTACACTATCAAAATTTAGTTTATTTTGTATATCCTTAAAAGATGAAAATTTTTTTATATAATTCCCATATAAATCATACTGTATTATTGGTATGTCAAAATATCGTGAATTTTTCATAACATGATTTTTAATATATTCTTTATCATGAATAAGAGGATCGTTAGAATAAAACCACAAATAATTTCCACAATGGCTTCCCTTATGCTCACAACATTTTTTAATTATCGCATTTGATAATCCCAAAGTTCTACTTGCATGACTTATACTTCTCCAGCTTTTTATAATGTTCCCATATATATCTATTTGTATAATTTCATCAGGATTCCTCAATTTTGAGGCATTTTCCTTTTGTGTATTTGTCCATGTACTGCCTTCTGATGTATTTTCACCGCCAGTTGATAAATTATATCCAAATTCTCTTTTAGAAGATTTATATTCTTTTATCCAATATTTTTCTCTTTCATAAATAACATCATAATCACATTTTTCTAATACTATAAATTCAAAATTATCCTCTCCATATTTATCCCATGCATTTTGTAATTTTGCATTTGGATGAATATGTGTATTAAGACGATACTTATGTTCAATCCATCTGTTATGTATGTTTTTACTTAATCCGATATAAACCATATCGTTTACTTTATTTTTAATACAATAAATTCCTGAAAATTTTGGTTTGTCAATATCTTTTGTTTCATTGTTCATTTATTCACCTATAACCTTTCGTCCTAACCTCAAACAACAACTAAAAATAGCAGTAGAAGTGGGGAGGTTAGGTGTAAAACCCACATACACAAGAATGATCAGTTCTTATGTCTACTGCAATAATCCAACTACCTGCAACCGAAACAGTAACAATCCTCTCATAGTTGGCTATATATTTATTCTCTTTTTAAATTCCATCGCAATATAAAAAGAAGCCACTTCATACGAAATGACTTCTCATAAAATCCTAATGAAAACATAATTACACATATACTAAAAGGGCGGTACAAATACTGCTCTCTACAAATCCTTAATTATACTTCAAATCCAATAACAAGATTGTTTTCTTTAATCTTATTAATTTCTCCACAACGAAGTCCATGACATTCGTCCAAGAAAACAATTTTATTTTTATATTCATCAATATTTCTCATATATTCTACATAGCTAACAAATTGAGTATAATTATTGTCGTACCCCAAATCTTCGTTTCTATTTTGTATTGCACGATACCCACTATTCATATAAGAAATAACAATTCCATTATACTCATGGCATAATCTAGCTAATGCTTCAGATTTTCCAGAGCCTCTCATTATTTGTGAAAGACTTTTTTCAACTAAATAACTTTCATTGTTATGGATATAATAAGAAAATGTTTTATACCAAAATTCTCCACAACGTCTATTTATAAGCCATTCTTTTCTATTTCGGATTTCTCCTGAATGATTTTGTTCCCATATACAAATCTTGTCATCACTTTTAGAATATTCTAAATGCCAATCATACTCTTTAATTAAAGATAATGTATCTTTCAAAAGTCGAAGGATGTCAATTGATTCTCTAGTCCTCCCATTGTTAATAAAATCGTGATATTTCTTCGTAAGAATATTTGCATCATTTGTTAAAGTTTCAACAGTAGTATTAAAAATATTTTTTATCATAAGAATTTCCTCCAAGCGGTAAGTCGCAACCTATTATTTATTAACACATTTATGTGCTTAACACACTCTAAAGGATTCGAACCTTTGTCTTCGGTTTTGGAGCCCGCCGTTCTCCCACTGAACTAAGAATATCTATAAATATAATTAATTAATACATAATTACCCAATAAAATAAAACTATTTACTAAATATTGGGGAAAATGTTTGCAAAATACTATATATAGTGATATAATGACATATGCAAAGACAAAAAATATAAATAAAAAAGAAAAGAGGTTCCTCTATGATAATTACTAAAAGATTTTTAAATAGTGTTGCAATAGACAATCATATTCTCAATGAGGCAAATCAAAATAGAATTTTATATGAAAATAGGGCATTAAATGAAGATCAAAATTATGATATATTTTTGTCTCATAGATATTTAGATAAAGTACAAGTATTAGCATTGGTTCATCTATTTAACAGAGAAGGATTTTCTGTATATGTTGATTGGTTAACAGACGGACAATTAGATAGAAGTAATGTCGATGAACAAACTGCTGATTTACTGAGGAAAAGAATGAAATCGTCAAAATGCTTGGCATATTTAACAACACAAAACATAGCCAATTCTAAATGGTGTCCTTGGGAACTTGGTTATTTTGATGGATTAAAAAATTCTAAGTGTTGTATACTTCCAGTTATGGACTATACCACCGATTTCGAAGGACAAGAATACCTTGGATTATATCCGTATTTAGAATATATGGATCACACAAGCTACGGAATAAGAAGTGGTTTTTACATTTGTGATAAAACACATTCCCGTTTTATTAAATTAACAGATTGGTTTAATAATTTTTATTAAATTAGAAAAAGGGGGGCAGATTTATGTCTGATACAAAACATAAGTGTTTTATTTCTTTTAAAACTGAAAATACATCTTATAAAAACCACATACAATATAGTCTTAACGTCGATATGATTGATAAATCATTAAATGAACCTATTAATTCAGACGATGAAGATTATATTATGAGAAAGATTCGTGAAGACTATCTTTCTGATTCAACAGTAACAATATTCTTAATTGGAAAACATAGTGCAGAAAATGACCCGAATGAAAACCAAACTTACATAAAACGTGAATTGCAAGCATCTTTATATAATGGAACAAATAATACAAGAAACGGTATTCTCGGAGTAGTTTTGCCTGAAATGATTAACTCTATTTATAAAGGAAAGTATAGTTGTCCAACATGTGGAGAAAGTCATAATGCTGTTGTAATTAATAACGACACTGTAATACGTGAGTTTAATTATAATTATTATATTCCAAAACTAAATAACACTTGTCACTGGACAGAAGATGAAAGATATTGTGTCTTGGTTCGATGGGATGACTTTTGTGAATCTCCAGAAACATACATAGATAAAGCATTTCAAAAACGAAATTCTTCAATTGCAAACAAAGTTAAAGTATATCCAGATTAAGGAGTAGCTATATTGAAAGAAAATGATACAAAAGAACATTATATTCGAAAGATATTTGAACCTTTTCTGAAAAGCTCTGCTTCATATGAAAAAGATTATATAGAAAAAAGATTAATTGAACAAATTATATGGTATGATAAGAGTGCAATTAAAAAGCAAAAAAGATATAAACAGCTATCAATTATCTCAATTGTTTTATCTGGGATTATTCCTATTGTATCAATATTTTCTAAATACAAATACGGGACGATTGCAATAATTATAATCTCGACACTAAGTGCTTTATCTTCAATCTTATTATCTATTATTAATTTATGTGAATATCGTAAATTATGGGTAGAATACCGTTCTGCATGTGAAGTATTAAAAAGTACATTGTACAAATATTTTACGAAAACAGATGAATTTCAATCTTTAAATGATTACGCACGACTAAATCTTCTGATTTCATTATGTGAAGAATACATGACGAAAGAGTTTAAAATTTGGTCACAGTTACCCCATATACATAAAAAAGAACAGTAGTTTTACTGTTCTTTTATTTCTTCATATATTTCTTCAAAAATATCTGGTTTACAAGGATATTGTTCTCCACGAGTTCCTGTTATAATATAATCACCAGGTGAAGCCTTTAAATCGCCTTCTAATGTATGAATTATCATTTCTTTATCAGTTTTATATGCTTCTATTATTACTGGCTTTTTCATATATTTTTTCTTTTTCATTATATTCACCTCTCCATTTAGATATATGTATAATTATAGAGTATTATTCCTCATTGTCAACGGCTTTATCCACAGTCACACCAATAGTATAAGATACATCAGAAATAACCCTAATGTTCTCGAATCCAATTTCTTTATCTAATTCAGCAATTGTATCCTGTAACTCATTTACATCTTCTGTTTCAAATTCTGTAAATGTTACAGTAGAACCTGTTACAGAAGTAGTTCCATAAACTTCCCAAAGATTTTTTAATTTAGCATCAGAATTCTTAATCAAAATTTTATATTTCATAATGATAATCCTTTCTTTTAACAAATAAAATAGGGCAACGGCAAGTGATGAACTTGCACATCTAAGAGCAGTATGCATCCCGCAAATAGACTTTAGCTTCAGGTTCGTTGCATAATATTTCCATCTCACTATTACCTTATTTATAGATGGTCGAAGTATTTCAACTTCACTCGCTGAGTCGTGTACTAGGTCACTTTTCGAGGCTCTCAGCTAATTCTCTCCTAGCCAGATACCGATATCACCTAAGTCGGAAGGAACATTCATCTTGAATGCTAGTCAACTATCTTCTTGATAAGTAGTCAAAATAGCCTTTATTTTACGTTGCTACTATTTTCCACAACAAAATTTCACTCAAACAAAAAGACCGCTATAAAATAGCGATCATTTTATTTTAATTATTCAAATGATTCAACATCTAGTTCTTTAATAAACTCAACCAAAAGATTAAACATAATTTATCCCTTGTTTGCTTATTATAACTTTTGCTGTTCCATTATAAACAGTATCTTTCCATTGCATGGGCGTAGCGTTCTTTAAAGCATTAAAAGTAAAAACTGTTTTTCTATTACGTTGTGTTAATTTTGATGTATTTAATTTCTTGTATATCATTTCCATAAATAACCCCTCTTGTAAAACATTTTCTATGTATTTATTATAACATATATTGGGTAGTTTTAAAAGATTATTCATTAAATCTCAATGCTATCTTTGAGCTTTCTAACCTTAGAAGTATCTGTTTTGATATAATATTTCTTAGTGACATCTGTCCCAGCATGATTAAGCATAGTAGATACATCCTCTAAACTAATACCTTCATTTTTTAAGAGAGTTGCATAACTATGACGAAAATCATGAGGATGAAGCGTAGGTACTCCAATTATTTTACCAATTTTCTTGCACCAATCATTAAGCGTACTATTTTTAATTGGTTTATCTTCATCTGTATATGGGGTAATAAAGATTCTTCCGTGATCGTCAATATTATTGTCTTTACGATACTGAATCAACTTTTCAAGATAGCCTTTTGTCTCTTTGCTAAAGCTAAGTTCAACAATCTTTCCCTCCTTTTCGAGCACATCATTACAAGTTCTTTCATCAAAATCAATTTGTTTCCATTTAAGACTTGCAATAGCATTTACTCTCGCCATCGTGGTTAGAGAAAGAAAAGCATATGCCTGTAATTGAACATCACCATACTCCTCAAGTTTTTCACGCATTAACTGTACTTGTTCTTTTGTAAGATAGGTCTGTACAGTAATTGGTTGTCCTGCTTTTGGTCTATCAATAAATTCAGTAGGTGATTCTACAATAAGTTTCTTCTTGCGAAGGAATTTATAAAATGCAGATACAGAAGCCATAATACGTTTCTGCCTGTTTACATTGTTTCCTTGCTGCTTACGCCAATAATAATATTCAGTAATATCATCCTCGGTTGCTTCTAGTACAGATAAATTGAATTGATTATCATACATGTAAATAAACCACTGTTTAAGATCTGCGTTATAAGCTTGTATAGAGTTCGGAGATAAATCACGAATAGACATATCTATCTGATATTTTTGAAATAGTTTTAATGTTTCTGGATTTATATGTTCGAATTTTTCTTTGTCATATATTTCAATTCTTTTGCTTCGTTCTGCCATTTTATCACTTCCTTCCAATTAAAAGAAGTGAAATAGCAATAAACACTAAATCACTTCTTTGTCATTTATTCAATATTAATCTGATTTTTCTTTACAAGCAACTTTCTAATATATTCCAATCCTTTACGAGTGGCATAACTAACAGGTCTATAATTACCATCGGTACAAGGAGTTTCTTTTACTTTAAATAATCCCTGTTCCATAAATCTCTGATATGGAATATTTATATTTCCCTTGTAAAACATCACATCATTGTTTCTGAGAAATAAATATAATCTCTTTAATCCAATACCAAGTTCTTTAGCAACAGTGTTCATTGGTAGAAGACCTTCTGTACTCATAAGCGTGTCATAAAATTCTTTTAACTCAGTATTTTCAGCTTTTAATTTTTCATTATTATCATGCAACTCACGAATAACAAGAATTTTTGTCTCTTCGCTTAAATCAGGAAGATAATTATTTACAAATTCTTCTTCTCTATCTGTTTCTACATAACCACCTGTTTTGTTAACCATTGGAAGAACTTCATTTACAACCCATTTTCTAAATGGTTTGCACTTTTCTGTATGTGCTTCAAACATAAAATCATATAACTGATTCTCTGTTAAAAATGGTTGTCCATCGTGGACAACTGGCGTAATTACAGCATTCTTGACAGTTTTATCAATTCTTTCTGTTCTTGCATACTGCTTTCCTTTAGCAGTTTTTACATATCCAAGTGCCATGCCAGTTGAATAAAGTTCAAACATTGGAACTCCATCAATAATCTCAATAGTTACATCAGTTACTTCAAATTTCTTTAAAATTTTGTTTTCTTTTTTCATTTTAAATTTCTCCTTTTCTAAAAAATATCTTCTAGTAAAAGGAGAGGGCAGGTAATTATCCTGCAAGTCTCTCCGCTAATTAGTGCGATAGGAGTATACCCTATACATGCGTCTCACTAACGAAGGTAGAGATAGGAGAGTATTAACCATCCTATGAACTCTTTATCGGATTATCCATCCGACCTCATTTATACATTCTCTGTTTATTTCGCTATAAACATTGAACATTATTACATCAGTTTGGAATCGAACCAAAAATCAAATTCAAACAATTTTGTGTTACCATTACACTACTGATGCGTTTTTCTTTTGTCTTAATCCAGTCTTGTATGCGTGAATAAGATTTTCACTATATGTACACCATTCCAGATTTTCAACATAATTATTAGTTTTATTCCCATCTATATGGTTTACACATTTCTTATTCTCTATATTTTCTATGAAAGCCATTGCAACTAATCGATGGACATCTACAGTCTTCCTCTTGCCATGGTCATATAAATTAGCCGTAAGATATTTTGTGTGCTTGTTAAATTTAAGAGATAAAATATTTTCACCTCTTGCAAAACTTTTTACTCGTCCATAATTACTAATCTGATATCTACCTTCATATCCTGCAATGTCTTTCCAGATTTCACCCTTAATCTCAAGAATTTTTTAAACCTTCTTTCAATATATTGAATCTCACACTGCTAAAGCAGTATGATTCTTGGGAACCCTTTTGCCGAGAATATTTTCTAAGCTATCCCAATTGTTTTCATTTTTATATTCTCTGTTTATTTCACATTTGAACATCGAAATTAACGACTTAAACAAGACTCGAACTTGTATCTTTTTCGTCAGTGGCTTTCACACTGGTGTCTGCGGTTTTACCTTGAATGCTTTACCATTAAGCTATTAAGCCATAATAAAAGAGTGCGCAGTATTTACCACGCACTCCCATATTTAAAAATCAAATCTTAACTTTTCGATTAAATCTTCAACATCTAAACCATTGCTATTGTAATAAGAATAAGAAGAATGTCCATTATCTGTATGTTTTGTTATTGCAAAGCCACAAATATTGCCATCTTCGTCTTTTAAGATTTCTGCCGCTTGATTATGTGCTTCACAACAATCGCAACAACCACAACAAGCATCATCGTCTTCTTCAATATTTACCTCATAAGCATCATCTGTGTCAACAGTCTGAATTACCTTTGAGCTACAATTATCTAAAATAAAGACCTTAGAAGCACCACAGTTATCATAATAGATACCTTCTTTATTTCTAGCTAAACTCAACCAGAGTTCGTTGTCATAAATCATTAATACATATTCACCATTGTAGCCGTCAAAATCTACAGGATGGAATGTATCAATGGACATACATTCATAACCATATCTGATTAACTCTGCAAAGATTTCTCTCATTTCGTCATATTTTGCAATAACTGTTACATCATTTAATGGGTCTTCTTTTGCAATGTCATGTATTGTATCTACAATATATTCACAAAAATCTTCTACACATGAGAATTTTAATGTTTCCAAATAACTCACTCTCCTAAATTAGATATTCTTAGCACTCTTATTCATCTTGAATGTGATTTCTGAGTGAGCTTCTGTGTGCCATGGCTTTTCAACTCCACCAAGCTTAGAAACACCACTCTTTTCTGGAACATTCTTTACAGAAAATGCACCAAGTCTACCAAATGGAATCTTTTCTTCCTTATTAGCTGTAAGATTTTCTACAATCATTGTTTCAAATGTAGAGAGAAAAGCTTCTGTTTCCTTCTGATTGAACTTCTTATTAATTTCTAAACCTGCAAATACGTCGTTTACTCTTTCTGTGTATTCTCTAATTAATTCTAACTTTGTCATAATTTTTTTTAATTCCTTTCATTCTTAATAATTTTTATTTTTTTGTTTACAAAAATAGAGAGTAGCTGCCAATCTGGTCAACTCTCTCATAACTTTTACGATTTTTTGTTTTAAAACACGGTTAATCGTGAACCAATATGGCTAACATAAGTTATTCTCGTTTATTAATGCCAGTCGAGTTCTGGTCTAGTTAAATTTTACATCATACAGGCAATCTAATCCATTCTTTGTAACAACAGAAATGGTTTGAGATGGCTTAGTATGTAATCGTAAATCTAATGCATAATTATCTGTTCCTGATAGTGTTCCACTTTCTATTACTTTAGTATTGTACACGGTCGTTAACCCATTTTTGTGTCTATGACCGAGATACACTAAGGATGGACAAGTCCCAAATAAAAATGTAAATTTCTGTACGACATTACTAGGAGAATCTTTATCTCCATGTGAACTCATAACAATATTATTTCTCACGGTGAACATGGCGATAGATTCCTCTATTTCGTTTTTATAAAATTTAATATTGTCAAAATTCTGTAATTTTGCTTCCAAAAATGGAATAGCAAGATGGTCGATGTTTTCTCCTTTTAAAGAATCTTCTTTTTTAGGAGAAATACGAGAATGGTTGCCTGGACAGATATATACATTTACTGTATTAAAATGATAACTTAATTCAGCTAAGAATTGAGAAATATAATTCGTAACACTCAAAAACTGTTCGATTAAATTTTGATTATTCTCAATTCTTAATTCATTATGAATAATTCCTGAAACCAATTCAGATAAAATTACGTAGGCATTTTCTGAACCATGTCTTAATTGAACCTCAAAAATCTTATCAAGATACTGATTAAATCTATCTTTTAATACATTTTCGTCAAATTTATTGAAATAATTATCAATTTCAATTCCAGCGTGAATGTCTGTACATGAGATAATTAAATCATTGTCTGTTTTTAAAACACCAGTAAACTGTTTTGATTCATCATATAAAAGAGGGGAACTCTGATATTCTAAAATATTTCTAATTACCTGCTCTTTATAACTTTCTTTTCTAGCTTCTTCTCGAATTACACGATTTAATTCATTTCTTTCATCACGAACTTTCACTCGTTCTTTCTGTAATTCACGCTTCTGATTTTCAAGTTCTTTAAGATATTTGTCATCGTGTGATGAATCACTCTGACTTTCTTTCCACTTATAATATTCAGACACAAATGCAGAACCTACAAGAGGTGGTTGTGAACCTTTACGAATCGTATCAGGATTAAACTCAAGACCATATCTAGCACAGATTTCCGACCAGTCATCGTCAGAAATATGCTGTACCTTATTTGAACAATCTTGTAACAATTGCTCATACCTGTCTGTAGTTAATTCATACTTTTTTAATTCTTCTTCAATATTAAACAGTTAATAACACTCCCTTAATCATTAGTGGCAGGAATTTCATCGTCCTGTTTAATTGTAAGAGAAATACCTTCAACTTTATCCCAGTCTTCAAGTAACTGTCTTAAATTGTAAGTCTTACAATCGTCCTTATTGTATTCTGTAATCGTCATGTCATTTAAGTCTATCGTAGCGTTCTTAAATGTAGTGCTTTTACTTAACTTTGCCATTTAAATCTTCCTTTCATTCCATTTGTAATTATGCAAATTTTGAATAGCTAATAATATTTTCTCTGTACTTATTAAGAGCTTTCATTGCCTTCTTGTCTTCAACTAAGAAATAATGCTTGTATCTAGTATAAGTATGATTAATAAAATAACCAAGACCCTTATCTCTAAGATACTTTGCTTCTTCTTTGCTAATATTAATTATAATAATTCCTTCTTTCGTTTTTATTATGTCATTTGAATGACATTAAGCGCTATACGAGAATCGAACCCGCACCCTCAGTTTGGAAGACTGATGTTCTACCATTAAACCAATAACGCAAAAAAGAGTAGGGGGATACCTACTCTTCGAATAAGAGAATATATGAGCTGACATTATGAACTTTTAAGTCATTTATTTTTTTCACAATTATGCAAATATCTGACTTTTTTTCTAAAATCATCTGTAAACACTGATGACATAAATATAGAGTAATCTGAATTCGTATTTAATCTATTTGTAACGGATTGTTCGGATGGTATATACCTTGAAGTTACTTTTAGTCCAGGAAATAATTTTAACTCTACAAAATTATCACTATCACTAAATTTATCCTTTACCACATCTCCTAAAGTATTTATGATTTTACAAATATCCTTCAGTGAACAACCTGTTCTTAAATTTATTTCTTCTATAACATCTTTTTGATTATAATATCTTTTCTCTTGTATTATAGTCACTCCTTTGATATAATTGGTATAAATTGAACAATACGAAAAATAGAATAGGGTAGTCATCTTAAATTAAAATTGATAATAAATAGACTTATGCCTTTTTAAATACCGCTGAACGGCAATGTGTGTTTTTAAATAATAGATAGATAACTTACCCCTTCCTATGTAACTTAAAAATAGCGCCACAGTAGGTGGTGTAATTAAGCCTCAAACGCCGAATTTTACATTAAAAATGCAAAAAATTAATGAAGATGATAATTATTCTTTATAATAAATCATCTTATTTTTGATCTTATAACCAATATTAAACAACTTAATATCATCTCCATCTTCTTCTAATTGAAGAATTTCTTGAGAAGATTCTATAATTGCTTTATTAAAACTCTTATTCCCACATAAATATAATACTTCCAATAGAATATTCTTTACTTGAGAATTTTCTTTATCTTCTAAAGAAGAAAGAAGTCTATATAAAGTAGAAAATCCAATAGTTTCACTCTCAATTTCCGAAATAAGGTCTTCTCTTAGCTTATTCGCTCTTTCATTTTTATCTTCTTTGCTATCATTTTCTGAACCATAAATACTTTTTCGTTCATTTATAAATTTCTTCAATATACTATAAATTTTATTTATCTGCTTTTGATTTACACCAGATGTTCTAAACAACGAATTATCCAATATAGACACAAATGGTAACCAGTCTTTCTTATAAGGATTTTTTATTTTAAATCCATTAACTATAGTTTGCAAATAGTCCATTGAAGTATGATATTTAACATAATCCTTTTTAACTGGATTATAATAGCCTTTTTGTTTAGCGATATGAGAAAAGAAATGTGGCATTCTTTTTTTTCCTTTAACTGATTTTCCGTCTTCAGTATCTTCATATTCACATAAAACTTTATCATACTTCTGGCGAAGCCTATCAAGTTCCTTACTGTTATTGATTACAAACTCTTTCTTTGCCTTGTCTATTTCGATACCGCTCATTACATCTAATTGACAAATATCATAGTATAATTCTTTAATATCATCATATGTAGCTCCATAATACATTCTTTCCCACAATAATGAGTTCAACTCTTGAGACAAATTTATGATTTCACCAATTTTGTTATCAGCGGTTTTAATATCAAGGTCGGCTTGCTGTTCAGGTGTATAATATCTTTTTACCTTTGTAGAACTAACAAAAGAGGTTGGAGTTTTAAATAAGTGATAATTCCTTTTAGCAGCACGAATAAGTGTTTCATTGTCCGTAAGCATTACCGTATCTGAATCAAAATCTGCACCACTTAATCTTTGCAATACATTTTCTCCAATGGAATTAATACATACAATTTCATTGGTAAGATTAAAATAACAGTCTATCAATTTGTTTTCTGTATTATATGGTAACCAAACATTACCCATCGTAACATGAGGAGACCTACTTGCTAAGAGAGTTTTATTATACTCAAAACGTGTACTATGTATATTTCCTGCTCCTATTTGACTACTCCCATTAAATTTACCAATAGATTGTCTGAGCATTTCTATTGGATTACCTAATAATGTAGAATAGTTGCCGTTTACATAAACATGTCCGTTTTTGAGATTCTTATAATAAGAACGAAGTAAATCAATAAGAAATTCTTGATAATACTTTGTTTTTGTAAAGTTGTCATTTATACACATCAAATTATATACTACATCATTTTTACTACTCATTGGTGAATTCAAAGGATTCATTTCATCAATATCAGGATATTTAATATAATGACGAACAACTTCTGGTCTATCTCTTAACATCTGAGCAAAACTAAGAGAATCTTCCAAAAACTCTCTTACTTCATCTTTCGACATTTGAAGAGTATTGATCAATTGATAATGAGTCTGTACTAATCGACCACCAAAGAAATGAGTTTCCTTATCATGTTTCACAACCCCAAAATTAGGATACAAATTATCTAACCATTCTTCCCATGTTCCAAACTTTAAATATTTAATACTACTTGGCGTTGTAATTAATTTTATATCTTCGATTTTTGTCGCTATCGTCTTTCCATTAAGTTGAGATATGCTTGTTATGTTATTATCTTTAAACCATTGTTGTATATTACAATTAAAACAACAAGACTTAAACATTAGATTTCTCAGTAGAAGCATTCCATAATTTTTATAATCTCCAAACAAAGATATGTCTAAAAGAGATTGTCCATCCCAAATAACATTTTCAATGTCGCATCTTTTTTCGGTGGTTTTTAAGCATCCATCTTCATCGTGTGTCTCAATTACATCTTCTTGAAACATACTCGTATAATCATCAATTAACAGAATATTTTCTGGTTTAATAGGTAATACATCAATAATACTACTAGATGGAAGGGCTATATATCCCTCATATGCCGCCAAATCTATCTCTTGTCCTAACTTTGGAACAATCTTTCCAGAACTAAATTTTAGAAGTGGTTCAAATAAATCTTCGTTAATAAACCAACATTTTCCCACTCTTGCTGAACCAGTAGACCTTTTAAGACGGCAATATTTAATACCATCACAATAAAATCCGTTTTCGTATAATTCCTTTCTAAGCTGAGAATTGTTTTTTATAATCTTAAAATCACCTTTTTTTGAGTATTGCATTTGAACTTCTTTGACAACACTCTTATCCTTCTTATCTTTTATTTGAATTTCTTTGCTAAAAAACGGTTTTGGTAAAGTTTCTATATTATTTACCTTTTCATTTATCTGAACTCCAACTATTTCTCCGTTTTCATTTTTTGCAACACAATCTTCAAATAACAAATCTCTGTAATTATATCCAAATTTGACAAAAGTATTTTTGTTCATTTGATTCCATTCTTTAACAGAATATTTAAAAGTAAGGTTGATTATATGAACAGAATATCTATTCTTTTTAACTTTAAAAACAATATCATTTCTTCTATACTTCTTTGTATAAATATCTAACAACTCTATTAAATCTAGGCTATCATCATAAGAATTAATGAACTTTCGTAGATTATAATCTCTGTTTTTTAGCTTTAAACTATACTCTTTTAATTCGCTGTAGTTACAATGTGATGCTAAATATATATCTTTTGCATCTATAGAAGGAATATAAAACTTATTACTTATCACTTTTATTCCTTCTTTCTTTCTTGATTTTTGTGACAGCCTGTAGTCTTTGATTAAAGTTAATATCAGCCATAATTCTATCCGCTATTGATGTAGAATTACGCATTCTGTTATAATTAGTAGTAAAATCTTCTTCAGAAATACATCCACCAAATCTGCAATTGTAATCTTCTTCTTGTGTCAAATAAACTCTCTTATATTTTTTTCTCAATGTTTTCTTTCTCCTTTTTAAATAATTTTCTTATATCGCATCATCCTTTCCGAAATAATGTGACTTTTTATATTCTTTATATGTTTTTAATATAAGTGTTGAAAAATCAAAGCAAATATAATATAATAAAACTGGTATAAATATTATGCTAAAACAATAATATAATAGGGGAAGTCATCACCCCATAGAAAAGAGATATTTTGAGCCTAACAGTAAAGTTTAAGGCTTTTCATCTTTTGTGATGGAAGTTTAAATGCATTTCTTTTATTCTATTCTTTATTCGTTGCTCTTTTAATTCTCTTTATATTATTGTTTTATAATCTTTTTTTCTTTATAGGCGACTAGCTATCATAGGTTAGTCGCCTATACTTACATTCTCTTTTAATTATTCTCTGTTACGTCTATACCAATATCTATATAATCCATTAATGAATCATAATTTTGTTTGCAAGTATCTAAACTACCATTCTCATCTAAATTTCGAATGTATTTACTAATCCCAATTTTACTTGGAACACCATTTGGAAGTTTAAGTCGATAACCAGCATAATCCCATATAATATCCATAATCTCAATATCTTCTTTCCTTATGTACAGATATAATTTATAGTATTCGTCATCTGGTACATCTTTATAATGCTTGTACATACATACAATCTGGAAGTTATCCGAAATGTTTACTAATATTGCGTTTCCTAAATCTTTATATTTTTCGTTCTTCATACTTTTATTCTCCTTTTATAGCACTTCTTACTTTACAGAATAAAGCAAGAAGTGTCGTTTATCATCTAAATTTACTATCTTTTTACATCAACAAATGTCGAATGGATTGATTTCGCCATTGTTAGTTGCTTTTAAATACTGTGTCAATGCACGACATTTTTCAGAACTAAGTAAACCATTGTCTCTTTTCTCAATTAAGCTATTCAAACAATATTTAATATACCAAGTAGTAGGAGTCCAATAGGTTACAAAATCTTTTGCTTGAGAATACATACTATTATCCTGTTCATAATTCTCCATAGTTAAATCAAACCAACTGTCCAATTCAAACTTGGAGGCAATGTCTGCATAAATCTTCTTAAATAAGAACGAACTAAACAAAACATATTCATAATTGGTAGACTCATTATTGAAAAGATTCCAAACTCTTGATTTACATATCTTCTTAAAGTTCTTCTTTCTCTTTGAATGAAAAGGCGAGCAGATAACATTTGTGTTCTTCTCTAATTTTTCAACCTTTGTTAATGTTTTCTCTTGTTCTTGCTCCATAATCTTAATCTTTTCATCACGCTTTTTGTTTTGGTTGTTAATAATTTTCAATGCTTCAATCACACCATTTTGCGAAGTTGCTAAGATTTCATCAATGTTTGCGTTCTCTGTTTCTACCTTAATTAAATTTTCCATCATATATTTCTCCTTTTGTTATTATAAATCTACAACATAGTCATTGTTGTTTAAAAGCTTCTTCATTTCGTTAGACCAATCATCAATTCGGTTGACAACATCCATTAAATTGTTTACACACACATCGCTAGAATTTAGTTCTTCTATACAACGTTTGAATTTTATTGGTGCAAGTTCTGTTTCTAACAACTTCTGTAATCTTACAGTTAGACCAGCTAATTCAGTAGCAGAGTCGATTTGACGACCCAAATCATTTTTCTGCTTTGTAAGAAATTCAATTTTAGACTTCAGATCATTGTACTTATCAGCTTCTTCTTGATTGAGCTTAACTTTTCGCTCTAATATATTCTTCTCTGTTTTTAATTCAGAAAGCTGTGTCTGTAATTCCTTTACTTTTGGATTATCATTTTCAAGTTGTTTAATTCTATCTATGTATTGCTGAACTTGTCTTTTAGTAATCTTCTTTGTTATGTCCATAGAGTTGATTAGTTCTTCTTGCTCATCATTAGATAACGAAGCAATTAAATCCGATGCTATTGTTTTTGAAATCACACCATCATCAAGAAGTTGTTTCATTGGCTCTGTAAGATTACGTTCTATAGATAAAGCTCTTGTAAGACTGGCTTTTGATGCACCCAACTGTTCAGCAATTTGGTCAAGTGTTAAGCGAGTAGAATTCTCATTATGAGAACTCTTCTTTCTACCATTGCCCATTTCTCCGTGTCCATATCCACATAACTTTACATATTCAACTGCAACTTTTCGCTGTTTTGACTCATCATTCTTACTTCTTCCGAAATTAGCAGCAAGTAAAACCTTTAGTTTTTTATCTTCATCAATCAAATCTTCTCTGATTCTAATAGGAACTATTTTAATTCCAAGTTCTTTTGCAGCTTTATAGCGTTGATGACCTGATATAATAGTCATATCTGGTGCTACAATAATTTCTGATATAATACCTTCTTCTTTAATGGAGTTCTTAAATTCCTCATACTGTTTACCAGAAATGTCATCAAAAAATTCTGTGTTACGTGGATGTACTTTTAACACATCAATAGATACATTAGTTATTTCTTTACTCATTTTAGTTCTTTCCTTTCTTTAATAAAAATATATTTTACTGCTATGATTTAAGATGAAGACACATATTAAGTGCTTCATTATTATATTCTCCATCTAATCTTTAACAATTGCGTGCTTTTGTATTGACAAGTTGCCAAAGTTTATTTGGTTGTATATGTAGTTATTCTCTTTTTATGTTTAAGTAATAAACTTATTTAGAATTATCTTTAATCCATTGTTTTAAAAGTTCTCTCATTCTTATACTTGGAATATAAACCCATATTTCTTTCCCATCACGAATAGCTGAACGCCATATAAACTGAAGCATTTCTGAGAGTGCATAGCCGTTTTCGTCAACTGATATATTATTCACTTTAAAAAAACTTTTAATGAATGGGTTTAAATATCTGTTAATTGTATATGCAACTGAAGTTCTGTTTCTATATTCATTCGTTGCTCTTGCATTACACGAAAGAAATCCTTTTGTATATCCTTTTCCTTTAAGTATCTCTTTATACTCTTTAAACGTTGTCCAGATATTGTCCTCTGCTTTATTCTCTCTTATGTTATGGAAATAGTTGTACAAATTATTTTTTAGAACTTTCATAGAGGCGTTATTTTTATTCCTGTTATACCAAGAATAGGAAAGGTCAGTTTCTCTATCTCCAATCATATTTAATTTTTCAACTTCACAAATGTGAATTAACTTATTGTAATCGTAAGAATTATACTTTATCTCACTATCATAAGGGATTAGGCGATATGCTTCTAAAGATTGACCTTGTACAGACCAATAAGTATATTGAATTCCATAATAGTCATAATAATATTTCTGCATTTGCATATTAAAGCAATATGTTAGAATATAAATATTTCTAAATGAGTTAAACGTCTCTACTGGAAATAACCACACCATTAGGTTGTCTCCATAACAAACTAGACTTCCTAATTCACATAATCTTTTCTCATTATCAAATTTACCTTGATAATCAGAGTAGTCTTCTTTCCATATAAGTTGTTTTGTTTCAGGATTTATATCTACATATGTATTTTTTAAAATTTCAAAGTCTTGTTTACTTAAATTGTATTCTTCAATTACATTTGCTACTTCATCCATAATAAGTGTGTAATTTTTTGCTCTACATAAATCTATTAATTCATTATCAAATCTTTGAAACAAAGCATGAGTTGATACAATGTTATCACCTTTATCTATTAATCTCATTAAGTCGTTTAATTTACTAGCCTTTCCGTTGTTTTTTAAAAATGTTGGAGTTTTAAAATTCTTCTTATTACAATATTTTCTATATCTTGTTATTTCATCAAGAAATGGTGTGATTACTAAGAATTTTTCATCTTCATCTGAACTATTAATATGATTGATTATGGCACTTGTTTTACCAGCACCCATAATTGCATCAACAATATTAACTTTACAATCAAATTTCATATTTTCGTTTCTTCCTTTCGTTCATTAGTTTTGTTAATAATTTAGCTGTTATTTATATATTCTCTATTAAAAGTTGTAATATTCAATCAATTGATGTTTGGTTTAAATAAAAATTTTAACTCCTTTTTTCTAAAAAAAGTGTTTACATATTTTACCTATAAAATAAGGAAAAAATAATGATTAGTTATAAAATAGGGTAAAATCATTTATACATCAAAAAGAGTTAAAATTAAAATAAAAGCCTTATAAATAAAGGGTTTTAAGAGATTTTGCTTAAAGAGAACTATATAAAAAGTTGTAAGAATAATATAAATATATTTGTGGACTGCTTTAGCAGGACACAAGGGCGTTCATTGCATGCAATGAATGACCAATAGTGCCACTGGCAATAAAATTATTGTATTCTCTATACTTTATTCTCTATTTATATCTTCATTTCTATTACAACTATATTTAACTTCTTTATTAATCATTAATCTCATGTTTGACAGTACAACTAATAAATTACAGCTATCTTGATAAAATATATTTCTCTTTTTATACATTGAATTTATTTATACATTTGATTTTGTAGTGGTTAAATATCAATGATTCTATGTCTATAATCTTTATTTCTCTCTTTGAGAAAGATGTTATATATAATTTTGTTTTTATTTTCTTAGAGTAAATCATATATACATTCTCTTTTTATATTGGCTATATTTGGTGCTCTGTATTTATATTGGTGTTTTATAGTAGATTATTGTCTCTATAATGTATATTCTCTATTTACTTTTACTATTGTTAATCTATACTTGATAAATATTTCTTCTTTTATACCAAAACTTGTAATATAGGCAATAAAAAAAGACAGTGAAAAATCAACTGTCTTTTACTTAATCTTATTTTGTTTTATATTTTAATCTTCTTTTATATTTTCAGCTATTAACCAATTAGATTCTGGCTTTGTTATTAATCTTGCATCCATATAAGCCATTTCCATAGATAAACATGTGGTAGCTTGATAATATCCATTTTTCTTTAAATCCAATACTAATGCTACATCAGGTTTATCATCTCTCCCAAAACATAAAGGAACTAATAATTGTATTTTATTTTGATAATAATGAGGAACTGCTAATTTATAATTTGCTATTACTTTTTGGATAGCAGTATCTATAACTCCTTTTAATACATCTAAAGGTCGTTCACTGTTTTTAATAGAATCAGGTAATCTTTGGGATGTATCTAAGTCATCAAGAATATGTTTATAATTTTTATTTACTTCTAAATGCCAATTGAACACTAATCTTGAAGGGTCAGAAAAGAAATCTGCTCTTTGTGGAAAATCTTTAATTACATCTAATGCTCCTAATTCATATTTATCCTTAAACCCTTTAAAAAACCATTTCTCAGCATTTCCATCATTATTTTTATTTAATTCTCCATATACATAAATTGGTTCATAATAGCAAGAAAATAATCCAGTATCAAAAACACAATAATTTTCTGTCTCTATGACTTTACCTTCGTCTTGAAGTTTATTGAAAGTGTATTTTAAATAATTCTTTAAAATATAATTATCTTCATTGTTATCAAAACTCCATTTTTCGGGTAGGGCTTTCCCAGCAAGTTCTTTGATTTTTGCATTATAGTCTCCCCAATCCATATAATCATAAATATCCATATTAATCCTCTCCTTAGTATATATTTTCTTTATTATATCATATTTTTTTGATTTATTAAAGATAATAGATTCTTTTATACTAAAAAAATTAATATCAAAAGTGTCATAAGGAATTTCTTTATATGATTGAACTTCATTAAGAGGAAATTCTTTATTTGTCTGAATGTAGGCTTCTTTCTCACTAGATGCAAAACAAAGTCTAAGATAATTAAAATTTTTAGATTTATTGGTTGATATAGGTACTAAATAAACATTCATTATGCTCTCTCCTTTAAGATAAAATAATTTTATTACACTTATATATTCTCTATTTATAATTGGTTTATATAAGAAGTTATATCTATCCCAAAATTCTTTCTTCTATTATTCGCTTTGCTCATAATTTCAGAAAGACCAACCCTTATCAAAGGGTCTATTTTTTGTAGAGGTTTTATTTAAAATTTGTTTAACATGAAATAGGGGAGTTATAGAAATGTAATATTAAAATCTAAGAAAAAATCTATAGTTGTTAATTGGGATTAATTTATTTTTCTTTAAAAATATTAAGAAAATTTCTTTAAAATAACTTAAAAATATATAGGTTTTAGTATAGTGATATGTAGTAAATGTATTAAATTTTGTGTGATTAACAGCATTGTATATGGAAATAATTGGATTTAACTTGATATATCAAAGATAAAATTGCTTGATAATTTCTTCTAAAAACTTTGGGATAATTTTGACATAAAAGTGTTATCGTTCTGATTACTGTTTTATTTTATTATTTGATGATTTAGTGTATTATTTCTGAATTGGTAATTATTTATTTTTATGAATTTTTAGTATTGAAAAGACTGTTTTTCAAGGGTTTGAACGATAAGGTGTACGATAAGTGGTTTGAAAGTAAAAAGCGTGATTTTTGTTAGTAAAATAGGGGATTTGAGAGATTATTTTTGTGGAGGAAAATTGGTAAATTTTTGAGTTGGTGTGTGGATGAAATAGCTTATACCTAGAAGTGATTTTGATAGTTAAATTCTGGTTTTTGCCACCCCCCCTCCTTTCCCCAAAGTGACTGTAAAACAATATTTTACATTATATCCTAGTAAGCTGATAGGATATAAAGGGATTAAAAATAAACCAGTAGATTTTCTATGGTTATTATCGGTAAATAAGGTAAAAATATTTTTATCGAATTTTTAAGAAAAAATATTAAAAATTACTTGACAATATAAAAAAGATACTGTATAATAATAACTGTCTTAAAGATAATAAGACAAAAAATAAAAAAGATTTCAAGATTTTTTCTTAAAAATCTATTGACAGATGTTTTATCATCTGTTATAATAATAATGTAAATAAGAAAAGAGTTTAGCCGATTTTGAAAGAGGAGCTAAACTCTAAAAAAAATTGAATATTGTAAAAAGTTAGTACTGACGCACAACTTCTACACAAGTAGTGTAACATCTTTTTATATTTTTGTCAAGTGCGTTGTTTTTTACTTAAAATGTCATTTTTTTACAATTCAAATTTATTTTTTTCTTTTTTACAATTTTACATACTCTATTTTTTTCTAGTTTTTTTGAAAAACTAGTGTACTTTGAAAACAAGAACATAGTTTTTATTATTACAGTTTAAAAGTATTCTGTATAGAAGAAATTAAACTAGCAACAAAAAAGGGGGCTGTTCTGTATAGAACAGCTAACAATAATAAAAGTTGTGTCGAATATTGCATAAACTTAAAAAGACGGCACAAGTATTGCACTTGTGTTGCACAATGTTTTTTGCGTGCATTTTTTCAAAGGTTAGAACTGTATCTAGTTGTCAAAATAAAAAAATTAAAAGAAAGGTGGCATAATTATGGCTACAAAAGCAACTACAACTACAAAAACTACAACTGAAAAAACAACTACAATCACAACTATCGATTTTAAGTTGTTTGAAATCAATTCTAAAAAGGTTGGTTTAAACAACTTAAAGTCACAATATGAAGTCGAATTTAAGCAAGCTGTGGAAGGTTTGTTTGCTCTTGAACTTGCTTTAAAAATTAGTGATGTAAAAAAGAGCATTACTAATGAAAAAAGCAAGGACGGCACTAATAAGGAAAAATTAGAAGGGCTTGAAAATGAACTTCAAGAACTTGAAAAGATTAAAACTGAATATGTCGGCAGTTATAAAAACTTTCAAACAGCTGACGGTGTTGTAAAACTCCTTGCTTGGAGTTACAAGCCTTTGAAGGCTGTGAGCTTCAAGGGTAGCGTTGAATTAGTCAACGCTTGCTATAACTACTATGTTAATAGCAAGGTGACAATTGAAGACACTAAAAATATAAAAGCTGAAATTATGGCTTTTATAAATAATCGCTTGGGTGCTGAATCTAGTTTTAAGCTAACTAACATCAGCACTAGCACGCTTGATTATATCTTGCGTGTGGCGTTCACTAAGTCTGGTACTTTCAACGCTAAGGGTGTTCGTAACTATGAAACACTCAGCAACAAGCAGGTACTTAATAGTAAAAATAAGCTGGTTCGTCAGCTTATTCTCAGTACAGTTGGCGAACGTGTCGGCTATTCTAAAAAGGATAGACCAGCGAAGGTTGCTAACAACCTTTACGAAATATAAGGGGGTATAATTTATGCTAAAATATTTCGGTGTCTACGATACTGACACTAACAGAAAATATGTGAATGTATTTGGTAATACAGTAGAAAATTGTGTTACTAAATACGAAAACTATGTGAATAAAAACCACGGCTATATCGTTAACTTATATCCGATGAATAGCGAAAAAAATAAAAAATTGTTTGGTGCATTGTCTGAAATTGTACCAACGATATAAAAAATCTAACCAAAGGGGCTATATAGTCCCTTTTTTAGTGTAATAAATTTTAACTAATAGTAACTAATATAGGAGTGATGAAAAATGAAAAAATTCAATGTCGTTAAAAAACAATTCAATTTATATAACTATATATTCTCAAAGGGTAGCTGTTATGGTTCTTTTAACCTTATGCACAATAACATTAACCAGCCTTCAGTTTGGTTAATTGATGATTACACAAGTAATAGTATCAAAGTTTTAAAAGGCGATAGATGGGTAACACTCAAACTACACAATAAGTGCGTGGCTGGTTACTATAACCACTTCATTAAACCTTTGATTGATAAAAACGGCTTAAAAGGTCGTTGCATAGTAAAATATTCTCCCAACGAATATATTTCTATGCAATCAAACGACACAATTACAAGGCGTAAAAAGGTTAAATCCATTACGCCTAACCACAAACCAGTTGACACTGGTTTTATGATTTAACACTATAATACCTATAGACTACCTTTTTTGGTAGTCTTTTTTTATTACCTATTAGTTAGTTATTTACAAATTGGAGGTGCTTTAAATGGTAACTTGCTTAGGATTACCAGTAACCGTTATAACATCAGATACTACACCTGACAGCTTATTACTAGATTGTGCAAAACACGCTATAAAATATGGCTTGCACAATCTAGTACCTGAAGATGATATTTTCTTTGAAGTCAACGGCAAACCGTTAATACGCCTGGAATGGGTTGGGCGTATTTACAATGGGAAAATTGGTTGAATTAAATTAAATTTTGCTATAATTTATGCACTATATATTATTTATTGATATAACTATAGTGCGTATTTTTATATAAAGTTCAATAAAAGGAGGTGGGCTAGAAGTGTACGGCTATGTAAAAATTGAAAAGTGTGTATTAGATATGATGCCAGCTGAAAAACACATCATCATTTTTGAAACGCACGAACTTGCACTTGAATACGCAAGAAATAATCTTGTGCTAGAAGTAGGTACAGCAACAATCAATTCTGACGGTATGATTGTGCCTGATAAAGAAACACCGTTAGAAGACGATGAATAGTCGAAACTAGGCTTTATGCCTAGTCTATGCAAGTTGGCTACTTGTGTACTGATGATGACAAGCCAAAAAAATAACGCTACTTGCAAGCGTATAAAAATGTGCAAGGGGTAGATTTACCCACAAGGAGGTTATTATGTCAATTAAAAAATTTGTCATAATTTATTGTGACATTGATAACAACAATATAGATGAAATGCTTTTAAACGGTATCAGAAAAGCTTTTAAGGCTGATTATGATGCCATTTATGAAGTGTATACAACTATAAAAAACCATAACTTGGATACACTCAATTTTTTATTGTTATGCTTAGAAGAAAAAGGCGTAATAATGTAAGAGGGTTTGCGTCATAAAAAAACGAATACTAGGAGGATACCAATGAATAAAATATCTTTAAACGGTTTAAATGCTGAGACAGTAACAATAATACTTCAGAGAGCTTCTGAAGGTGATGGTATAAATTTAAAATATCAATGCAAAAATTGCACTGTATCTATTTTCGCAGACCAGTTAATAGTGGGCGAAGGGAGGATAGATATAGCATTACGTTCTGCTAATGATGAAGAATGGATTCCAACAGAACACGAAAAACACCCAATTATTCCTAGACTACCAATAGAATATTTTAACAACTTTATTCAACAAATAAAAGAGTCGAACAGAAAAGAACTGTTGAAAGTTTGGGAAGCCTGGGAAACAGGAGATTGGATTACAGACTTTTAATTTACATTTTGACACTATTTTAAAACTGTGTTAAAATAATAGAAAAACATATTGAAAGGATGTGGTCTAATTGGCAACAAAAAATGTAAACATTAGCCTAGAAGAAACACTCTTTGAAGAATTTAAAGAGTGTTGTAAAAATAGTTATGGTTTACCATTATCTATTATCACAGAAGGGCTAATGAGAGACTTTTGTGACGGTGAATACGATGTAATAATAAATAAAAAAGGTGTATCATTACGCCGTCACGAAGAAGAAGATAATGAAAAGGCAAATTAATTTTGCCTTATGGTGGGAATGTTGGGAACCTTCTCGTGGTTCTCACCGTAAGTACCATTTATATAAATGGGAAACCAATATCCATACATAATAACTAACGCAACCCAAATGCGTATAAAAATATTTGGGGTGAGGACTCTCACATAAGGAGGCAATTATGCTTAAATTAAAGGAAATGACAGACTTTGAAACTGCCCAGTACCACGGGTTCACCCTCAAAGAGGGCTTTTGGTACGGTGTCAATACTGAAACAGGTAATCCCATCGCCACAAGCACTTGGGAGTGCAATGGATGCGTCAGTATCTATGAACTTCAAGACGGAAAATGGGAAATGGATTGGTACAATATTGAAGAGACGAACTTTGATATTGAAAATATTCCAACTCCTAATACAGAAGACAAACTACCATTCCACCGTTGGCTAAAAGAGGAACAAGGGATTGAATGGGAGGATTGGACTACAAATTATTGTGGTACAATGGCTGAACAGATTGAGGAGGAATACGACTATTATTTCTATGATTTACCAAAGTTTGTTCAAAAATACTTACAAAAATAAATAGGCAACTATAACTAATAACAGTCATCAAATGGTGGCTGTTATTTTTATGCAAAAAATAAGGAGGTATGCTTTATGAAAGCGAAAAAAATTTTAACAGCAACTATACTTACATTTACAACCATACTAGGTGTATCATTAACACCTACGGACGCAACTACAATAATTACAACAGAAACGCCCATTCATTATGAACACGCAAGAATTAAATCTATTGCGTGTATAAACAATATGCCTAGTGTTCATTTCATCGACAGTAAGGGAAATGAGTATGTTTATAATGATTCATTTTACCTTGAAGCTGATAACTGGGATGATGTAATTATAGAGTTAGTATTAGATGACAATAATAATATTGTTGACTGGTACTACTGGAACTAAAAGCAAAATACAAGGAGGAAATAGTTATGAAAAGAATAATTAATGACAAATTATACAACACTGAAACAGCAAAATTAATTGCAAAAAGCGAAACAACAACCGACCATTCAGACTTTGGTTATTATTGCAAAGAAGTATACAAAAAGAAAACTGGCGAATACTTCTTGTATAAATATGGTTTTGTTTATGCTTGTGGTTATACTTGGGAAGAGAAAATTATTCCATTAGAAGTACAGCAGGTAAAGGAACTTTTAGTAGAAATGGGCGAAGTAGATGCCTATAGCGATGAATTTGGTGTAGAAGAATAAAGGAGGTAAATAACAATGAAACATTTATACATCAACAAAAAAGCGAAATTAATTTTAGCAATCATTTTCATGGTTGCTTTTTTATTGCCTTATAGTGTTGGTGCAAGACTTTTATTCGTGGTAATAGCTTTATTAGTATTAAGCGTCACAAAGATTGCGATAGATGTATATAAATCTATTATACACAGCCAAAAGCATTTTGAAACAATGCAACGCAAAAGAGAAGCTGCGAACAGAGAAAAAATAATTGAAACTTGCAATTACATATACAATAACTTATAAAAACAAAGGTTGGAGGTAATAATATGAAAATAAAAAGGGAGTTAAAACAGTTAGTAGACAAGCTAAACGATGAAGTATATTTTACTACAGACCCACCTGTATTCGATATTGTTAATGATGTATATTGGAATTCTAAATATTTCATTGTATGGGTAACTACAAAAAACATCTTGTATGGAACTAAAAGTCAAAATGCAATGATTGACTTATTAAGTGAAATCATCGATGAACAAAATGGCGAAATTGGAATTGGGGCTAGTTATAGCTTTCAGATGTTTGAAACTGCTACAGCTTAATGAAAACAACATTTCTTTAGAAAGGAAGTTAATAATATGATAGTATACAAATTAATTGTTGAAAAAGATTTACTAGGCTACTATTCTAGTAATCAAATCATAGGCATATTTGATTCTTACAGTGCAACTTATGAATCAGCTTACGAAATAAATTGTAATAGACCTACTGAATATACATGTCTTCTTCGCATAGAAAAATATGAAATAGAAATACCAAATGAACCAATAATGAATAAATCATTATTAGAGCTATTAAAAGAAGAAGACGAGTTATCAGACAAGACAAGACGTAAAAGAAAATGGTGTAACAGCCAGCTAAAAGACTATGGCTATTCATCAGAAAAATCTTTCCTAAAAGATATAAAAGATTTGAAAGATTCTGAAAAAGCTCTTTTAGAGTGTAGAAAAGAAATTTCAAAATACTTAGATTATTTAAAAACATTAGTAGAAAATTAAATTGCGTTTTAAGAGTCTTAGAAAGGTAAAGGTGAATAATATGAAAAAATATTTAGTAATTTGTTATGCTGTGCATAATAAAGAGATTGCGAGTCATGATTTATTTGACAATGAAGATGATGCTTACGCATTTCTTGAAAAAGATGCACAAAACACTTATGAAGAAGAAGTGAACAACGCCGATGACGGAGATAAAGATTTAATTGATTTAACAATTAATGATGACGGTACAGCATATATTTCATCATATGATGGAGAATATGAATGGACTTGGGAAGTTGTCGAAGTAAAATGGGGGTTATATTATGCAGATTAAAAATTAACTGATTAAATGCGTGTTTCTTTGGAAGGCGGATGAAGGATATGGAGGTAACAAAGAAGATGAAAAATTTTTTGATTGAAGTCGAATGTGACGGAGATATCGATGTTGAAGGAATGAAAGAACTATTAAAAGATATGATGGATAATCAAGTTAATTGTACAGAAATGGCAATTAGCGTAAGTGAAAAAACAGAGTAAATTCGCATTTCTTTAGAAAATTGGAGGAAAAATTATGTTGATTGATAAAGTAATTGAAATGATGCTTGGTGAAGATGCAGAAATGATAGCTGATTTTTTAGGTTATAAACCAGATGATGAGGTTTTAAATAATAATCAGTTACTTGAAGAGGAACTTGAAATTGTAGCAAGACAAATGCCAGATGATATTTTGATAAAATTCTATGAAAAAAGCCAAGAAAAATCAAGAAGAGAATCAGAAAAGAATTATTGTTTGCAAGCAATAGAAAATCTTCTAACTGATATGGAAGATTACAAAAGTAAATTGCAGTATAAAGATAAAATGGAAAGTATTATTGAAGTAATTGATACTGCAATTACGAACATTGAAGCATTAAAATCTGATATGGAATAGACTTTGAAACTAAGATTTCTTAATATAATTGGAGGTAATTAAATGAAATTAATAGCTAAAACACAAAAGGGAATGGAATACAGGCATTCAATAAAGAATGCTTTTTTGTTCCTAATTCAAGTGCAAATAAGATTTGCAAATTAATGAATGATGTAAAGTTTAGATTAAACCGCGAAAACGAGCTATGGTATATATACGACTATGATTGGGCACAAGAAGATTATGTAACACATAGATTGAGTATATATAAAGGCGTTGTAAAATTAAAGGCAATAAGAAATTAAACTAAATAAATTGGAGGTATATCAATGAAAGCAAAAGTACGATTAAATTATTCAATAGAATTAGTTGTTGAAGCAGATAATTTAGAACAGTTGCAAGACTGGGTAAACGGAACTACACCAGATGAAGCAAGAGAAATGGCAGAAAAGAATAATAGAATAATTGATGAGAATTATTCAGAAGAAATTCTTCATCGTGTAAGAGATGATGTTTTCCCAGATATTTCAATGAAGGAGCGAAGATAAATGATTGTGTGTGAAACTTGTTTAAACTCAATCGAAAACCACGAAGGAGAACAGTATTCAAGGCAGCTAAGTTCATATGATGATGCTGATAAAATCGTGTATGGAGATTACGACACAGAAGGTAATTTTATTGAAGACGAGTCGGGTGAAGAATATGTTTGTTGTGAATGGTGCAATGAATATGTTTCACCCGATGAAGCATATGAAATTTAGTAATTAAACACAAAGGCAGTTAGGAGAATAAATACCTAGCTGCCTATTTTATTGGAAGAAAGTGAGGAACGAATTATGAAAAAATCTATAAAGAATTTTGATTTGCCAGTTGTGAATGGAAGAGGTAAATCATTTTATGGAAAAGCAATGGTAACTGAATTTGACAACGGAGATATTGAACTTACAAGTTATAACACAATTGTTTGTAGAATTCATAAAGGCAAATTTCAGAAATTATGGAATGGATATTCAGCGACAACAATGAGACATATAAATTCTTTTCTTGATTTTTACGGAATTGAAGATGGAGGAAAGACATGGTGGAATAATTTAAAAGCAGTATAAGGGGAATGATTATGAGTAAAAAATATGATATAACAACAACCGATTTATCACGATTTGGATACAGAGAACTTGCAATGCTTGAAGAATTATTAAAAGCAATGCGTGAGCAAGGTTTACCCGATGACTTCTATGGTGACGAAGTAGTGCCGATGATGAATTTTTATAGTGGAAATGTGTTTCTTGTTAATTCTGATTATCAAGTAGCTATGATGAACGGAGATAAATTAGAAAATTTTTATTCACTTGGCTATCATGGAAACGAGGGATTTTTGGATGAACTTCTTGAACAATATAAAAACGGAGAAGTTATGGATGAAGATATTGAAGAACTTGCAAACATTTGTAAACAAAAGGGACTTAATGATGAAGCAGAAAAAATTATGACAAAGGCAAATATAGAGGAGGAACAAATGATGAGTAAATACAAATTATATACAGCACATTCAGCTGGCATAAAATATGATGGAGACAAAAAATATAAAATGGTAATTATCACAAAATGGAAAGACACAAAAGAAGATTCGCCAGAAGAAGGACATAAAGCATATTATTTTACGCCTGATAACAAGTATTTAAGTGAATGTATTGAGGATGAAGATTGGTGTAGAAGGATTTACGAATCATATCCAGAAAATATGAGATTTAGAATTGAAAGGAAGGTTGAGTGCTATGCTGAAAATTGATATGTGGTATGGAGATAAACATACGGAAGCAGATCGAATTGATATATCGTTTTATGATTGCGACTGTATTTATAGAGGCAATATTTATAAAAATGGAAAATGTATCGGAGATTATAGTTGTAATAATTCAGTTGAACTTGAAAAAGCATTCCCACAATTAACTTTTAATTGGGATTGAAATTGTAATTTCTTGGCAAAATAATTACAAGATATAGTGGTACATAAAACAAGTAAATACAATATATAGTATAAGAAAAGGAGACTAAAATTATGAAGGTAAACGAAATTAGAAAAATAGAAACAATTGAGAAACTTGTAAGAACAGAGTACATTGCAGAGGATGGAACTGTATTTAGTAACGAAGAAGAATGTAAAAAATATGAAGAATCAGCACTGTTTGCAGTAAGCAAAGAGTTAAAAAGAATGGGAAATAAAAACTATATTTTACATGCTAATATAAACGATAACTGTAGTGAAGATGAAAGAGTTGAAATATTTGATATTCAAACAGAAAGAGATTTAGAAAATCTTAGAAGATATTTATATCTTGTCTTAAAGAAAAATGGAGTAAGTGATGCTACAGTAGATGATTGTTTTAAATCTGAAAATGGAGACCGTAAAAGTTTTGTATTTGAGGGTGTGACAATTGGACATGAGGTAATGATTTTTTGGAATGATGATAACGATTGGTTTTGGGTTTATAATGACGGAAGTATTCACGGATATTGTGAATTTTTCAGAGATAAGATTACAAAGCTTATTACACCAAAGGAGGATAATGTAGATGCTTAATATTACATTCAGATATAGAGATGCAATGAGTAATTGGGAGTGGAGAATACAAAGCTGTACAGTATCATCTATTGAAGAATGTAAGCGAATTTACGGACTTGATAATGGTGATGTTGAGTATGAAATGTTAGAAGTTAAGGAAGTTTAATACAGAGAATAATAAGGCAGACGCAAATATATGTGTCTGTCTTATTTATTAGGAAGGAGAATGCGAAATGAACAAATATGAATATATTTGTGGAACAGCAGCACGATTTAGAAAGAAATTTCCAAATTTATATGAACGAAAAGAAAAGAAGCCTGTGTTCGTTAATTCAAGCTTATTAGACAAGATTGAAGATATTCCAGATGCAATCAAGGCAGAACTAATAGGTAAATCAAGAATATCAAGAATGAACAGAGAAGATTTTATAATCAATGCAGAGGATGAAAACGGATATAAATATTATCTTGATATTGATTGTAGCTGCTATGACTTCTACAAAAATGACAAGTTAGTTTATTCAGTATTACATGTAGATGGTGCAAGATGGCGTATTTATAAGGCAAATATCTATGGATATTATAACGATAATGATTTGCCAGTAAAATCAGGTGAGTTGAATTGGAGTAAGAACTTAAATTTTAAGCTAAACAGAATTGACATTAGTGCTTATGAAAGAGAGGTTGGTTGATATGTTAGAAATTAAAAGTTATTTAGGATTTACAGACAACATAAAAGAACCACAAAAGACAAAAGTGGAAAATACACTAGATCACTTATATAGATACAATGGAAAAATAATGAGTGCAGTAAATTTCTTATGCACAAAAATACTAGAAGGTGGTTATCTTAAAGTAGAAAAGAATTACACAACACTTAAAAGAAATGGAGAACGCACGAAACCGAAAACGCTATATATGTTTTTTGACAAAGATACGAAAACATATACAGAATTAAAGAAAACAGAATATGATTTTGTGCAATATCTCCTCGACAATAAGATTGACACAGAAGAAAAAATACTTGCTAGAAGTAAGGCTGATATTGAAAAGATGGAAACTGATAAAAGAGCAAAGGAAGAAGAAAGAAAAAGACAGTTAAAAGAAAAAGAGGAGGAAGACAAATTTAAAGAATGGATGTTTACCGAAACTACCAATCTCCCTGATTTTCAGATTGAGATAATTAATTCAATTTTTCTTTCATTATATGGAAAGGAAGATTCTTGGAATTATACTCTTGCAGTTTGCATTAATAACTATGATAAACCAAGGTGCAAAGATGAAGTGAAATCAAGATTGCACAACGATAACAAGGCAAGTATTAAGATATTTGAATGTCTTACAGGCTTAAAGTTACCAAAGGGATATAAAGATAGAATAGCATATCTTGATAGTATTACAAGTGCAGATTTTAAAGAAGCTGTTGGTTATAAAATACATAATAAATCAGAAAAAAGAGGGATAGAAAAAGAGGTGCAGAAAGAGGAATTCTATATATTGTTAAGAAATTTTACATGGCAGAAAGTGCTTGCAGAACCTGTTGAAAAATATGGAATTAAAATGTTTTTGTTTTGTGATTGTGATACATGGAAATTATCTCATGAAGAGACAGGATTGAATATTACATCAGGAAAAAACAAAACAGAATGTATGCAGAAATTAAAAGAATGTATTAATAAAAACGGTAAAGATAAATTTAATGAACTTATTGAAAATAGAAAAAAAGGAGTTTTTGAAAAAGCAGGAGTAAATCCAAAGTTAGCTAGTAAGGTGGCATAAATCATCTTACCTTTAGAAAAAGAATATACTACATAAAATCAGTTGAAAGAACTGTTTATTTAGAAAGTGAGGTAACGAATTATGATGACAGAAGAGAGATTTAAAGAGACAAATTATAAAATGTCTTACGAGGAATATAAGAAATGTTATTGCCACAGATGTATGAAGGAAGATTGTATTCATAGAAATACCTATAGAAGATTACCAGAAATTGACGGAGGACTTGGTTTGTGTCCTAATCTGAAGGGAGAGTGATTTAAATGAAATATTACGGAAAAATAAATTGTACGATAGACAAAAATCATCCAGATGTTAAATATGTTAAAGATTGGACAGAGAATAAGGTATTGAGCTTTGATGATACATATACATTTAATGATGATTACACAGAAGAGGATTGTATTAATTATATCAAGCGAGATTTAAAGCTAGTTGCTGGTGGTGGATATAATTCAAAGCATATTCACAATGTTACATTTGAAATTGTGGAGGTGTAAGTATGAACGCAGTAAGAGAAAGAATATTAAGAGAAGTTGCGTATTTTGGATATAAAGGTTTTGAAAAACATAAAGATTTAATCGCATTTTGTGTAAGTGATGAATGTTTTTGTTACAATCCAGATACGGATAAAGAAGAAGAAAGCGATTTCTGTGAAATCATTGTAATTGTTGAAAGAGATTGGTTATTCAATCTTATTAAAAAAGAAAACGGCTTTAAGTCTAATAAAGAAGCAAGAAGATTTTTACAGGAGGAATATACCAGTGAAGATAGTAAAGAATGGTATGACCTTGCGTTATTAGAAAACAAAATTGTTATGGTTAGTTTTAACTGAAAAAAGGAGGCATAATTATGAGTTTAACTATATCTGAACAGCAAGAAAAATTTTTAAATCGGAGCTTTAATGGGACAGAATGGTGTCCAGAATGTGAGATGGAAACCGACTTTAAATTCAATCCAATGAGAGATGAATCTATAGTATGTTCTCATTGCCATACAGAAATATTGCCTTGTTCACTATGTGATGATGACAGTAAGTGCCGTGATAGTTGTAAAGACAGAATCAAAGCATCATTGCTACGTTTTAATAATATGTGGGACAACAAGGTAAACAGAAAGTATTAAGGAGGAATAAATATGAATTTTGAAAATTTATTAGATCAGTTAAAGAAGACAACATTTGAAAAAATTATGGAAAAATATAATAAAGAATCTCGTAAAGAAGATATTCCAGTAGAATGTATAGATAATGTAGTTTTTGAAGATGATGATCTATATGAATTCCTGAAAGAAATTGGAGCAGAAATATATGATTATGGAGTGGGCTACGTAATAATCACAACAAATGAAGGCAAGTATTATGAATTGCCATATGCAGAAAGAGAAAATCGTTTTGATGATGAGTTGCCAAATGAAACAGTTTTATTTTTTGATGTAAATAAAATTTACGATGTAACTGAAAGTTATGTGGATTGAAATTGAATTGGAGTGATAAAGATGGTTGTAAATGGTACCTATACATCTGTATGGGCAGATGAAGGAGAAATTGAAACAAGTTGTAAAATAAATACAGAAACCCACGAAGTATTTGATATTGAAACAGTTGAACCTGCTGATTATGGAATGGATTGTGAAATTCTTGAAGATGAATATGTGGAATTTAGTGACGGTGAGAAACTCCATAGATTTCCAGTGTATGAAAAGGATGATATAGAAACCGATGAAGATTATTGGAGAAAGTAAAACATAAATTAGAAAGCGTTAAGAAAGGAAGATACGATATGCAATTAACAAAAGAACAGAAAAAACAAGAAAATCCATTACTTGACAACAGACAACTTAGAGATAAGTGTGTAGAAAGATACGAAGTATTAGACAAAGTAAAGAAGTTACTTCTTTTACCTGATAACGAAACGGCAACTGTTAAACAAATTGCAAAATATTATTCTTCTATTAAAACCAATGAAGAAAAAGCTTTAGGGGAAGAAGATATTATAATTTCGGAAGAAACAATTCAAAAAATTTATCAAAGAAATAAAGATGAATTTGCAAATGATAGAGTTACAATTAAAAAGGCAAATGATTTTTTGAATTGGACAAAATGTCCAAGTCAAAAAAGAGGCAGTATTAAAATGTTGTTTGATGATGGAGAAACTCTTATTTTACCTAATACTGGAGTTAAAGTGTTTCCAAGAAGGGCAATTCTTAGAATAGGAATGCTTCTAACTGGGTCTGAAGTAAGTGCTGAAGTCAGAACACAACTTCTTAACATAGAAGAAAAGACTTCAACAGAAACTAAGACAGAAGATATTGAAGAAGAACAGAAATTAATGCTTAGTGTCGGAAAAGCTGTAGCAAGTGGAGATGCAAATGCAGTTGCAGTAGCATCAGCAAATCTTATAGCATTCAAAAATAGACATATTGAAAAGTTAGAGAATGACAACAAAGCATTAGCTGGTGAAATTCTTACATGGTCTGACAGAAATAAATTAAATGCAGGTGTAAGACAGTTGTCCGCTGTGACAGGTGTTCAATTTGGAAATCTTTGGAATGAACTTTACAAAAATCTTCAGTATAAATATGGAATTTGTTTGAAACAGAGAGGCGAAAAGCCTTTTATTCAGTGGATTAACGAAAGTGAATGGAAAAGTGTTATTAAAACTTTCTGTGCAATATGTGAAGCGTATGGTCAGTCACCAACAAAAATGTTCCAACAGGTTACACCAAAAAGAAATTAATTACATAATTCTACACTGTATATGTGTAGGACTTGTTCTATACTTCTCAAGTCAAAAGAAGTAATTTTGGATTGAATGAAGAAATAGCAATTTCATTTTAAGATTGGAGGATAAAACAATGGAAGAATTAAGAGCATACTTATTAGATCAGGATATATGGGAAAGGGAAATTGATGAACTTCTTGGAAATTTTAACGACAATGTAACAGAAGATGATTTACATATTATAGCAATATTCGATTCCGCTTATGACTTGGCAAGTAATTATATTGATAACGTGATTGGAGAATTAGATCATCATATTGAAGCGGTTCTTGATTATACAGAACTTGGAAATCATATTGCAGAAAACGGAGATGAATATGTAGTGTTAAGTTCTGGAAGAATCGTGGAATTTGAATTATAGAAAGGATAGTTGATTATATGAGATTGCATCTATTTTGGCTTGATAAGAATTGGAAGAAACGTGGTGATTGTGCAAATAATTATCATCTCATTGTTGATATGGAAAATAAAACATATAAGGTATATACGAATGCTTTTTATGGATATTATCATCCAGAAGATATTGAGGTTAAAAAGAAATCGGATATTGAAGATTACATAGAGTATTTAAAGAGAAATGGATTTACAGAAATGGAGTGATGAATTATGTTAAAAGCAATAAATATTAAATGGGACACAGATAATAAGGAAACATTACAGGATTTACCAAAGGAAATGGTAATCCCTTACGATTTAGAAGTTAATTACAACCCAGATGACCCATATCAAGAAGAAATTTCAGATTGGTTGTCTGATAAAGTTGGATTTTGTCATGAGGGGTTTGAGTTAGAAAAGGGAAATTTTGAACAAATTTTAAACGACCTTAAAACAATGACATTTCAAGATGTTGTAAATAAATACAATGACTTATATCAATTTGAAATCCCTGTAGAATGCGAGGATAACATTGTTTATGATGACGAAGATTTGTATGAATTTCTTGAATTATTTGATGCAGAAATTGCTGACTATGAGGATAATTTTGTAATTATAGTTACATCTGATAAATCTGATAAAAAATACTATAAAGTACCTTCTGAAGATGCTGAGAATCGTTTTGGTGAGGATAGGGCAGACGAAATTCTTTTATTCTTCGATAAAATAGAAGAAATAGCTTCGCCGAATATATTTTCTCTTCGCATATGTAAGTTTGAAATTTTAAACTGTATTGAAAAACACGAAAACTATGATAGTTGGGGAGACGCTGAGTATGGAAATGAAGAGAAAGCTGTTGACTACAATCTCTGCATTGACAATAGTGCAGAAAACACAGAGTACAATAGTGCTTTCTATCGAATATTTAAAAACGAAAAAGGTCTTTGGGAACACGATAAATTGAAAGATTGTTACCCATATGAGATAGACTTTTCGGATGAATATTGGACAGTCAAACTAAAAGAAGCTGCTAAAAAAGCATATAAAGAATTGTGGAAGGAGTGATGAGATATGAAGTTTAAATGGAATTTGCAGCCAGAGTTTCAGAGATATAAGGCAGAACAACATGTATATATAAATGAAGAAGGAAGTGGAGAGTATATTGGGAACGTAAGAGTTGGGAATCTTTGCTTTGATATTATTGATTGGGGAAATCACTTATGGTTTGACTTGTACGTTGGTGGTGTTGATACAGGATATGGATATGGGGCTGATAAATATCCGTATGATTATTGTGATGTCGCAAGTTTTTCATGGAATGACGACTTAACAAATGTATCTGATGATGATTTCAAAAAGGAACTGGAAGAATATATTGAAGAACATATCAATGCAATGGAAGATTATGTGACAGACTTTAAAGCAATTCCAGTTAGTTTGATTGATAAGGCAAATGAAGAGTTAAGGGAGTGGTAATTATGAATGTTAAAAGATTATATGGTTATTCCGTAAAGGATTTAGCAACAGGAATTGTTATTGCTGATAGTGTGGAAGAAGCAAGAGAAAAAGTAAAAACTGCATACAATGCACATTCTAATGAATTTAATGCTAAAACAGATTGGATTGAAATATGGAAATTGGATGAAAATTCATGGTTTGAAGATCATCCAGATGTGTTGGAAGTATTGGATTATTAGATTGAATCAAGAGTTTCTTTGGAAGAATGGAGGGTTTTATGACACGATTAGAAATTATTAAGTGTGAAAAATTAGCGGAAGAAGCTATACAAAATGCAAATAATTCTAAAAAAGAATTTGAAGAAGCGGCACGATGTTATGATACAACAGAACGACATATTTTGGAAACAAAGGCACAGAATCACAGAGGATACGCAGAGGGTATTATTCAAGCTCTTAATGTGATTGGTTTCAAAAATGAAATTATGGAAAAGTTAAATAAATTACTTTGAAATGAGGATTTCAAAAGGAAGGTGAAATTATGAGTCAAAGCAATTATGAAAAATACGCAGTAGTTAAACAGCAGGAATTATTACACAAGGAAAGAAATTTGCGGCAAGCTATTAGTTGTCTTAGAGACAGAAGAAAATTTGCTTCGTTGCAATCTATTGATAGTGCAATAGATTTTGTTGCTGATTTATATGATTTGTCTATTGATGAAGTTAAAAGAGCAATGGATGGAGAAGAATATTGGTGTGTATAATCCGATGAAACGATGATTTCAAATTTAGAAAGGAATGTGATGTTTATGAAAATAACTATTACCTATAAATTGTATACTGATGGCGATTACAGCTTGAGAAATGCTGATAAATTTGGCTGTACGGATAAAGAAGTAATAATAGATGATGATGAATATTATGATTTTATTGATTTTGATAAGGGAATAGCAATACCTAGCCGTAGTTATTATGATTATATCGGTTCAGTAGAATTTATAGACAAAGAAGACTGGATTTGTAAAGATGATGCAAAAGATTTTCTGTGGGAGTTTTTATGCGATGGTATACATATATCATATACTCATTATTGGTTGCTTGAAATGTTTTATAAAGTTATGGAGTCCTTAACAGAATTTATTGATAGTTACAAATCTGGAACATCCGTATCTAAAAAATATTTACAAGGAAATTGGAGAAATACAGAAATTAAGGTTGAAATAACAGAATAAATCGGCTATTTAGAAAGGAGTTATGTTGACAATATGAAATTATATTGGGTGTCATTGCTTATTCAAGATACAGAAAATAGTAAGCCTTGGCTTTCTGCAATGTCAAGTGGATGTACAAGTCTTGAAGAAGCTATGAAAACGATTAAAAGAGGCAGAAGTAACTATAGGGTGTTATGTGCATGGATTGATACTTTTGATGAAAACAATGATAAATCCACTGTATTTCATGAATGCTATGTTAATGCCATTTGTAATGTAGAATAATATGAAACGGAAATCTCAAAAGGAAGGTGATTATATGAAGATATTGTATTATATTGGATTTGTTTTATTATCATTTATAACTTTGGGTGCAATAGATATAGATATTGCATTTACTAATGGTCAGCATTTAATTAGAACTGGTTGGTTAGGATTTATTTTTAAGTAATTAAATTTATTTTAGAAAAGAGGAATAAATATGTTGTTAGTACAGCTTAAATGTGAAGAAGATAATTTGGTTGTTAATTTAGAAGTAGGTGTTAAGCCTACAATTGGAGATACAATTCATGTTAAAGGAAAGAGTTATATAGTTGATAAAGTAATATGGTGTATAGAAGAATTTCCTGGACAATCAGGGATATTAGCCTATATTAAAAGAGAAAAAGATACTTCTTTTGAAGATAATAATAAAAATATTAGGATTGATTGCGAATTAGGGAATGGACACACAAAACGTGAATCTGTACGTGGTTATTGTAAAACATTTCCGTTTCCTTATATAGTGTCATTTAATGAGGAAGGGAAATATGAAGTAATAATCAAAGGAATAAAAGCGATTGCAAGAAAACTTGAATAATTTTATTTTGAAAAAGAGGGAAATTATGAGATGGAAAAAGCAAATAAAAATTAAGCCTTATTACGGAGAGTTAAGGCGTTCTACTGTATTTACATGGTTGCCAATCAAGTGTGAAAATGGTGAGTGTGCATGGTTAGAAAAGGTAAATTTAGTTGAAGAATATACAATCGATTCTTCAGGATTTGGTCATTGGGTTAATAAGGAGTTTGAATAAAACAGAGTTGTATATAAAAATCTAAAACGAAAGGCTAAAATGGTGATGGTTATGGATAATAAAGAAAAGGATTTATTAAAAAGAATTTCAGACTTATGTTATCAATCTTCTGAAGAAATTTACGATGACAGCAAAGAAAACGGAACTGGTGGTATTTTGAATTTGTGTGACCAGTTATATGAGAAAATTGATAAATATTTAGAGGGATAATATGTTTAATGAAACTCATATTTCATAAAGAGGTTAGAAAAAATTCTAATCTCTTTTTTAGTACCAATTATGGTACTACATAAATGATATTATATAAGAAAGGAAGAGATTATATGATGATAAACTTAAATTTTACCTTGTCTTCTGTAGACGCAGATAGATTATTGAGGTATAAAGAAAAAGATAAATGTTTACATTTATCTACTAATGATTACGCAAAGAAATTATTAGAAGATGAATTGTTTAAAAAATGTTTTTACTAAAAGATTGTTTTTAATCGTTAATTATGTTATTATAAAAATAAAAAGGAGAGATTATTATGTTGATTGATTTAATTAGCTGTGCAATTGGGTTATTTGTGGTGTTTGGTATTCCATCACTATTAGACAAAAAAGCATCTGAACAAAGAAGCAGAGATTTAGAAGAGGAGTTCAGAAAAAGAGAGAACTATTAAATTTAAGGAGGTGAGTGATATGAAAAGAATAGAACTTAGAAAAGCAAGTATAGAAATCCCATACAGAGATAGAAAAGAAATAAAAGAAGGTGTCACTCTTTTGGACGATACTCCAGTTTCAGAATTAATTGAAAGTTTTAACGAAAACGAGGAAGATAAAGCTAAAAAGAGATTAAATGAATACAAAACAAGTATATCTGAATTATCTAGGGCAAACAGAACATATTACCTCGTAGAGGAATATTATCTGGAAGAAAATAAATATGATGAAGATGGTGAGTGGCTTTCTGGTGGAGAAATCTCTGATTATTCAAAGATTTGTATTAGTCTTGTAGAGACACCATCTTATAAGACTTTAGGAACTTACGATAATATGGCTAATGCTGTAGATGCTATGAACCAATACGATGAAGATGATTCAGAGGTTTATTTAAGTTTTTAGAAACAAATAGAAAAGACGAGGTTTTATACCTCGTCTTGCAAATACTGTAGGTCTTTCCTACTTTTAGTCATCTACAATAGTAGAAATTAGTAGTGTAAACTACACTTACATTATATCTTGCCCTTTTCAATTTGTCAAGGGCTTTTAAAAAATTAATAAAATTGTTTGTTTTAAGGAGGTAATCAATATGGAAGATATAAAAACAATGTTAACTAAAGAACAACAAGAATTAGTAGATAAAATTTATGATTATCAACTAGAATTATATTGTCGAAGGGATGCAATTTTTATGTGCCCTGATGAAGAGGATAAGAAGTTTTTTAATTTCTTTATTGATGAACATTTCTGTGGTCACTCTAGGGAAAAAAATGCGTTGATATGTGTGAAGAGGTAGGACTGCCTAAACCTAATTTCATCTGTGATTCAAATTCGCTACTTTTTTGCTGGGAATATGACGAACTTGAACCCGAGGAAAAAGAAGAGTGGGAAAGAAAAGCAGAAGAAGAAAATAAAAATAACGATGAGCTAGGGAAACATTACGCATTTAGATGTACAGGTAGAGATATGTGGCTAAATGAGGGAGATGAACGTAAGTGGTATGATGAAGCTTTTGATAAAATATATCATGGAATAGATTCTTATTTTGAGCAATTGGAAGAAAAATACGATTATTATATAGAGGATACTTATGATGAATTAGAGGAAAAACTTGAAGAAACTATCTTTAATTTTTTTGAAAAGGAAAAGATTAAAGTGTCAAAAAGAGACATTATAAAAATGATAGATGGTTTAGATTTGGACTAATAGGAGGAAATTAATATGGAAACAATGACTTATAACGGAAATGAAATTGGTGTAGTGGTGTTATCAAATGTAGACTTCAAAGAAGCATCAAGCGTACAAGGTATAGAGATTTTATCAGAAAAAGAAATTGATTTAAAACTCTTGCCAAGCTTCTCTGTTAAATATGGCTGTACTGAATATACATATGAAAGTCCAGTAAAAGGATTGGTGTATGTATATGAGATAATAGAAAATCGTAGAGAAGAAGGATTTGGTGCTTATATCTTTTCATCTTTAACAGGAATTGATAATCCATTAGAATTATTTAATCAGTATATAGAGAAATTTCAAAAGGAAATATTAGGTTACACAGAAAAATAAGAGATTTAATAATTATAAGTCTATTATGTAATAACATAGTGGACTTATGTTATAATTAGAAGGGAGATGTACATTATGGCAGTAGCTTGGGCAAAAATCACATGTGAAAAATGTGGAAAAACTTTTAATTGGAGAAAAGATTGCGCAAATAGACAATCAGCAGATTCAGCGGTAGAATGGGCAAAAAACGGAGGTGTGACAATATGTCCTGAATGTTATGGGAAACAAATGGCTGAAAAAAGAAAGAAAAGAATCAAAGAGGAAAACGAAAAGGCTGATGTGTTAACACAAGAATATAAATTACCAGAACTTTCAGGCTCAGAAAAACAAAAAACATGGGCTAATACTATTAGAATAAGTTTCTTAGAAACATGTGACGAATTAAACAAAATTCTTGTAGATAACAAAGAGACAAGAGAAAAGGAGTTTAAAGAAGTTATACAAAGTGAAACTGAAGCAAAATTTTGGATTGATGGAAGAAACAAAAAACTTGATGATTTAATCAGAGATTCTATAATAGAAAGAAAAGAAAATGAAATAAAGGATGAATATGCAGAAAAAATAAAAAGCTTTCCTAAAATCAATGATTCTTTTAGAGCAAAAACAAGAGATAAGTTTTTTATTAGATTCTTAGCTTATTATAAATTATCAAAAGGTAATATAAACGAAGACGAGATAAATGAAATAGTAGAACAAAGAACTGAAGAATCATTTTGGTTTAATATTCACAAGAGTATAGATTTTGATAATGAAAAATCAGGAAAAATTGCTTTTAGAAAACACAAAGAATTAGAAAAAAGATTAGAAGAATTAGGAGTAAAAAGACCTATTGCTCCAGAAGTTCTTAGAGGACATGTGTGGAATCAGAGAGTATACGGAAAGGCAGGTAATTATTCTGTTTATCTTGACAAAAAACAAGTAATGATCTCTGATGAACAAGCTAAGGAGATCGAAGAATATTTAAAACAAAAAGAAAGAATATTGGGAGAAAACGAGTATAATAAGAGATGAATTAATATTTAGAGAATAGAAAAATAAAGAAAGGAGACATTATGGCTAAATGCTTGCTTAAAAGATTTGGTATACTAAAGGTAAATAAGTATGTTGAATATAATATACATCCAGATACACGGTTGATATATGTATACTATTTAGATGATTGGCATACTGTACCAAAAGATGATGTTGTGTTATAATAAGATAATATAAAATATGAAAAAAGTGAGGTAATTTTTATGTCAGTAAAAGGAATTTATTTTAAAAAATTTAAAAATGTAAGCAATATATATTTAACCGATTGGGGAGAAGGGAACACAAAAGCAACACAGATTGTAACAGCAGTTTGTAAATTAATATATAAATGGTACAATGATGGTGATGTATTTGACAACACACATTATGTTGACGGTTGGCGTAATGATATATCAAGTTATGCAAATTGGTTAGACCAAAATACAGATAAGGGAAGTAAAATTTTACATAGAATTTCAAATTGTGAATGTGCTAGTGACTATGAAGATTTATTAAAAGAACTTGCAGATAACCTTCTTGATGAAGAATATTTGTTACAGCAGAACGAAATTAAAAAGGTTGGCAGTATTTATGAATGCGATGGTTCTTTTAAATTTGAAGAAAATTGGGATGATGAAGAAGACGAATATATTGATGAAGAAGATGATTTTGAATCATCTATTATTGGTTCAGTAGGTGAATTTATTGATGCTGATAGAGAATTTGACGAAGAATTTTTTGAAAGCGGTGTATAATGTTGCGAATTAGTTCAGATATTGATAGTGTAATAAAATTTCTAAAAGAGAAAAAGAAAGAAGGATACAAGTCTGTAGAATTAGTTGATGACGAAAGAGCTAGAGGATGGGCTACTATTGATCTGGAATTCGGCACACCTGTTTTAGAATTTATATTTAACAAGAGAGAAAAAGAAGTTATAGGAATAGATGCAAGAACAAAAGAGACTAAATATAAGTAAATGAAACCAAGTTTTCAAACGGAAGCGAAAGGAGAATATAATTATGGAAATAATAATGGATAAAGTGACAACATTAAGTGATGATCAATACAATAAAATTGCAAAAGGTAGTAGACTTGGGAAAGATATAAGAGAAGCTTTAGGCATTCCTGAAACTAAGAAGGTTAATATTGGTGACACAGTATGTACAGTAGGTCAACCATCAAACACGAAGGATGTTTTTAAATACACGTGGAATAATAGAAATATTTTTTATGTTGTGATTACCCCAATGGGTGACAAGATGGCAATGTGTTATTCAATTTATTAAAGAGGTGATACTGTGAAATATGCAAATAGATTAACAGATGAAGAATTAAGAGAAATTTATAGTTTACTTGCCGATTCGGATAAAGTTAATGAATTAAATATCATAAGAAATGAACATTCTATCGACCTTGAAGGCTACATAGAAATTCTTGAAGAAGACTCAAATGAAACTCTTACTGTTTCTGATGATTATACAATTACGGATTATAATGTAAAAGTTTATCAACATTCGGGGTATTGTACATTAGATTATAGGAAATGGATGTATAGAAAGTTTGGCGATGAGTATGCAAGAGATTATTTGCTCAATAATTATTAAGTATTAAACGAAAGGAAAACTACAAGATACAATCTGAGTTTATAAAGTGATTATATGGGTGTTTGACAAATGGAGGTGATTAGTATTGAAAAAGATTTTAGTAAATAAGATTAGATGTAAGAGATGCGGAGATGTTATCGAAAGTAAGACTCAACATCAATTTGTAATTTGTAAATGTGGAGCTGTAGCAATTGACGGTGGGCATTACCATTTGAGCAGAACAGGAAATCGAGAAGACTGGGAAGAATTAAGTAAAGTTGTGGATTAATAAGAGGTTATTTTTAAGACAAAGAAATAATCATTTTCAACGGAAATAAACTAATGAGAGAGGCGGGAATTCCTGCTTCTTTTTTAATACAAAAACGAGGTGGTAAAATGTGTAGACATAGAAATAGAAAGAATAACTATATGCAATTAAGTAGATTTATCTGTTTAAGTTGCTTACATACGGATACAGTAGCAATAAATGGAATTCAAAGAGGATCTTCTCAAAGAGAATATGGTCATATTAAAGATTCCGTTTGTGTAAAGTGTGGTGATGTAAAGACAATAGAGGTCAGAGAAAATGATTATTTTCCAGATATTATGGAAATGGCAGTAGAGAAACATAATGAATTGTATAATGATAATGTAAAAATAGAAAATTTATATTGAAAAAGTAGTAGAAATAAAATAAAATATGATTAGAGAATATATTTAAGAAAGGATGTAATATTATGTTAGGATTATTAGGTGTTTTAGGTTTTTTAGGAGCTTTAGGTATTAGTGGTACAAAGTGTGCGATTGAGAATGAACAGTCAAAGAACGAAACTCTAAGAATAGACGAAAATGGAAATAGAGTTTGCTATGATAGAGTAGGACACGAGCTTTATAATGGTGAAAAAACTTATCAGCATACAAGATATGATAGGTATGGAAATAGACATACTTATACTGTAGGTGCAAAGAGTAATAAGATTTATGCAGATTCATTTGATAGAAGAATTGCAGAAATGCGTAGAATTGATGAAGGAAATAAAGAGATAGCATTGAGATTTGGAGATTTGGCTTATAACAAATATGACCCAAGATTTAACCGATTAGTAACAACAGAAATGAGTACAGGTAAAGTAATTGCTTGCTTATATGATCATAAAAAAGATGGGAAAACTGAATATAGAAAATTTTATTTTGATAATCCAAATTCAAATGGATATGATTATGATAAAACTGCAATAGGGGATGAAGGAATTATTATAACTGAAGAAGAGTATAAAAAATTGGATATTGTGGGTGGAACTTATTCTAATTTACCTAGCGATCCACAAGTATTGAATAAATTGTGGAATACGGATATTTTTAAATAAATAAAAAAGAGAATTGTAAAAGAAGTAGAAATTAATCTACTTCTTTTTTATTACGAAAATTTTGAAAGAAGGTTGATAAATATGGCAGTATATCCGTTTTGGAAAATGGAAGACATTAGAAATGTAGTTGAATGGTTTGAAAATAATAATGAATGGGATGGATATCTCATTACAATGTTGGAACTCCTGCTCGGTAGAAGAATTGGTGATACAGTCATGATAAAATGGTCTGATTTGTATTACGAAAACGGAAATCGAAAAAGAGAAATTAACACTATTGAGGAACAAAAAACAGAGAAAGTTACTAATATCCCCATAAGTGATACTGTGTTTGAAGTTGTAGATAAGTATTTGGAGAATGTAGATGTTGATATAAAGAAACATTACAACGAATACATCTTCAAATATATTCCTAAAAGTAACTGGATAAAAAGAAAGAACTTAGATATTTACAGTAAAAATGATATAGAGTTTTGGTGTAAAGCACTAAATAAAACTATATCAGAAGATAGAAAAGAGAAAATAATCAAAGAGTTTAGTAAACAACAAAGATATTCATCTCTTGGAGATTATCTTTATTATGTGGTGGAATATAACGATGTCGTAAAGCAACAAACGAATGTTTATAGAAAACTGTTAAACAAAGCAGTTGAAGCAGCGAATATAAAATATGCTGTCAGTACGCACTCTCTTCGTAAGAGTTTTGGCTATTGGATTCATAAGACACATCCATTTGATCCCGATTGTTTATTATCATTGCAGAAATTGTTTAATCATACAAATTTAAACGATACTATGGATTATATTGGTTTAACAGACGAGAAAAATAGACAGTTGATTAATGACCATGGGGAGTTTATCCATAATGTATTGGCTGGCAAAGGTGATGAGATAGTCAAAAATATGCCTGTTATCTCCCTAAAATCTGATGATTTAGGAAAAATTATTAGGTATCTTACTGATGATGTAGACAAGTATCAAACAGCTATAAATATGGCGAATAAACTCAGGATAGTATAAAAATTATAAGGTATGAAAGGAAAATGTTATGGGCATACTAAAGAAAGAACTAAAAAATAATTTCACAATTGTTAACAATGCAATATTAAGAGATATGAATTTAGATATTAAATCAAGAGGTCTGCTTATAACAATGTTAAGTTTGCCATCTGAGTGGGAATTTTCTATTAATGGATTAAATCAAATTTTACCAGATGGTAGAACAACTATTACAAGTGGATTAAAAAAATTGGAAGAATTAGGTTATTTAATTAGAACTACAATTAGAGATGATAAAGGCAAAATCTTAGATGTGGATTATACACTTTATGATGAACCTCAAAAGTTTACTAAATGTAATGATAATAAGGTTAATTCCGAAAATACTACTGAAGGTAATGTTAATAATAGTGTTAAAAATAATAATACTAATATTAAACAAATCGAAGGAAGAGATGGTAATTTTAATACAAATAATACGCATTATGATAATACTAAAAATTTAAGTGTTGCTGACAATATCTCGATTGAAGATTACATAAGCGAAAAAGAAAGTCGTCCTTTGAAAGGGGCAGATTTACTGGTATCTCATCCATATCCTGATTTCCCAGATATGGATAACCCAGATATGGGATTTCCTGATATGGAAAACCGAACACAATTAAATACTAAACAATTAAATACTAAACAATTAAGTATTAAACAATCAATCTATCAACCTAACTATAATAATATTAATAACACAAGAGATGGATTGATAGATAGAGAAAGACAACCAAAGTATACGATGCAAGATTATATTCGTTTGAACCAAATTATAAAACAAAACATAGGTTATAGCGATTTAATAATCTCTTACTCTAATGACAGAGAAATAATTGATGAGATAGTTGAACTTATGACAGAAGTTGTAACTGTTGATAACATAAGCTATATGATTTCTGGAGTGGAATATCCAAGTACAATTGTCCAACAAAGATTCTGGAAATTAAAATATGACCATATAGAGTATGTGATAGTGGCATTAAAAGAAAATCCAACTAGGATTCAAAATATTAAAGCCTATTTAATTGCTATGTTGTTTAACTCTTATACTACGAGCCATAACTACTGGCAAGCTGAAGTAAACGCAGATATGTATGGGCGAAAGTAATGGAGACAAAGAAAGGATGACTATATGATTAAAGTTACAGTTGAATATTTGATTGAGGAAAAAGAACTTGAAAAAGAATTAGAGATTATGAGACAAGTATATACAGACATATGCAAAGTTAAAAATCCAACAAATGAAGAAATCATTCGAATAGCTTTGTTGCTTGGAGCTAAGTATGATATTAAAAGAAAAATTAATAGAGAAGCACATATAGATATAAACAATTTGGTAAACTACGGCATTATTGACGAAGAGAAAGCGAATGAGCTAAGAGAATCAATAAAATAAAAATAGCCTTTGTAAACTACATAAGGCTATTATATGCAAGATGTTGATTTTTAATCGATTAAACTGAATAACCATGTGAGAAACTCTTTCTCATCTTCGGTATTGAGTTGTAAATATAATTTAATAATATCTTTTTGCACTTGTGTCATTTTATCACTCCTAATTTATTATTTTGGTTGTATTATAACACAAGTCCTATAGTGTGTATAGGATAAAAAATGGAAAATGTTACTTCTTGTCGAATTATGTCATTTTATGTTAATATTTCTCTGTACCTCTTTTCTGGTGCTAAACAGTCCATTGTCTTAGGGAATATGATGGAAAGGGAGGCAAGCGGTATGCAGGTACATTATGTTAAAAGCTTGATTGGAAGGCATATTAAGGGAGTTTATAAATGCAAAGAACAATTGTTATTGATAAACTTGCAAGCTGATAGATCAAGCAATATTTATTACTTATACTTCGGTTAAGTAAGAGAAAAAGGCAAGAGAGAGCTTAAAGTTCTTTTCTTGCCTTTTTTGTTAAATAGATTTTTTAAGTTTTTGTGGCTTGTCTTGATTTACAATATCTAAGACTTCAGCCTCTAAATCAGAGTGGTGTTCTGCGATACCAACTACTTTGCCTTGAATTATGGCTTTTTGGCTTATTTTAGGGTATTTTGTGTTTAACGGGATTAATTCATTACCCATAAATCTTTTCAGCGTTATTTCGCCGTCTACGATAAAAATCCCGTCATCTCCGTTATTCAATGTGTCAGTAGATTTAATAAACACTAAATCACCATCATTATAAACAGGAGTCATGGAATCACCTTGAACTCTAACAGCGAAATCAGCATCAGATGGGACATTAGGGAAATCCTTAAATGTTTTTGTTGCATCAGTAATGAAGTTACCATTACCAGCACATACTGGCTGGTCATATACAGCTAATCTGATTACTGGTTGTTGAGTAGTTGACGGTTGATTATTATTTAATTCCAATAAACCATCAATAAGATTATCAACAATATTTTTACTTGCTTCTGACAGCAACATATAATTACTTGTAATTTTTTTTATTAAATTGTTATTCGATATAAAAGGAGTCAAATCTACATTGTTTTCATTGACCAACCAATCTTTATTTACGTCAAAAACATAACAGAAACTATTGATAAATTGAACAGAAGGAGTCTTTTCTCCTTTTACGATGTTGCTAATATGTTGGCGAGTACATCCTAATTTTTCGCCTGCTGTTTCAAAGTTATCAATTTTATTCAAGTATAAAATTTGACCCATTTTTTCGCCTATTGTCATAATATATCACCTCTGCATAAATAATATCAAATTTTAAAAAATGTGTCAATAAATTATGTTTTAAAAATAACTTAAAAAGGTTAGATTTGTTAAAAAATGTTATTAAAATAACAAAAAACACTTGACAGATAATAAAATGTAAATTATAATGTTATCAAGATAACAAAAATGTGTTACCGAAATAACATAGAAGAAGGTGATGCTATGACGGAAGAAGAAATTACTCATAAGTTATACAGATTATCTTATTCTCAAAGAGAAGTTGTTGGCAATGTTATTGATATATTGTTAGAGAGTAAGAAAGATACAAAATAGTACATAAAAACTAAAGAAAGGAGGACGAATAATAAATGGTTGAGAATAAAAAGGAGCAACATAAAAGAGAAATAAAAATTAAGGCATATGATATTGTTACTGTTGATTTTGGCGATGTACCAATTGGAAGTGAACAAGGAGGCGTTCGACCTGCTGTGGTTATTCAAAACAATATTGGAAATTATTATAGTCCAACAACAATCGTAATGCCATTAACTTCTCAAAAGAGAAGTTTAAAGCAACCAACACACGTCCTCCTTAAAAGCGAATTTATATCTGCTTTAACAGAAGATAGTATTGTTTTAGGTGAAGCTGTTCGCCAAGTAGACAAGAGTAGAATTTTAGATTATAGAGGAAAAATAACCGACAAACAATATAAGCAACAAATTTATAATGCTTATGTATGTAACATAGAAAGGGTGAGTGAATAAATGTGTTTCAAAGCTGCAATAATCGAAATAACAGAAGAAGAAGCCACAAAGTTAATAAAGGAATCTAAGGGAAATAAAGTTCCAGTTTCTATTTGTAACTTAGAAGAAAATTGTGTAGAGAGTTTCTTACCTACACTCAAAGAGACTTGTATAGATATGATTAAACAGGCAGAGACAATAGCAAAACGATATGATGAATTAGTTCAAACAATCGATGCTTACTCTTCAAAGCAAAATATTAAAAAGATAGAAAGAAAAGGGAAAGTTAGCACTTTTCTGCTTGTACCACGGAATAACGAAGAAGAGAAAATAGAATAGTTCACTGTATAAGGAATGCCTGTATTTGGGTATTCCTTATATAATACACAAATTTTGGAGAATGTATAAAAAGGAATATCATTTTGTTAGGTAAAAAGGAGAATATACTATGAACAATAAAGGAAAGAGTATCAAAATTAATCCTTTGAAAGAAATTTCGCCATGTTATAAATGTCTTATCAGATATGTTGGTTGTCATGATGAATGTGCTGGTTATTTGGATTGGAAACAGAGATGTATCTCTGCTGCACATTTCCAGAACGTGAACGACAAACAAGATTGGACAAGGATGTGATTAAATGGAGAAACAACAATTAACAATCCGCCTACCTGTCAAATTAAAGAATCAGATCCAACAGGAGGCAGATAAAAGTGGAATTAGCTTTAACGCAATGTTAATATGGGCTACTCAGAAAGGTCTTGGAAAAATTTAATTTCGCCATGTTCTTTTTCATACTGCTCAATGCAATTCTCGATTAAATATTCTATTTGCATTGCAATTGAACGTTTGTTGCATTCGGCAATGATTTTTATTTTTTCAAAGTTCTCTGCTTGCATTCTCATTGTAAAAGCTCGTTTATTTGTTGCCATAATATCACCTCTTTGATGTAATAATGATTTCTTAGTGATTTCATTATTACATACATTTCTCAAAAAATCAATATTGCATATTGACATCACTTTGAAATAATGATATATTTTATGCAAAGTGATGTCACTTAGAAAATACACGGTGGTGAGTTATATGTCTAATATTATGACAATAAGAACAAATGATAAATTAAAGTGTTTATTAAAAGACAAAGCTAAAGAATTGGGGATTACACGAAATGCTTTAGTCACCCAAATTCTTTGGGAATGGATAAAGAACAACAATGTTGAGCGAACAAAAAGCGAATAGTGATAAGTAAAGGAGGCCTAGTTTAATGGAAAATAAAAAATATTCCAACTTAACGGGAAAACAAATGCAAATTGTTCATCAGTATTGTGATAACAATATGCAGAAGCTAAAACAAACTTGTTATCCAATCATCGTTAAAATTGGTGGAATAAGTCAAAAAGATTATGATGACTTGTATAGCTTGGCACAGGTTGTCTTCTTAGATAGTCTTTTAAACTATAACGAAAAGATATGTCGGTTTCATCCATTCTTAGTTTCTTCATTAAAGAAGAGATTGTATTCTACATACATAAGAGATAGGAATAGAAAAAAGAGAAGTGTAATTATGAAAGACGATGAAGGCAATGATGTTTTTGTTAAGAATATATCTCTGGAGAATCCTACTAAGAAGGTTCAAAATTATCTCAGTGGACTTAAATCTGACTTCGATGTTCACAAGCAATGCTTTGGTAAAGCAAGTGAAAAACTTGATGAATATTTAGAACATTTATCAGACAGACAGAAGAAGGTAGCAGTGTTGCTATCACGAGGCTATACATACAGTGAAATTGAGAGAATATTAAAGATAGATAGAAAAGAGCTTTTAGATGCCATTGAAGGATTAAAAGCTTATCGAAATATCTCTATCTTATTTACATAAGCAAGAAGTTGTTAAAGTTAAAATATTAAATAAAGATAAAAGGAGAAATGAAAAATGCTTGGTAGAGACAAGACAAAAACAGATACGTATATGGTTAAAGTTCTTTTAAAAATGTTTAAGAGAGGACAGTTAAATAAAAATCATCCTTTACAGAGACACGCTGACCGTTGGCAAATTACTGCAAAAAGTGGATTAGTCTCTACTATTATAAAGGGAGAAGATTTAGATTCGCTTAAAATTTGTGAGCAAATCTTAAATAAAACAGATTTTATTCTATGGTTAATTGATGGGCTACAGAGATTGACTGCACTTGAAGAGTACAGAAATGGTGCTTTTAGAATAAGTAAGAGCTTAGAAATGCCATTTGTGTATTATCAACAGTGTATAAACGGAGAAATGAAAGTAGTTGAATACGATTTAAGAGGTAAATGGTTTAAAGATTTGCCCGAAGAATTGCAGGATGCTTTCGATAGTTATCCAATCAATGTAGTTAAACATTTAGATTGTACAGACGAAGAAATAGCATATCATATGGCAAGATATAATAGACAAACAAGCATGAATGCAGAAGAAAAGAGTATTCTTCCAATGTCAAATATTGCTACATATATAAAAGATACAATTAACAATAATTTCTTCAAGAATTGTGGAGACTATGGAGAAGCAGCATTGAAAAATGGAAAACTTAATAGAGTTGTCTATGAAGCTATAACAATAATGTTCCATGCTGAAGAATACACAAGAGGGAAATCTCTATTTAAACACTTAAATGAAAATGCAAGCAAAGAAGAGTTTGATACATTGAACAATGAATTAGATATGTTAGCTAGTATTGTTGATGAAGAAACAGGTAAATTGTTTAATGTAAAGAATAGCTTCCTGTTCTTTAGTTTGTTCCATAAATTTTTGGACTATAAAATAGAACCTGCGAGATTTAATGACTTCCTTTTAGAGTTTAAGAATAACTTACATAACAAAACATTCTCAGAGTATGAAGATAAAACTTTTGATACATATGACAAAGACAAGAATAGCAAAGATAAAAAGGTTGTCTTTGCAAAATTAGATATGCTCGAAAAGTTAATGAAAGAATACTTTCAAGAGGAAATTCCAGAACCAAGTAGAGAATATACAAATGAAGAAATAGAGCAGTTTGTAACAGATGTAACATCTGTCGAAGTAGATGAAGACAGAATGGAATTATTCAGTTCAATGTTAGATGACTACACTGTCGAAGTAGACAACAGCTCAAAACTATTGGAGAAAGAAAATAGGTTATCTCTATTATCACTTGTAGCTTATAGCTTTGAAAAGGAAATCGAACTGAAAGATTGGTTCATCGATTACTTTAATAAAAACAATACATACATCAAAGACCAAAAAGAGAATTACTTAGTGATGAAGAATGATGTAGATAACTTCATTGCAATGTAAATATATAGAAAGGAATGAGTATTATGAGTAAAATTTTATACTTCGAATTGGTAAATGGAGGTATTATTACCAATTATGAATTAAGTTTAATTGCAAATGTAAATCATAAAAAGAGTGTTCCATGCGATGATTTACCTGCGATAAGACAGTATGCAGCTTCTTGTAAAGGTATAAAAAGAGAAATTCTTGAACCAACAGTAGAAGAATGTATCAGAGTTGGCAATTATGTTAAAGCAGTTGAGTTGTATAGAGAAAAGCACGAAGCTTCTCTAACAAGTGCTTTAGATGAAGTTATTAGAATTAAAAATCAACTTAATGGGGTGTCAGCGTGAAAGTAGAGTTAATTAAATATATTATTGGTGATAAAGCTACATATAAATATAGACAGTTTCACTATTGCTGTCAGAAATTAGAACGCAACCCTATGATTCAGTTGACGAACAATATTGAAACTCCTGAATTATTTTGCTCTGGCTGTGACAATAGAGATACTTACCCAGATGATGAATGTAAGAAGTGTAAGTGTTTAGATAAGATTGATTATAGCAATAGTTTTCCTAAGTTTAAGTTATGCAAACAAGAGTTGTTACAGAATTGGGATAGTTTGCAGAAAGTAAATTATAACTCTACTATTTATTATTGCCCTTATTGTGGAGAAAAAATAGAAGTAGAGATTATTAAAGAAGTAGATATTACTTTTAAATATGAAAGACTTTTAGACAAACTTAGAAAATTAGAGCGTCAGAAACAGAATGCATGGAAAAACAAAAAGGCAAATAGAGAATATATAAATAGCCAGATTAAAAGGCTTAGAGATATATTGAATAGTTATAATTATATCTCTTGTGAACTCAGAGACTTGGAGGAAATATAATGACACAATTAGAGAAGATAGATTATGCTATTAAATCTCTTGAAATAGCAAAAGCTGAAATACAAAAGGTTGAGAATGGTAAAGGGAACGGCAGGAGTGGGACAGTTATTAGAGAGTCATTGAAAATGGCATCAAGAATAGCACGTCAAGTGGCAAATAGTTGTGTTTTAGGTTGTTGTACTTATTGGCGTAGAGGACATGGACTCTTTGTAAACGATGAAGATGAGCAATCTGATAATTAATAAAATCGGTATTTAAAGGAGGTGATTAAGTTGAGGTACATAGAGAATATAGTAATAGGGAAACCTTTAATTTCTCCTCAAGATATTTTTGCTTTAGATGAAACCGATTGGAAAGACTTTGAGCAGGAGAAAACACATTACACAGAGGAAAGATACTTACCGAAAATTCTTGTTGAGTTAGGTATTTATCCGTCAATAAGTGAAATCAGAAGAAATAAACCAAATCTTATTGTTAATTTGGATAAAGTGGACTTCATTAACGAATTAAAAGTTAGTAAGAAGAGAAAATTATGGATTCTAGTAGGAGAATAAATTAATGAGTACAAACTATTACATAATAACATCAAGTAAGAATTTTGTAGAAAAGTATTTTTCAGATGAATATCGAATTGTGGACGAGCCATATTGGGGATATGAAATACATATAGGTAAAAGAAGTTATGGTTGGTGTCCTATTTTTGAAAGACATAACAAAGCATATATGTCGGTGAAAGAAATGATAGAATTCTTATCCAGACATCACGATGTTATAGATATTTATGATGAATATGGCACTGAGCTTTCAATTAAGGGATTGCAAAACGAACTTATTCAGTGGAAAGAACATCAAGAAGTTAAGTATATGAAGTATGTTCCAAAAGGTGTTCCTGATGAATTGTTTGGTGGAACTAAGTATTTTATTGAAGGAACAAAGGATGATTATGATATTACCATTCCTTATGACCATATTGAATATGCCAAATTAAATCGTTTTGAGGCGGCTTCTTATTTTTATAGAGATGAAGATGGTTATGTGTTTATAGATGGAGAATTTTGTTAGGAAGAATTTTGTTAGGAAGGAGTGAAGTTATATATGTCGGTATTTTCAATTCTATTATGCATTGCATTAATAGTCTTATGGCTTTTAATGTCTCCATTATTTACAAAGATTGGTTCGTGGATAATGGATATGATAAATAGTTTTACAGATGAAGATGAAGAAAAGGAGAATTAAAAAATGAAAAAGACAATTGGTGGAATTATATCAGGTATAGTATTGCTTATAGTAGTAATTTTGTTTGCGAAATCAACGGTCAGAGTACCTGCTGGTTATGTAGCAATACAGTACAGCATGAATGGTGGCGTTAAAGACAAGGTTTTAACTCAAGGTTGGCATTTTAAATCACCTATGGTGAAGACAACTTTATATTCAACTAGCCTTGAACAGTCTTATTTGACAGCTGGCAAGAATGGTGATTCTAGTGAGAATGATAGTTTCTCAGCTAGCTCATCAGAAGGCAAGGCTATTCAGATAGACCTTACATTTACATATCAATATAATGCTGACAAGGTTTCTGGTTTATTCACAAGATTCCGTGGTCAGTCTGGTAAAGAAGTAAGAGAAAGCTTCATTAAGCCAAATATTATCTCTTGGACTAAAGAAGTAGTAGCGAATTATAAGGTATCAGATATTCTTGGTTCAGAAAGAGCAAATGTTAATACTGCGCTTACAAATTATCTCAATAAGAAGTTTGACCCTTATGGCATAACAATAAGCAATGTTTCTCTTATTAATATTACAGTCGATGAGAAGACTCAGGAAGCTATTAACGCAAAGATTACGGCACAGCAGGCAGCAGAAACACAGGAAATTAATAATCAGACTGCTATCAAGAAGGCAAAAGCCGATGCTGAAAAGACAAGAACAGAAGCACAGGCTAAAGCAGACGCTCAGTTAATAGAAGCAAAAGCTCAGGCAGAAGCCAATAAGCAGTTAAGTTCTTCTATTACTGACGAACTTATTAGAATGAAAGAAGCTGAAGCAAGAGTTAAGCATGGCTGGGTAACAATTAACGGTACATCAACTGTAGTAACAGATAAGAAGTGATGTTAAAAAGGGAATATACATATGAGACAGATTGATAGGTTACGAAATATGTCATTGGAAGAGATTGCACCATTATTAGTTAGTATGGCAAGAGTTGATTTAGATGGGTTCAAATTTTCAATTCCTAATGGCGAAACATTCATCAGAAAAGAAGATGCTATCAATGCCTGCATAACGTGGTTGGATAGCAAGTACGAAAGAGTGAATATATGAGTGTAAAGAAAATTATTAAAAGTGTGGTAGCTATAACGGCAGTAGTCGTTAGTTGTTTAAATGCGTATGGAGCTAGTTATACAACAAAAGCAGTTCCTGTAGGAGCAAGTAAGAAGACCTATATGAGTTATAAAGCTATAACAGATAGAACTTCTTACCAATATAAGTTACAGAAAAGAGCAACTACTGGTAAGTATGGTATAAGAACTATTGATGGTAGATACTGTATTGCCGTAGGAAGTTATTATTGTACAACAATTGGTACAAAGTTAGATATTGTTATGGAGAATGGTACAGTAGTTAAATGTGTTCTTGCAGACGGTAAAGATAATAAACATACTGATTCAAGTAACAGACTTGGTAAAAATGGTTGTGTTGTAGAATTTATTGTTGACACTAAATCATTGGACAAGACTTGTAAGAAAATGGGAGATATGTCTTATGTTTCGTCTGGCGGACTAAAAGGTGCAGTAAAGTCTATTAGAGTATATGATGAAACTGTATAAATAATGTTAAAGGAAGTGGATAATGTGAAAGAATATGACGTTACTCTCACAGCGACAGATTATAAAAAGAAACGACATCGTAAAAGAAGAAAAAGCGAATATAAATATAAGAAGCATTTACAAACAATACATAGCTTTGGTCATTATCCACCTCCAGTTAATATAATCTCTAAATCTTATGTTAGATCTAATTGGAGTTTATTTAAATATGCTAAGAAGCATGCAAACAGAATAGTACGAAGAAAAAAGAGTGAACTATATAATAATCGAAGTTTCAAAAAGATAGTTGACTTTGAAGATTTGATGTTTTGAAGATTGGATGTGATATGAATGTTGATAGGTTTTTTAGGAATTATTTTAGTTATATATTTAATGTTTGTAAATTTGAGAGAATTCTTAGTTTTAGAGATGATGATGAGTGAATCATGTAATGAATATAGCGAATCAACAATAATCGAATTTTGTTTATATGTTATTTTTGGAAATATCTTTGAGAGATATTTTGATTTTACTGGAAAGAATATATTTGGAATTTGTCTAAAGTTAGTTCATTTTTTCAGTTCTATTCTAAGTATTATCATAGCAGCTCTAGTAATAATATTCTTTAATTTAATCGAAAGATTTATTAAATTAGGTAACAAAAAGTGAAAATAATTGTGATGAGTTAATTCATCACAAAATATAGGGCTATCGCCAAGTGGTAAGGCACAGGGTTTTGATCTCTGCATTCATCGGTTCGAATCCGATTAGCCCCGTTATTTACAATAAGAAAGGAGAATAAGAAAGTGTTTATTTTAACCAATGGTAAGAATTATGTAATGGAAAATCCTATGAAGATAGGTGAGTATCTAGCAACGACTTCGCCATTAAAAGCAAAAGAATTTACCTACAAACAAGCAAGGTCATTAGTTCAGAGAGGCGGCAAAAGGTTATCATGGCTAAGAAATTATCAGCTTGTTGATGTAGATAAAAATGAAGAATCAGGATTATCTCTTTACTACAAAGGTAATGATGGAGTTTATATGGATGAAAGTAATTTTGATTATTCAATGCTAGACAAGATAATAAATGAAACAAATAATCTTCTAGGATTAGCAGGCTGGGACATGGAACAGCTTAATACATATAAAAATCTACTTATAGCAGAATTAAGTAGATGTGATAGTGCTGAATCTGATATTGAACACGCATTACAGACTTATAGAGAAAATAGAGGTGGTAAGAAACCACAAGCTCATAGAATGGCAAAGGTTGGTTATTTGCTAGATGATATTAGAGACAAGCATAAGAAATTAAAGCAGTGTATAAGATTCATTCAGGTCATGGAAGATGCTATCACTCATCAATATACCATTGGTAAGATAAAACTTGAATTGAGCAAAGTTAGTTCTTCTGAATATAAAGGGAGAACTAAATATTATAAAGTAGCTTTGGAATTATTAGGTGGTGAAAACTGATGTTTGGAGTTATGACATGCAAAGCTGGTTTGATTGGTTTTGTAGTTGGCGCAGTAGGATATTTGTTAGTTCTTTTTGGTTTTAAAGAACTACGAGATATGTGCTTAAAATTATTTGACATAAAACATATTATCGGCAGTTCTATTATATCTGGAATGTTTACTGGTTTAGGTGTTATGTTTGTTGGAATAATTATTGAAAGCGTCAAAGTGTTATCTAAATTAATACAATAAATAATTTACAAAAGGAGAAATTAAAATGGCAGTATTAAAAAATTTCGAAAACGATGAACTAATTGTAAGTTGTAAATGTGGCTGTAATGACGGTATACATATAAAAATTAATAAAGAAGAAGACGAAACAGACCGTGCCTTTGTTGCTTTTACTAATGGCAACTTCTATAGAGAACAAAGTAGTTCGTTTATTAAAAAGCTTCAGAAAATTTGGGCAATTATTGCAAATAAGGATTTTTATTACTCTGATGTTGTTATGACTGAAAAAGATTTTGAACAGTTTACAAATTGGGTTGTTAGTAAAGGTAAAATATCTTCGGTAGATATGGTAGAAGATATGTTAACAAAACTTGGAAAGGCATATCCAAACAGAGAAATTATTATTGAAACAAATAAAGGTTCAGTGTCTACGAAGTTGTCAAAAGCAAATATTTATGTAGACGGTAATGGAAATTTAGTTATTGATGCAGAATAAGGAGGATTATTATGACAAAATTAAAATTAGAAGGTTTCACTAAAGTAGCTGTTATTAACTATGGTTGCAATTCATATCATTTTGCAATTTATGAAGATGGTAATGTTTATAATGTTGGAGATTATGTTATATTGAGTGGTTATTCTGCTCCATCAAAGATTTCTGAAATTATTAGTGTAGAAGAAGCAACCGAAAGATGCAAAAAGAATATTACAGCAGAAGTTATAGGTAAAATTGATATTTCAGCATTTGAAAAACGAGTTGAACAGCGTAAAGAAAAAGAGAAGTTAAAGAAAGAAATGAATAAGCGTAAGCAGGAAATTCAGAAGATATTAGATGATGAATATTATGCTTCTAATGATGAAGTTTATGCTGAAATGTTAAAGAGATATAGAAGTATGTAGCAAGACGATGAAACAGAGAATATATAAATGAAAGGAAGTGATTATAGGTGTTAATTGCATATAAATACAGATTGTATCCTAACGAAGAACAAAAAGAATATTTTGCAAAGTGTTTTGGATGTGTACGATTCATCTATAATCGTATGCTTTCAGATAAGATTGAGTATTATAAGGAAACAAAAAAGAAACTTAACAATACACCTGCTCAATACAAGAAAGAGTTTGAGTGGTTAAAAGAAGTTGATTCTCTTGCGTTAGCAAATGCACAGATGAATTTACAAACGGCTTATAATAATTTCTTCAAAAGACCAGAAGTAGGTTTCCCTAAATTCAAAAGTAAGAAAAATCACAACTACTCTTACACGACTAACAATCAAGGTGGAAATATATATGTATCTGATAGATATATTAAATTACCTAAAATAGGTTTAATTAGGGTCAAGAAACATAGAGATTTTTGAAGGGCTAATTAAATCTGTTACAGTTTCACAAAACCCTTCTGGTAAATATTATGTTTCTGTTTTGGTAAATCAGAATGATAAAGAGAAATTACCAGTTAGTAATAATGAAATTGGAATTGACCTTGGAATTAAGGAGTTTTGTATTACTTCTGATGGCGAAATGATACAGAATCCTAAGTATCTTAGAAAATCTGAGAAGAGATTAAGAAAGTTACAAAAGGACTTATCTCGTTGTCAAAAAGGAAGTAAAAATAGAGAGAAATGCAGAATTAAAGTTGCAAAACAACACGAAAAGATTACTAATCAAAGAAAAGATTTTTTACATAAGTTATCTAAGAGAATTATAGGCGAAAATCAAGTCATCGTCTTAGAAACACTTAAAGTAAAGAATATGATGAGCAATCATAAATTAGCAAAATCAATAGCTGATGTCTCTTGGAGTGAATTTGTAAGACAGTTGGAATATAAGGCTGAGTGGTATGGCAGAGAAGTTATTAAAATTGATACTTTGTATCCATCAAGCCAGGTATGTTCTAATTGTGGACACAAAGATGGGAAGAAAGCGTTATCCATCAGAGAATGGACTTGTCCTGTTTGCGGTACACATCACGAAAGAGATATAAATGCAGCAATAAACATTCTCAATGAAGGATTGAAAATGAGAACGGCAGGAACTGTCGAGGTAGTCTAAGTAAACTTGTGCGGTTACGTATATTGACTAGGAAGCAAGCAAGTCTTTAGCTTGGTTGCAGTTCACACTACAACTCATCAGTCTTTTGCAGATATAGACTTATGTAAAATTGAAAAGAAATCTGTAGCTATTAAGTATTATGCGATACATATTGCCCAAACTTAAAATTTGGTAGAAATAAAACATATAGAATATACAATTAATTATTGCTTTGATATTTCGAGTATGTTCTGTAAAGTTTAAAGTTATAAAACTTAAACAATAACGCTAAAAACTCAAAGCTCTTATTATGAGTCAAAGTTAAAAAAATAAACAGCAAAGATATAAAGATTTATCAAATCCTTGGTATACAGTTTAGCATAGTTGTATTTGGCTATAAGCACCTGCAAGGCTGGTAAATGGTGAATAATTTTATATAAAATTTTGAATGCTTAATGGAGTGTTTAAAAATACTCCCGCTTTCTTTTCTAGTTTTTATTTTAACCTATACTGATATAGGGTGGGTATTTAAGTGTGACAGACTTAAATATTCCATTAAGCATTTAAATAAATGTTTGGATGAAATATAGATTTCAAAGGAGAATTAAATAATGAATAAAAAGTCTTGGGAAGAATTTAAAGATAGTGGATTATTATGGTGGACAAATATGATTTTACAGACGTTTGGTTGGGCAATCACAATAGAGAAACGAAACAATAAAATTGCAAGTGTTTATCCTGCTAGAGTTAAATTTCGTGGATTTAGTGAAGATACTAATTCCAAAGGTTATATAAAGGTTAGCAAGTATATGAAAGATAATGCTGATACTTTGTTAGAAGAGGCGGAAGATTAAGCGAATTTAATTTATGTATGTTGTAAATAAAAAACTTGGTGATTATAGTTTTCTATAAGGGGAATATAAAAGTGGAGGTAATTAAAAATGGATGAATTAAAAACAATAAATAGTGTGGAATCTCAATTAACTCCACAACAATATTTTGAAAAAATCAAGGATAAGAAATACGAAGTATCTTCAGATGACTTAAAGAAAATTTATGAAAACTGCTTAGAATTGGCAAATAAGTATAGAATTACAGGTCAAATTCGAGGATTGAGAAAAATTCTTTTCTGTATGGAATCAATTGAAAAAGAACAGAAACTTGTAGATATGGGAATTACAACATTCATTTATAAGGATGATATCGATTTCTATATTGATACAGTTGCTAATACACGTAATCGTAGAGAGCAACCAATCAAGATTATTGAATTGGAAAGATACGAACGAGAAATTCCTGATGAAATTGTAGCTGTGATTGATAAAACCAAGGAATTATTTGATCAGATGTACGTTGTTTATACTGACTATTCTGGCAAAGAAGAGAGAAAAATCGAAGCAGAGAAGAAAGAAAAAGATCCGATTCTATTTGGAACATTCCAGGATAGAAATAAAAAGGTTTGCATCGATAGATTCTATTATCTTGGTGATTGGGTAGATGATTTTTGTGATTTGACGCTCGACAAGATGATTAACGAGACTGAGAAAATAGGTAGAAATATTGTTAGAACAATCAATACGCCAAAAGATGTGAAAGAATTAAGAGAATATATAGATGCACATTATGAAGTTGAGAAAGATAGTATTTCTAAAATTGTTAGAAAAGCTGATGCTGATTTGAGTTCTAAGCCTAAGAGCAATATTTTTACAAAAGTTAAGACAATATTTACTAGAGGTAAATAACAATGATACATGATTTGACAGCCAATGGTGATTTTCATAATGATGGTTTTAGTCTTCTAGGAAGATGGAGAGATATATTCGATAGAACAAATCTTGATGACAATTTAACCCCGCCTTATAACGAAGTTGTATTAACAGGTAGTGGTTTTGACAGAGAAAACAAGAGATATATTCTTGATTATAAAAGTGATACAAAAAATATGTGTGATTGCTGTGGTGCTCCAATAAAAATAAAACCTTGGAGTTTTGAAGATGATAAAACATTGTGTCCTGATTGTGAGAAATTTTTAGAGAAACAAATGCAGTCAAAAGAAGATAAAACACTATTAGAAAAAGTCGTTGATGATAGTTTCAAAATAAGAACCCATAAACCTTGGGATATGGATGAATTTGAAAGAGAATCTGCAATAAATAATGTTTTGTTGTGGGATTAGAAATGTGAAAGAGAGGATATATAGATGTATAAAGAAAATTTAACTACAAATATTATGTATTCTACTGAGGATATAGGAAATGCGTTTAGAAAAATATTGGAAAGGCTTAATAATAAGAACAATGAAACCATAGAGGTTCATCATATTTGTTCTACATGCAAACATAGATGCTCAGAAACATATATAACACAGGATTGGGGTGTAAAACAGGCATGGCATAATTGGTGCGGTCTTGATAAAAAATATATGGGAACAAAATTTAGTCAAGGGAACAATAAACATTTTTCAGAACCTTGCGACCATTGGGAAATTTCTGATTATTTCAAAGAAAAAACAACTAAACAAGTTTCAGTGTAATCAATTATTCATTAAAAGCAAAAATTAAATAGAGAATATATAGTTGGAGGCAAGAAATAAATAAACTTACAGGAAATTAAAAACTGATGAATTATCATACTGGAGGATAAAAGATGAAAATATTAAAATTTATTATTGGATTAGTACTTTGTGCTGTTTGCCTTTTTAAGCTTACTATGATGAATGATATAGCAGGGTTATTAGGATTTGGAGCATCCTTGGGAACAATGTTGTTTACAATGTCTTATTATATAAAAAAATAGGAGTAAGTTATATATGAATTTAGTACAAGCTCTTAAAGAACAAATACATTTGTGCAAAGAATTAAATAGATATAGGTGTGGTATATTTGTAAAAAGTCCAGAACAAGGACGTATCGTCATGCAGTGTATTGCAAATTTATCATATGTTCTAAATGATATACAAGTTAGCAAATATCAACATTATGTAGATATTTGCTGGAACAATGGAAGTATGATTCAGGTTTGGTGTGCGAATGATTTTATTCCTATAAGAGGACTTAGGTTTAACGGTGTAATAATTGAAAGTGAAATTGATAGAAAAATAATTAATGAATCTATATTACGATATGTTCAACCTATACTTAATTGTGATGGACTGGGAGTTGATAATAACGACAATATTAAACAGAGAATACATATAGTAGAAATTAAAAGTAATGATATTAAAGACTTTGACAAATAATTTATAAAAGTTTATTTAACATAAATAAACACAGGAGGAAAAAATAATAATGTCAAAAGATAAAGGGTTAATAAGTAGGTTGCGAAACAAAGAGAGTATTAGATTAAGCGATATTTACGACAATGAGGAATGCATAGAGAGTATAACTGGAAATCCAAATTGTAAGTCCGATGAAAACATGAAAGTTGAACTTTTAGGACATGTAGAATTAAACGGAGTTAATGATTTCTTCGCATATGATAGAAATTTTCAGCCAGGAGATGTAGTTAAGCATTTTAAAGGTGGTTTGTATACGATTGTTGCTATTGGAACTAATACAGAAACAGAAGAGGACATGGTTGTATATAAGAGTTTAAAAGATCGAGAAGTGTGGATTAGACCATATGATATGTTTGCTAGTAAAGTAAATAAAAAGACGTATCCAAATACTCATCAACCATACAGGTTTGTTAAAGTAAAGAGAATATAAAACTGGAGGGGAAAATGACATTATGAAACAAGTAAATAAGTCGCTAATGTTGGCTCAAATAGAGCAGATATGTGATTACAGAGGTTGGGCGAGAAAACTTCCTGCTTTTCACTTTGATAAAGAATGGGATGTACTGATTGTTCCACCATTTGCGGGCGCAATTATCCGTTTTGTAATTAGCTATAATGGAAAATATGTATCTGTATATTTTGATGCATATTCAGAATTAGGTTGGATGTATGATAAGAATGAACAACCAATACCATATTTTGAATATTATGATGGTGAAGATACTTATAGATATCTAATCAATGAATCAGAACAGATGATGAATGATATTAGAAATTTCTTAAACAATTAATCTTGACTTGTTCGAGTCGAAAATTCCAATGAAATCAAAACTGAATAGAGAATATAAGTATGGGTGGGCAATAGCATACCCTTGGGTTTCTACGCCCAAAAACCACTGTTTACATAGATTTTATCCCTATGTTCCGTCCGTTTGGACGTTTAGATAAAGGTTGTTAAAAATTTTATTTACATATAAGGAGGACATTTTAAATGGCATTTAAAGTACAAAAGGCAGTAAGAGAAAAAATTTATACAAAGGTAGCACTTATGGCTCCTTCAGGTGGTGGCAAGACTTACTCAGCATTAAGACTTGCTACAGGAATGAAAGCAGAGCTTGAAAAAATTACAGGAAAAGCTTGTAAAATTTTAATGGCTAATACTGAGGGGGCAAGAGGCAGATATTATGCTAATGAGTTTGATTATGACATTATTGACCTTGTAGAACCTTTTAATCCTGAACAGTTTTCGGATGCAATTGATTTTGCTGTAAATGAAGGGTACGACATTCTTCTTATGGACAGCACTTCTCCTGAGTGGGATGGAAAAGGTGGTTGTCTTGAATTACAGCAGAAAGCTGGCGGTACATATCAGGCATGGGGTAAGGTAACTCCTAGACATGACGCATTTATTAACAAGTTAGCAACAAGCCCTATTCATTTAATTGCTACTATGAGAGGCAAGGATCAATACGAAATTGAGAAAGATGACAGAGGTAAGACAAGTGTTAAGAAACTTGGTGTTGGTGCAAAGCAGAGAGATGGCTTCGAATATGAGTTCACATGTACATTTACAGTAGACCAGAAGACACATATGGCAGAACCACAGAAGGATAACACTCATATCTTTGAGAACGATAATGCAACACTTCTTACAGAAGCACATGGTCAGAAGATTATTAAGTGGGCAAATGCTTCTGATATAGAACCTACGAAGCCTAAGTTTACAGCATCTACCGCAACAACAGAATCAGTAGAAGATATTGCAGACATTAAAAAAGAGATTATTTCACTCTGTACTAAACTTGGTGGAACTAAGAATGAAACACTTATGACAACATTAAAGGAGTTCACAGTTAGCGGAAATCCAAATGCTATTAAGGATGTACAGAAAGCAAAAGCTTGTTTGACAAAAATTAAGGAAATCCAGTCAGTACAGGCATAATTTTAAGGAGGATAAAATACATGAACAAGACGATTTTAATGGGAAGATTAACAAGAGATCCAGAGGTAAGATATAGCGGAGATACATCAGTAGCAAGATTTTCTCTTGCTGTTGACCGCAGATTTAAGAAGGACGGAGAACAGGCTGCCGATTTTATTAGTTGTGTAGCTTTTGGTAAGACTGGTGAATTTATTGGGAAGTATGGACATAAAGGTACAAAGTTTGTTGTGGAGGGACATATTCAGACTGGTTCTTTTACAAATAAAGATGGGCAGAAAGTTTATACAACAGATGTTATTGTAGAACAGGTAGAATTCGCAGAAAGCAAGAGTTCTGCGAACGAAAACGCACCTGGTGATACATCTAATTCTAATACTTCAGCAGATACAGGTTTTATAGATATGGATGAAGACCTCCCTTTTAATTAAAAGAGGTGGACATGGCAGATAAAAAAGAAAAAGAATATGTCTGCGCATACGGAAAATATTGTTTACACCACGGAGAAAAGGTCAAAGCACCTGAATCCGTGGTTATAAACAAGAAACATTATCACTGGGATTGTGCAGGTATGAAACAAGAAATTAGAGATTGTGTTGATTCCTATATGGAATGTATAGAAGATAAGACACAATTTCCAATTGCATATAGAGCAATAAATACAATGGTATTTAAAAACAAAGTGCCTATAGAATTTATCAGAAGAAATATTGAATTATCAAAGTCATATTATTCAACAAAACCTGTTCAAATTCTGTATGGACTTAGAAAATTGTTCTACGAAAAAGAATTTAGAGCATAGGTGGTGAGTAGGTGTTAATTGAAAAAACTGACATTGAAAAAGCTAAAGATAAACTTGGTGACAATAATGCATTTTTAATGGCAGAGCTACTTGAATTAGAGAATTTTGACGAAAAAAATTTAAAATCTTGTTGCCCATATCATAGTGAAGATACAGCAAGCTTTATATATAACAAGAAAAACAAGACCTTCCATTGTTTTGGCTGCAATAAAACAGTGGATATTATCGATGTTTTAATGGAAAAAGGAAATACATTTTTAGAAGCTGTCAAGCATCTATTCGAAGAAGCAAATATTGAATACAGTTTTGGTGAAAAAGATGTAAAGACTCGTCGTAACTATAGATACCCGCACGAAGAACCAATAAACGGAAAAGAACATGTAATTGATTATTGGGGCAAGCGTGGTATATCAAAAAATGTTATTGATTATCTTGACATTCGTGAAGATGCTCATGGTAATGGTGTGTTTAATTTTTATGACACAAATGATGTTTTGACAATGGTTAAATATAGACCAGCGAAAACGATAGAAAAACATTCAGGACAATCTAAAACGTGGTGTCAAAAAGATTCTGATACATCATCTCTTCTATTTAATATGAATAGAGTCAATACCTCAAAACCTTTGCTTATTACAGAAGGAGAAACAGATTGTGCAAGCGCTGTTGAAGCAGGATATATTAATACTGTAAGTGTTCCCCTAGGAGCTGGTAATCTTCATTGGATTGAAGAAAATTGGGAATGGTTAAATAATTTTGACTCAATTGTTATTTGGTCTGACAATGATGAACCTGGCATTAAGATGAGAAAAGAATGTATATATCGTCTTGGAACTTGGAGAACAAAATACATATCAACACCTGAATTTTTTAAAAAAGATAATGGTAAGGAAGTTCCGTTAAAAGATATTAATGACTGTCTACAAGTCGGCGGTAAAGATTTTGTTATGAATCTTATCTCCGAAGCAAAGGATGTGCCTGTAAAAAGTGTTGTTGATTATTCAGAAATTGAAGAACTTGATGTTTCTCAAATGGATGGAGTAAAAACTGGCATTAAGCCGTTAGATGATGAGCTTGTAAAACTGTTTTATGGAACACTTACAATTTTATCTGGACGACCAGGTTCGGGAAAAACATCTTTAATTGACCAAGCTATTGCAGAAACTATTGACGGTGGAAACCCTGTATTTCTGTACTCCAAAGAACTCCCAGAACGTTTATCTGCTAATTGGTTCAATACAATTATAGCTGGACGTAGAAATATGGTAGAAAAACAAAGTAATAATGGGAAGAAATATTATGTTGTACCATTTGCAATACAAAAGAAAATGCAGAGTTTTTATAATAAAAAATTATTTATTTATAAAGACGATGAATCAAATGATTTTGAATCTGTTTTAAAATCAGCAGAAGAGTGTGTTAGAAAATTTGGTTGCAAACTAATTGTACTTGACAATCTAATGATGATAGATTTGAAGTGTGATGAAAGCGATAAAAATACAGCTCAGACAAATTTTATTAATCTTCTAATAAAATTTGCAGTTAAATTTAATGTTGCAGTTGTTCTTATTGCACATCCAAGAAAAACCCAAGATAGTAATTCTGATATTGAAATGTACGATATTGCAGGCAGTTCCAATATTATTAATCTTGCTATGAGGTCTATTGGACTAAGAAGGGTATCTAAAAAAGAAAAAGCTGATACTAAATGTAAATGGAAAAACTATGATGTTGTACTAACTGTTATGAAAGACAGAATGTTTGGTAAATCAGATGTTCAAGTCGGGCTTTGGTACGATTTGGTTTCAAGAAGATTTTACACAAATTACTTAGAATACGATAAGCAGTTTGCGTGGGACAACAACGTATATACTGATAAACTTCCATATATGGATAGGTCTATAGACAATGAATTCCCAGATAAATAAGGAGAATAATTATTATGATGGATGAAGAATTAGATTTTTTACTAGATACAATGACTTGGAGTTTTTCAAGGTTGAATTCGTTCTATAATTGCCCACATGAATGGTACGAGAGATATGTAATGTGTCAAAAAGGCGAAAATGGTTTTTTCGGAGAGTTTGGTGGCTGTTGTCACAAAGTTCTTGAGAAATACGAAAAGGGCGAGATTTCACTTTTTGAAATTAGTCAAGAATATGAGAAGCTGTTTTCTGAAATGGTGGTGCATGACGCACCACCTAATAAGTATACTGACATAAAACAATCGTATTTTGATAAAGGATTAGATTATTTTGACAATATAGATTTAGACCTTGAAAATTATGAAATATTAGGAGTTGAAAAAGAGGTTAAATTTCAGATTGCTAATAAGGATTTTATTGGCTATATTGATTTACTCTTGAAAGAAAAAAGTACAGGTAAAATCATTATTTTAGATCATAAAAGTGCATCTATAAAATTTTTAAAAAATGGCAATATAAGTAAATCGGACAAGCCACATGTCAGAGAATTTATTAGGCAGCTTTGCTTATATGCAAAACCTGTACTAGAAGAATATGGGCATGTTGATGGGTTATGGTGGAATTTATTTAAGGATAAAAATTGGTTGAAACTCCCATTTAATAAAGAGGATTATGATGAAGCAATAAAATGGGCAGAAGACACTATAAAGTTGATTGAGAATGAAACAGAATTCCTTTGCAATCCAGATGCATATTATTGTTGGAATTTGTGTTCACAGAGAAACAATGCTTGCCAGTATAAGCCACAATTAACCAGCAAGAAAAACAAAGAGAACAATAGGAGATATAACCCTGAAACTGATTCCTATGAATAGGAGGTATTATGCAAAATTATCATAAACATACTTCATATAGCAATGTGTTAGTTGGGGATTGTGCAACTTCTTATGATGAATATGTCCACAGAGCTATAGAACTTGGACAAAATGTAATTTCCAGTGTAGAACATGGCTATCAAAGCAATTACTATGTTCCATATGAATTAGTGCAGAAACATAATGATGCACTTCATAAAAAAGTAGATAGTGGAGAGCTATCTGAAGATGAATATAGAAAAAAGAAACTGAAATTTATTTTTGGAGCAGAAGCCTATTGGGTAAAAGATAGGTTAGCTGAATACCCTAAATTTGATAAAAAAACAGGAAATATAATTCCTAATGAATTTGTCAAAGATAGAACTAACTGTCACATTGTTTTGTTAGCAAAAAATGAAGAAGGTCGTAGAGATATAAATGAAATCCTTTCAATTGCTAGCATAGACGGATTTTATGGACAACCAAGAATAGACATTGAACTTTTATTAAAAGTAAAACCACAAAATGTAATGGTGACTACGGCATGTTTAAAATATTGGATTTACGATGATATAGAAGAAATTACAGAAAAGTTGTTTCAGCATTTTGGTGACAACTTTTTCCTCGAAATTCAATACCATGACACTGACATCCAGAAAAAAATTAACAAAAGAATTATTGAGCTACATAATAAATTGGGAATCAAACTTATACTTGGTTGTGATAGCCATTATATATATCCAGACCAACATGAAGAACGAGATAATTATTTAGAAGGAAGAGGAATTTCCTATGATGAAGATGAAGAAGGGTGGTATATGGATTACCCTGATGAATCTGAAGCCAGAAGGAGATTAAAAGTACAAGGCATTTTGAATGATGAACAAATAGATGAATGTATTAATAACACAGATATTTTATTGGATTTTGATGATATTGTTTTGAATAAAAATATTAAATTACCCAAGAATTATCTCTTTAATGGTGAATGGGTAGGAAGCAAATCACAAGAATGGAGAGATGCAACCTTACGAAATCTTGTATATTCTAAGTGGGATGAAATAAAAAATACAATACCAAAAGAAAGATATGAAGAATATGAAAAAGGCATTGAATATGAATTAAATGCAATTATTGAAACAAAAATGTCTGACTATTTTTTAATTGACTATGAACTTGTAAAAATTGGAGTATCTCATGGAGGTATTATTACAAAGACAGGAAGAGGAAGTGGCGTTTCATATTATATTAATTCATTATTAGGGTTTAGTAATATTGACCGTTTTATTTCTCCTGTTAAATTATATCCAGATAGGTTTATTTCAAAGACGAGAATATTAAAGACAAAGAGTTTGCCAGACTTGGATTTAAATCTGGGTACTCCAGAAATATTTGCAAAAGCACAAAAGCAGGTAATGGGGGAAGGACACGCTTATCCAATGATTTCATACAAGCCTCTGCAAGTATCATCTGCGTTTAAATTGTATGCAAAATCCCAAGGATTAGATTTCGAAATATCAAATGATATTACGAGTCAGATTAAAGAATATGAAAAAGCTTTAAAACATACAGATGATGATTCAACAGATTCTATCGATTTATATGATTTTGTGGATAAAAAATATAAGCAATATATTGATGAAAGTAAAAAATATAGAGGAATTATTAATTCAAAATCACAAGCACCTTGTGGGTATTTAATATATGACGGAGACATAAGACGTGAAGTTGGCTTAATTAGATGTAAATCTGAAGCCACTAAAAAAGAAGTTATTACGACTGTTATCGATGGAATGGTTGCTGAAAATTATAAATTTGTAAAAAATGATCTACTAAAGGTAGATATTTGGCTTACTATTAACAACATTTTTAAAGCAGCAGGAGTTAAGACTCCAACTGTTCCTGAAATGACAAAGCTAATTGAAAACGATAAAAAAACTTGGGACGTGTATTCTAGTGGTTGTACATTAGGCATAAACCAATGCGAATCAAATTTTGGTGTGCAATGTTGTAAACAATATAAACCACAAAACATGGTGGAGCTCACTTCTTTAGTGGCAGCTCTACGACCTGGTTTTAAAACCCAGTTGGATAATTTTTTAAATAGACTTCCATATACAACTGGTGTAACAGAATTAGATAATTTATTAAAAGATTCTTTTCATTATATGATGTATCAGGAATCAATTATGACTTATCTTGGATGGTTAGGTATTGAACAGACTGAAACATATGCCATTATTAAGAAAATCAGTAAAAAGAAGTTTAAAGAAAAAGAATTAATCGAATTAAAAGCCAAACTGTTAAACGGCTGGATAAAAAATGTGGGTACTGATGAAGGCTTTGAAAAAACATGGGAGATTATAGAAGCTGCATCGAAGTATTCTTTTAATGCTTCACATGCCCTAAGTTACGGTTTTGATTCTGTCTATGGAGCGTATTGTAAAGCACATTATCCTTATGAGTTTTATTCGATTATGATGCAACATTATTCTGACAAAGGAGATAAGGATAAGGTATCTGCATACAAAATAGAAATGCTTAAATATGCAGGAATTCGAATTGGTACATATAAATTCGGTTTGGATAATAGAAAATTTTCTGTAGATAAAGAAGCAGGTTGTATAAATCCGTCTCTTTCATCTATAAAAAATTTTTCGATGACTATAGCAAATACATTGTATGAATTAGGACAAAAAAAGTTTGAGGATTTTGGCTCTTTATTGGTCGCTCTTAGAGAAAAAGGCATAGCAGAAAGTAGAATAAAAGACCTTATTGGTATTGAGTATTTTTCAGATTTTGGTGATATAAAATATCTTCTCAACTATCTTCATATATTCCTTCAACTCTATAAGAATAAAAAGTTTTTATCTCAATTAAAAAAGGACAAGGCATTTAAACTTGAGATAGATTTTGATGTAGTTAGAAAACACTGCGTATCAGAGACAGTTCAAACGTTTATGAAGATAGATGCAAAAGCAATCATATCAGAAGTTACTAAAAATTTTAATAAAAAAATAACCTTTAAAGAAAGATTATTGGCTAGGTATTCTGTACTTGGGTACATGGATATAATTGATAAAAAATATGCAGGTTATTGTTTTGTGGAAGATATTAATGTTGACTATTCGCCACGATTGAAATTATATGCGCTGGCAAATGGCAACACGATTCCAGTAAAAATTAGCAAGAAAATATTTAAACAGAATCCTATTAGACGTGGAGATATTGTAAAAGTCACAAACCAGTATAAAAAACCAAAGATGAAAAAAATTGATGGTGAATGGCGAGAGACTAATGAACAGGAATGGTGGATTTCTGAATACAAAATTTGTTAGAGCTGAAATATGACAGATATATTGATATGACTCAATATATTCAAGAGAAGGGAGATACGTAAGGTATGATAAAGTTATTCACACATACAGATATGGATGGTGTAGGTTGTGCTATTTTAGCACAGCTTGCATTCGGAAAAGAGAATATGGATGTATCGTATTGTAATTATGATGATATTAATAAGACTGTACAAGATTATATATTGAACAATTGGGATGATAGCATTCCTATTTATATTACTGATATTAGCGTTAATGATGTAGTGGCAGATTTATTGAATCAGAGAGGAAATGTTAAGTTGTTTGACCATCATCCAACCGCACTTGGACTTAATAGATATAATTGGTGTACTGTTTCGATTGATGGACAAGATGGTATTAAGACGTCTGGGACAATGTTATTTTATCGTTGGTTAGTGTTAAATGGTTATCTTGACGATGAATTAAAGGCGAATAAATCATTAGAAGAATTTGCTGAATTAGTGAGAAATTATGACACTTGGTGTTGGGCGACACTTGGTGAAGATGGTGTTATCTGTAAACAAGTAAATGATTTATTGTATTTATATGATAGAGACAGATTTATTCAGTGGTGTATTTCTGAAATTCAGGATGGAGTATTTCCAAAACTGTATGCAGAAGACGAACTTGTGTTAAATCTCAAACAGAAACAAATTGATAAATATATTGAATCAAAAGATAAGACGATGTATATCACAGAATTTTGTGGTATGAAGTGTGGTTTTGTATTTGCAGAAAACTATTTTAGCGAACTTGGCAATAAGTTATGCTTGATGCATCCTGAGATTGATTTCGTAGCAATGATTAATATGGATGGAAAAACTGTTTCTTATAGAACTGTAAAAGAGAATATAGATTTAGGATATGATATTGCTAAATTATTTGGCGGTGGTGGTCATCCAAAAGCTGCTGGTTCACGATTTACAGATGAGATTAAATTAGCAACAATTGAGAAAATTTTCGGTTGAATGACGGATTTCATGCGGTTTATATCACAATATGTAGTGGTTAGATAAATACATAACTACTATATATAGTATACAGAAAAGGAGATGATGCCATATATATGAAATTTTATGAACGATTAGAATCATGGTCATATTTATTAAGATCAAAAGCATTATATCATGAGCTGAAGTATTATGTAAAGAAGAAGCAAACACATATAAAAAGGCTATATCATTTTAACAGTAGGGGAATTGGAAAAGCATATAATCTAATGAAGATTAGTGGAAAATACAAAATTCCTCTTATTGAATCAAACATTATGTCAGCTAAATGGGCTTGCGAGTGTTATAGAAAGTTTCAACCTATAGTTATAACTCCAATACAGTTGGAAGAAAGAGTAAAACATGGTTCTCTTATTTTGGTCGATGAGAGACAGTTATTCAGTAATAACGATAAAAAAGCATTACAAAAATACATTTGTATTGGATTTGAAGCAGTATTTTTAAAAAAATATGTGGTGGTGGAATATGTAGACACACAGGGTAGGATTCTGTGTTAGCTGATTAATTAGCTAATCTGGTATAGGAAAGTAAGTAGTGTGAGCAGAATCATGTAGGGTGAAAATCCCTACCCACATAATCATTTAGAAAATATTATATTAAATAAAGGAGAATAGAAAAATGAAAGTTGATTGCGGATACACAGAAAATTATTTTAAAGAAAAGAATAGAATGATTAAGAATTGCGAAATAGCTTGTGAAGATTGTCCGATTAGTAATGACAATAACAAGACCGACTTGCCATGTGAAGTGTTTGAAAGAACATATCCCGATGAAGCGATAGAAATTGTTCAGAAATGGAGCGACGAACATCAGGTAGAAACTAGAAAAGAGCATTTTCTAAAAATGTTCCCGAACGCTTCAATGTGGAAAGGACACCCTTTTCTTTGTGTTAGCCATTTGAGTAAGAAAGTTTCGTGCGAAAATGATTGTAAAAAGTGTTGGGATAAGCCATATACAGAAGGAGAATTTTAATGGCGAATGAATCATTGTTGGAAGTTATACAAATGTTGGTAGGATATAGCGAACCATATGGAGCCCCACAAATTGATGATATAAGATATAAAAATCAAGAGAAAATTATTCTGATACTTACAAATGGTATTGAAGATTTAATAAATAATTCTAAATACAGAAATAACCCAAAAGATAGTGTATCTAAGATAGGCAATAGAGCATACGAGGTATTATGTCAGTTGCGTAAAGAAATTGATAAATGCTTATAAAAATTAGGAGGTTTTATGAATTCAAAAGATAATATATATGCAAACACAGATGAGAGGATATTATTTTTATCTGACGACATAGATAATGAATCGGTTGGAAGTATAACATGGAATATTTTACGATTGATTAAATCTGATGATGAAAAGGATAAAAAAGAGAAAGATTATAGGCGTGAACCAATTAAATTGTATATCAACTCTTATGGTGGTTCTGTTTATGATATGTGGGGATTAATTGACATTATCCTCAATAGTAAAACTCCAATCTATACATATTGCACTGGTTATGCCATGAGTGCAGCATTTAAGATTTTCTTAGCTGGTCACAAAAGATACTGTTATAAACACTCTACTTTTATGTATCATCAGATGAGTTGTTGGAGAAGTGAAAAGTATCAGGATTTAGTAGAAGACAGAGAAGAAATGGATTGGTTAAATAAAAAGAATGAAGAATATGTAATTGATAGAACTAAACTTACAAGAGATAAAGTAAAAGATATTCGTGAAAAGAAGAAAGATTTTTATATTCATTCAGATAAAGCAGTTGAATATGGCATTGTAGATGAAGTTTTATAAGACTGAAATGTTTTAAATGGTGAATTTGGATAAGGATGATATAAATGAGAGTATATAAAGATAAACAATATCTCATCTTTGACTATGAAGATGGTCGTACTGTAAAGTACGATTTTGCAACAAACACTGCAATTGGAATAAAAGGCAAGCCAGTAAAAAATTTGTGTAGTCAATTAAGAGGGTTTTATTTAGAACAATTATTCGATTGTTGTGATGATAAACAATATGCGAAGTTTCTACGATTTATTAGGAACGCAGAAAGCCATTCATATTTAATAGACAATATAGGAACAATTCTTGATAGAGTATCTAAATACGCACATTTTGAGCAGATCTTTTCGGCAGGCCTTGAGGATATCATTACAGATCGTTGTCATTTTCAATATTCTATAAATGAAATTCCGAAATCTCTAATTAAATTGTGCAAAAAATATTCTATTAAAATATCAAATGAGATGGTTAAATATTATAAAGAAAATCAGGATGCGCATTATATAGCATATACTCTTGATTATTTTAGCTTAACCCTTAATGATATTTATGTTATTTGGAGCAAAGAAGATTCTCGTTGGAATAATAATAATGGGGAAATAGAATGGTACTCATTTTTTAACAAGTTGGTAAATGAATATGGATATAATGCAAAAGACTTATGGTTGTATTTGGATAGAATTAAAACATTTGAAGCCATTGAAGATATGGATTTTTTAATTCGTGAACTATACGATTATGCTAGTTTAATGAGAGAGCTTAGTCCTAAATATGATAAATATCCTAAAAATTTTCTTACAACACACAAAATTGCTTGTAGAAATTATAGCAGAATGAAAAAAGAATTTTCAGAGGAGTTATTTAGAAAGAGAATAAATAAGCAGTATGAGTGTTCTTTTGGCGACTATGTATTTATCTATCCAAAATCTACACAAGATATCAAAGATGAATCTGTGCAAATGTCAAATTGTGTCAGTTCATATATAGATGATGTGATTAATGGCGATTGTCATATTTTGTTCTTGAGAAAGAAAAATAAACCAGAAGAAAGTTTGGTAACGATTGAAGTAAGGAACAATAGAATTGTACAAGCTAGACGAAGATTCAATGATGATGTAACGGCAGAAGATCAGAAGGCTATCGATGCATTTAACAAAAAGTTTACGAATAAGGAGGACAAAGTGGCATGATTAAAGGCGATCGAATTAAATTAGTTAAGAAGATGGGTGTTTTTGACAACATCGGTGAGATTTGTGAAGTAACTGATATTCAGGAAGGTGGAGTAATCTGTTTTAAGTTTGGAGGTTGTCATCTTGGCTGTATGTCATATGACGAGTATGAAAAGTATTTTGAAAAGGTTGAGACACCTGTAAAAAGAATTTGGAGTAAGTGGAATGTAATGTATAATAACGATTTTATTGATATTAATGGTAAGAAAAGAGGTTTCCTATATTACGTAAGAGATAATGGTAAAAAGGTTCAGGTTAGATGTGATTTATTTAAAGCAGAAGCTACATGTTGTAAGGATGATACTTTTGATTTTGATAAAGGTTTGAACCTTGCTAAGAAGCGTTTAATTGTAAAGCTTCTTAATAATCAAGTTAATGAAATTGCAAAGTCAATGTAAAAAATTGATTTGAACAGATAAAGGTATAAAATTATGAAAATAAAGTTTAAAAATGGCAGGTATATTAAATCTATTAGTGACTCAAAAAATAATATTCGCAATGAAAGATGGAATAAACAAATAGCTTATTGGAACAAACATCCTGATAAGTTTATGGAACTAATAAGATTTGAATTACTGCCATATCAAAGAATTATATTGAAGTCATTGTTGAAAATTGAGGAGAAGGAAATGTATGAAATTGTAGAGAATGAATATAGCCGATTTTTGCAAGATGTAAAAGACGGATCAATGATATTTGGCAAATATATTGATGAATCAGAATACGAAGATGAATATTCTTACAATGATATTGGTAAAGCACAAGGTAAATTCATCGAAAAAGTTAAAGAATATTTACATGAAAATTATCCAGGTAAGTATGTAGTGTCAGGCGGTTGGTGTGTGTTTGTTATGACGCCTGATAGGGCAAGAGAAAGTCATGTACCAGAGAAAATAATAGAGTTGTTTACGGTGAAATAAATTTTTAATAAAACTTTCGTTTCAAGAAAAATTTTATATATTTCTATAAAAATTGAGGTGAGAATTTGCAAATAGAAGAAAAAGATAGTGAATTAGATATGTTTGATGCAAAAACAAACAGCAAAATTGGTAGCCTAAATGGCGCTATAAATATTTCATTGAATTATAACTCTAAAACTGACTACATACATGATACAAACGAAAGAAAAATTGTACCATTTTTGCATCATCCAACATATGAATTGTCTTTAAACACAAATGAGTTAATTGATACCGATGAACTGATGAAAATATTGGGATTAGATTTGGCAAAGCAGCCAGATGCTTATGATATTCAATATACAAAAATTGTTCAGGTTAGAAGACATAAAAGAAAGAGAATAAATAAGAAGTGGATAAAGAGATATGGTTATAAGAAAATATTAGTTACTGGTAAAGGTTTTAAGATAAAAACATGTATTGATGGAAGCGTTGAGTTTATAAAATAATTATGGAGAATGACAATTTGGAGAGCATACTATTAAATGCTGCTCAGAACTTTGATAAGGTGAGTGATTTAGAAATGCAGACAGCAAACGATAATATCAGAAAACAATTTGACAACATCATTCATGGCAAACCTCCGAAAACAGAACGAGAAAAAGAATTTGATAAACTTGCAAGAAAAGAATTAGAAGAGTACAGACGAAAGAAGAAAGCTTTTTATGACGATCCTATCCATTGGAATAACAACAAGCGTAGAAGGCATGGACTTCCTGTATTAAGAGGCAACGTTAATAAATACCGTTCGAAAGAATATCCAGGATTTTATCCGTCTGTACGATTCTTTGGTATGATGGAAGATTTATTTGATGAGATATTGATTACAACTATGGAAGATAATTATAAGGCTTTTATAAATATAAAAGATTTGGCAATTGGTGATGCTAATGTATTTAATATAGGAGAATAATAAAATGAATACAAAAATTATTAGTGCGTTTCCTGCTTGTGGGAAAACATATGCGTTTGAAAGATTAAGTAAAGAAGGTTATAAAATTCTCGATAGTGATAGTAGTAAATTTAGCTGGTGTTATGATTCGACAAAATTAGAGGATATTGAAAAACATCGTAACCCTGAATTTCCTGATAATTATATTCAGCCCATTAAAGAGAATATTGGTAAGGTTGATTATATTTTTGTAAGTAGCCACAAGGAAGTCAGAGATGCTTTGATTACTAATGGTATTTATTTCACACTTGTTTATCCTAGTCGAAAGATGAAAGCCGAATGGGTTGGCAGATGCTTCCTGCGTGGAAGTGGAGAAAAATTTTGTCAGCTTATTGCAGATAATTGGGATAATTGGATTGACGAAATGGAAGCCACCGAGAATTGTGATAAATGGGTTCTTGGTGAAGATGATTCTATTGATTTATTTGACTTAGATAAATATTCGTATTTAAGCGAACTAATTGAAAAAGGCTTGATTTAGAAATAGAGGTGGGATAATTAATTGACAAAGAAGAAAGGTTTTGGCGTAAGTCCAATTACAAATACAATTTATTATGGAACTCAAGACACAGAAAAGCACATGTGGGTCGGTAATAAGATAGATGTGACAAATGATGTGATAGCTGCTGTATATGAATGGTTTATGGGTAACATGGAAGACTCTGAAGGTGAGAAAGAGGAATACTCAATTACATATCCTAATACAGCGTTTGAGTTAGTTATGAGAAGAAAAGAGAATTAATAAATAGGTGATTAATATGAATAATGGTGTAAATTATACAATCGTCAGCGTGCTGCCTTCTTATATAACTTTTGAATGTCCATTTTGTCATGAAGAGGTGGAAGTGGATTACAACGATGTTGATTTTAAAACTGATTATTGGGCAGATGGCGCTTGGTGTGATTGTCCCGAATGCGGTAAAGCAGTGGAGCTTGATGATTATGAGTATGATTAGGAGAATAGAATGATTGATGTAAATCCAACATCTGATAGATGGAAAGAAATATGTGAAATAACTGACGAAAAATCACAAAATAGAGCATTAAGAAAATATGTATATGAACTAGAACATAAAGTACACGCTCATGAAACTGAATTAGAAAAACTCAGAAAAGAGAACAAAAAAATAAAAGACGATTTACTTTCAATTGAGTTTATAAAAGAAGTTATTGCGACAGTAAAAAGTGAAGCACACTCAGAATGTAATCAAGATTGGAGTGGATTACAGGAAGGATTTTAAAGTTATAAAATAGCTACTATATATAGTATAAAAATGACAATACGCTACTATATGTAGTAAACAAATAACTATGAAACCGTTGTTTCATTGGAATGTAAAAAGAGAATATCGTTACGGAGGTGAAATTAAATGCATTATTGCGTTCATTTGCTTACAAAAGAATTACCAAGTGAAAATAAAATTGCAGAAATTCTGAAGCCATATAATTCAGAACTTATATATGATTCTGATGAAGATGAAGAAAAAGTAATTGATTATCCAGTTTTTACATGGGATTGGTATCAAATTGGCGGGAGATATAAGGCAGAACTAAAATTAAAAGTAGATAAAGAAGATTCTGAAAATCGGAAATATTACAATTGGAACTATTATGGGGAACAAGGAAGAAATGGTCGATTATTTTGGTCAAGTCTACTATCTATATTGAAAGAAAATATTAAACCTGAATGGATATTCCGTGAAGAAGATTGGTTTATGAACATGGGTTTCGGTGACGGATATATTCTTGTTGACGGTGCAAAACAAGGTGATATTTTAAATATTGATAACCTTGAATGCTATGTTTGTATCTTGCCTGACGGATCAGCTATTGCAAGATATTCGTGGAATGGTAAGGAATTTATTAAGGATGAAAATTTTGATGAGAAATATAGTCAGGCTATCACTGATAATATGGATGGATTTATTACAGTGCTTGATATTCATGATTAGGAGAATATATGAGAGAAGATAGGCTTAGTTATATAGAAAATGAAATTAGTAAAACGCCACTTTATTCATTGTTTGGAGTAGATGGTATTAATGAATTAAAGAGTAGAATTATAGACATTATCTATGAACAGGTACGAGAAGATTTAAAAAATAGTTACTGTGTTCTTATTGATCCAGATGATATAAATGAGACACTTGGTAATAATATTGTCCAAGAAGCGATTGATGAGTTAAAAGAAGAGTGGAAAGACAAGCTTAAAAAATGTATGAATCAGAAATATCAAAATAAATTTCAAAAAAGTAACAAGAAATATTTTTTTCCTATGGTTTTAGCAGACGTGTTAATTCCATAGGATTTTACAACAAAATAATTAAGAAGAAAGGAATTAAGCAGTAACTCCTAGGTAATTATGGTTACGTAACCTCTGTAAAATAGTGTATTTTGACAGAGAATAAGGAAAAAAATAATTCTCAAGGACTACGAGTATTAAGTTTATGTGGTGGCGTTGAAACAGGTTTGTATGCGTTACAGCATCTCGGAATACCTATAAGAGAATATCATACATATGAAATTTTACCAGAAGCCATAGTAGTTTCTCAGTACCATTTTCCGTTTGTGGTACATCATGGCGATTTATATGAAGCGGATTTTGAACAGTTCAAAGGATTTGATTTACTATTGGCAGGAACTTGCTGCCAGTCACTTTCAAGAGTACGAATTGAAAGTAAAGATGTCAACAATGGTCTTGATGGTAAGTCAGGAATTTTCTTTAAAGCAATTGAGTGTCTTAGGGCAATTCAGCCCAAATATTTCATGTTTGAGAATGTAATACCAAGTAGTGATGAAGATCTGAAGACAATGACAGAATGTATTGGTGTAGAACCTATTCTGATTGATTCAGGAAAATTTTCTGCGCAGAGTCGTGAAAGATATTATTGGACAAACATACCATTAGGTAAATTACCTGATGAATCTCCATTAGTTTTGAAAGATATTATGGAGAATAATGTAGAAGAGAAATATTTCTACAAGAAGGATTTTGAAATCTTGGATATGAGTAAACGTGTATGTGCAGAGTTAAAAGTTAATTCTATGGAAATGAATAGAAGAATTTATAATCCAGATTTTAAGTGCTGCACATTGACTTGTATCAATGGTGGATATCACGAAAAGAAAGTATTAGATAGTGGTAGACCACGAAAACTTACAGAAGTTGAATATGAAAGATTACAGGGATTGCCTGATAATTTTACAAAAATTCAGCTTAACAATCGTTGGTTATCATACTCAAAAAGATGTAGTTTGATGGGCAATGGATGGAATGAACCTACTGTTGAATGGATCTTGAGTGGGTTAAGAGAATAACAGAATATGAAGTTCGCAGGAAAGCGGAATTTCTTGTGGCGAAAGGAGAGAATATGTATCCAGAATACGATGATTTTTATGAGCCAAGTGAAGGCGAAATGTTTTTTGATGAAATGAAAGAAAAGTTCAGAGAGATTTTACGTGAAGATGTAAACTCTGAAATTAACAGATTAACAAAAGAAAATGCAGAATTAAGACAGAAAGTTAAAGAGTACAATGACAAAAATTTAAATCTTTCTTGTAGAGAAAGAGATTTGCAGTACAAGATGGACAATTACAAGCGAGAGGTAGAGAAAGACTTTTACAACAAAACAATGGAAGAAGTTTTTGAGAAACTTTTAGAAGACTCAGAAGTGTGGTATGCAGAACATGTTCCTCATGAGAAACCAAAATGTAATTTATGTAATGAGGAAAGAAAACTTATTGCAGTATATCCAAATGGTGAAACTGTAACCAAGGAGTGCGAATGTTCTCGACCAACATATATTTATGAGCCAGTAATTTCATTGAATAAAGAGATTAAATTTCATAAGGCGTATAAGCCAAGATACGGTGATAAAAAGAAAGTCTATTTTACTAAAAATCACAAACCAAACAAAGATTATACAGATGCGTATGATTATTACAGTGAATTCAGAATAGAAAATATTTTTGATGATTTTAATGATGATGTAATTGCATATCACAATGGTAAAAGATATGGAGAAAAAATTGCATTCAAGAACAAAGAGGCTTGTCAGAAATATTGTGATTGGCTTAATAAGGAGAATAAGTAAATGGCATATATAAAAGAATATTGGCAGAATAAAGAACAGAGAGCAGGAATTGCTCGCAAACACACAAAAGAGATGCAGAATAAATATGGTTGTTGCATTCAGACTGCTATTTCTGCAACAAAGATTTATGATACAAATTCATTTAATAGTGATTTTGAAGAGGATATCGAAGATAAAGATACCAAGATTATTGTAGAGAATATTGATAGTGTAGGTGCTGTAATGAAATATGGCAATCCAAGTACAGCAGTTCTTAATTTTTCTTCATATAAAAATCCAGGTGGAATGTTTCTAAATGGTAGTAAGGCACAGGAAGAGTGCTTATGCCACGAATCATTCTTATACAATGTGTTGAGTCAGTTTGTATTGGAGTTTTATGATTGGAATAATCGACACAAGAATAAAGCTTTATATTTGAATAGAGGATTATTTTCTCCTGCTGTTTGGTTCTTTAGAGAGAATAGTCATGTAGAGTGTAGTGTTATTACTTGCGCTGCCCCAAATAAGTCGGCTGCTCAGAAATATCAGAACGTGTCAGACGAAGAGAATGCTAGAGTGTTAAAAAGTCGAATTAAGTTTGTTCTTGATATGGCAAAAGATAACAATGTAAGCACTCTTATTTTAGGAGCTTATGGTTGTGGAGTATTTGGACAGGACGCAACAGAGGTAGCGAATATATTTAAAGAATATTTAACGACTACCCATAAATGCTTCGATACTGTTGTATTTGCTGTTCCAAGCGGCAGAGATGGTAACTATGAGAAGTTTGTAAAAGTATTTTGATAAAGGAGGACGAACAAATGATAGATATTCAATGTAAAGACGGAAAATATATTATTGATGCAAGGATTCATAGTGAAGTTGATACAAATGATATTGCAAAAGTGCAGGAAAGATTTACTTCTGATTGTGCTTATGAGTTTGCAGAAGCTATGAGAGAAGCAGTAAACATTGGCCATTTGGTAATGAAAGAACAAAGAAAAGAGGTAATAAAATGAGAGAAACATTAATTGTTGTAGATATGCAGAATGATTTTATTGATGGAACACTTGGTACAAAGGAAGCACAGGCGATTGTATCAAATGTAGCAAAGAAAATTAAGAAGTACAAGAATCGTGGTAAGCAGGTAATTTTTACAAGAGATACACATCCTGAGAATTACTTAGAAACATATGAGGGTAAGCATCTTCCTGTTACTCACTGTGTAAAGAATACTGTTGGTTGGCAGATTTCAGATAAGTTAGATTTTGATATTGATAATGACATTCTTATTGACAAAATTACTTTTGGATGGACTCATTGGGATGATTTTAAATTTGAAAGTGTTGAGATTTGCGGATTATGTACCGACATCTGTGTAGTTTCAAATGCACTTATTATCAAAGCAAATTATCCTGAGATTGATATTACAGTAGATGCAAGTTGCTGTGCAGGTGTCACACCTGATACTCACAAGTCTGCATTAGCAACTATGAAGATGTGTCAGATTGAAGTGATTGGAGAGTAGAATATGATTAAAATTAATGGCGATATTGTGACAATCAATAAGTTCCCAGATGGAACACCAAGAGTAAATATTGATACAAACAACATTGAGGAAGACTCTTATGATGGCTCTCCTTGCATTTGGATTGAATGGATTTATGAGAGTAACGATGAGATGTTTTATCTGATGTTAGTAAGGAAACATCTTGAAAGATTTTTTACTAATGTGGATTATTATTTGTATCTTCCATATATTCCTAATGCACGAATGGATAGAGTAAAAAATGATGATGAAGTATTCACATTGAAGTATTTTTGCGATTTTATCAATTGGTTAAGATTTTCATCAGTTTATGTTTTGGATGCTCACAGTGATGTTTCTACTGCATTACTTAATAACTGTGTAAAAGAAAATCCAAAAGAGTATGTTGATAAAGCTATTTCAAAGATTGGTATGAGAAATCTTGTACTTTATTTCCCTGATGCGGGTGCAGTTAAGAGATATGCTGATTTATTTCCTGAGTTACCTTACTGCTATGGTGAAAAGAAAAGAGATTGGAAGACTGGTAAAATCCTTGGATTAGACATTAGAACGAATGATATTGATTTGAAGGATAAAGCGGTGTTAATGATTGATGACATTATTGCATATGGTGGTTCACTTTATTATAGCGCAGAAGAATTGAAGAAACATGGTGTAACTGAGATTTATGCATATGCCACACATACAGAGAATTCAATTCTTGATAAAGAAAAAGGAACATTAATCAAGTCTTTGGAGAATAATACAGTGAACAGATTATTTACCACAAACAGTTTGTTTAATGGTAATCATGAAAAAATTACAGTTATGGAGGTTTAAAATTATGGATAACACAATGGCTTTATTATTATCAGATACATATAAACAGTGTCATGATCGTATGTATCCGAAGGGATTAACTAAGTTAGTATCGTATTGGGTACCTCGAAAATCAATGTTAGAGAATCAGAATGAAATGGTTTTCTTTGGATTACAGGCATTTATCAAAGAATATTTAATGGGATATTTTCAGAAAAATTTCTTCGATTTATCGGAAGAAGAGATGCTAACTCTTTATATAAATTCGATGGATGTACAGATTGGTAGAGACAACTATGATTTAGATAAAATTGTAGATCTTCACAGATTAGGATATTTACCACTTGAGATTAGAGCATTGCCAGAAGGTACACTTGTTCCTATGGGTGTTCCTTGTATTGAGATTACAAATACGGATGATAAATTTGCTTGGCTTGTTCAGTGGATTGAATGTATTCTTCAGGTAGAATTATGGAAACCTTGTTGCCATGCAACTATTGGTCATATGTATCGTGAGATTGCAGATTATTGGTATAACAAGACAACAGACGGATTGCCTGGAAATATGGCTTGTGCAGATTTTGGCATGAGAGGAATGTCTTGTATGTCCGAAACTACAAGATGTTCTGCATCATGGTTGCTTTCATTTAATAAGACATCTACAATTCCAGCAATTAATTATATTGATAGATATTACAATGCTGATTGTAAAAATAATGGCATTGGAATCGGTGCTGTGTCTACTGAGCATTCTGTTATGGGAGCTAATTTTTCAATTGATGGCGATGAGATTACATTTGTTAAGAAACTTTTGACAGAGTTATATCCGAATACATCATTTAGTATGGTTTCAGATACTTATGATTATTGGAATATGGTAAATAATATTCTTCCACAGTGTAAGGAAGAGATTATGAATCATAATGGAAAGCTTTTGGTTCGTCCTGATAGTGGTGATATTGTAGAGATTTCAGTTAAAACAGTTGAAAAGTTATGGGAGATTTTCGGTGGTTCTGTGAATGGTAAAGGTTATAAGGTATTAGATCCGCATATTGGCATTATTTATGGTGATGGATGTACACTTTCTAATGTAGAAACTATTTGGAAAGAATTAGAAAAGCGTGGGTTTGCAGCCAACAATATTGCTTATGGTGTAGGAGCTTTTTGCTTCACTGCAATCGTTGAAAACGGCAAGATGATTGTTGTTACAAGAGATACTTTTGGTATTGCAATGAAGGCTACTTATGGAGTAATTGATGGAAAGAAGTTAATGATTTTCAAAGATCCTAAGACTGATACAAGTCACTTAAAGAAATCTCATAAAGGATGTTGTAGAGTATACGATGATAATGGTGAATTAAAGTGTCAGGATCAGTTACTTGAAATGAGTGATGACAGTTTAATTACTACCGTATTTAAAGATGGAGAATTAGTAAGAGAAGACACATTTGAAGATATCAGATATAGAATGTATGGAGATAAGTAATGATTAAAATTATTGATGGAGACTTGCTCACTTCAAACACTGATATTATTGCACACCAGGTTAATTGCAAAGGTGCTTTTAATTCTGGTGTTGCAAAAGCAATTCGTGATTATGATGTGCAAGTATATAAAGATTATCATAGTTTTTGTTCGATTAACACCCCTGAACAATTATTGGGTTCTGTTAGATATTTTCAGTCTAATATTGACGCAAGAATATATGCGAATTTATTTGCACAAAAATCATATGGTTATGACGGAAAACAATATACAGATATTAATGCTTTAAGAAAATGTTTTGAAAATTTGAAATCATATGCAGCTTTTAAAAATATGAGTATTGCAATGCCATATAAAATTGGATGTGTTCGTGGTGGTGCAAATTGGGATGAAGTACATCAAATGATAGAGAATATTTTTTATGATTGCAATGTTGAATTATGGAGGCTTGACAAAGGATGATAAATGAATTTAGAGGTAAATATTATTTTTTAAGCAACTTTTATTCTTCTCCTGTAACATATGAAGGACTTACATATTTGAATAATGAAGCTGCTTTTCAATCAGCAAAAACTTTTTCAGATAGAGAATGTTTCACAAATTTAGATCCATCATCTGCAAAGAAACTTGGTAGAAGAGTTCTGCTTCGATCTGATTGGGAAGATGTGAAGTACAACGTTATGTACGAAATTGTAAAAGCGAAATTTACTCAAAATTTAGACCTCAAAGCAAAGTTGCTTGAGACTGATAATCAGCATCTCGAAGAAGGTAATACTTGGGGTGATAAAATTGGGGGAACTGTGAATGGTGTAGGAGAAAATAATTTAGGAAAAATTCTTATGAGAGTTAGGGAGGAGATTAGACATGAGTAA